GTGACGGTTTTCTCTCCCCGATTCGAAAGCCCCTTCGACAACAGAGGGTCGCCCCTCGTCGCAGGCAGTGACATCCTGGCGAGTTTGATTTCCAAACGGGCCTCTGACCTGCATAGATGCACGTGCAACTACTTACGCTATCGTAGGTTACGCCACCGTAGCTTAATCAGTCCGCAAACCGTCCTACTTTTGTTCGAGCACTCGTCGTAACGCCAGGTCAGCGCAGCGTGACAACGACCAGCTCGGCAGTCTTGCCCTGCTAGTAACGCTCCGTATCAGTCTCTTTACGGATCTCCGGGTAATTCGTCGGATCCTGCCGGGCTAGCCATTATCCAGGGTAATTCACGCGAATGTGCCTGGTTTCCGGGGCTTTCGCGAGGGCTTGCCAGGCCGTTATACACTGCCCTCATGGCCGCTGACCTGCTCTACGACTCCGGGATCTTCCTGCTGGACTACCTGCCGCTGCGCAGCCCCGGGCAAATCGCCGCCGACGAGCGGGACGAGGCTGCCGCCGTGGCGCGCGAGGTACTGCGCAGGGCCGGGTATGCTGAAGGTCCGGCGCTAGCAGTCCGGGCTTGGGAGCGCTGACCACGCTCACGGGATCAGCCCGGTGCATCAGGGATGGCACGCCCCTCACGGAGGGGACCGGTTCGAATCCGGGCGGCAATGGTAGCAGGGGGCTGGACGGATTCGTCGCCGGGTTAAAGCCGCACGTCGGAGGCCCGGACCGCACCCGGGTTCGACTCCCGGCAGCTCCACGCAGGACAGGCGCCGAGAGAGGAGCACGACATGGCGAAGCCGAAGATCTTCGGGACGTTCATCAGGGACAAGAACGGCACCGGGGTCGAGACTGATGAGCTGGTCAACCCGCACGTCACCCGGGGCAGCGCCGATGAGGAAGCCGGCCGTCTCCGCAAGACTTTCAAGGGCGTCCACGTCGAGCCGCTGGAAGTGCAGGACAACGTGCCCGACCAGCGCCGGCGCGAGCACGGGTCAGGCGGCCGGGCATGATCCGCTGGCTGGTCTGGCCCCGGCAGTACGGCAAGACTTACCAGGTAAGCCAGTGGTGGCTTGACGATCCTGCGGGCCGGGTGATCCTGACGGAGACCGCCTCGCTAGCTGACATGCGGAAGCACGAGCTGCTGCCCCTGCTCCGGGAGCGCCGCCAGGACCTGGACCTGATCGAGTGCCGCCGGCTCCTGCGTGAGCACGTCATGCACGTTCGCGGCTGGGTAGCCGGCAATGGGCATGCCCTCCTGCGCGCTGAGCGGCGGCGCCTGAAGATCGCCGTGGACGGCGCCGAGAACGTCCTTGCCGCCCTGCTCGGCGCCGACATCGCCGTCATCACCGGGGCGGGCCGCAACGAGGAGCCAGATCCGGGCCTCGCCGCCCGGGCAGCCGAGGTGCACGCGCGGTGGGCGCATACGGACCCGCCCGGAATAGACAGCACCGTCAGCTAGTTGACGATCAGCACCAGATAGCTGACGACCCGGAGGACGCGATGAGCAACGGCGAGTTCGACCCGGTGAACCACCCGCCCTACTACGGCGGCAAGGACAACCCGTACGAGGTCATCAAGGTGGCCGAGGCGTGGGGCCTGCACAGGAACGCCTACCTGTTCAACGTGCTGAAGTACATCGGCCGGCCAGCGAAAGGCCGTCACCTGCAAGACCTGAAGCAGGCGGTCTTCTACCTCCAGCAGGAGATCCGGGTTCTCGAATCGGCGGCCGAGACCGAGGCCATCCTCGCGGACCCGGAGGCCACAGCCGCTATCGCGGAGGAGCGCGGCCTCGACCTAGTCACGGTGACCGTCCGCTACGTGCCGGCCGGCGACGATGACCCGTGGGGCACGCGCGTCCTTACGGAGGCGGTAGACGGCTCGCTGACGATTGGCTCCCTGAAGGACTACGTGGTCCACGGCTTGGAGTTCGGTAACCCGGGCGCGTTCAGCCTGCGCATGGCGGGCGAGGAAGCATCGCTGGCGGAGTTCGTGCAGGTAGCTGAGATGGTGGACGCCGGTACAACAGGGACGGTCGGCCTGGAACTCGTCCGCGCAGGCGACAGCGTGCACGTGCTGAGCGGCCCCCTGACGTTCAGCGGCGGCCCCGTCGCCAGCCCAGCCCGGACGAGGCTCTGACATGAGCGCGTCGGGCAAGAGCGGTAACCGGCGCAGCGAGTACTACAGGGGGTACTTCGGTACCGGGGGCAACGGGCCGTACCACGCTGAGGGCGCCCGGGCGCGGGCAGAGCACGACCGGCTGCTGGCTGCCCGGCGAGAGGTACCAGGAGCGGGAGCGACCGCGCAACGAGAAGGAGCAGGCCATGTGGAACAAGCACCCGGTAGTGCGCCAGGAGAAGCTTCACCGTGAGACGGTTAACCGTCGTACCGGGGCCAGGGTGGTTAAGCTGGGGGAGGATGACCGGGTTTTCCGCGAGGGATCGCACGACGTCGTCACCGTGACCGGCGAGACGATCATTGAGGACGACGAGGACTGACAGCCTGATGGCCGTCAGGCTAGCATTAGGTCATGGCCAACTGGATGGACGTGGCCCGGGCGACTTCCTGCCGCTGGTGCAAGAAGAAGATCGACTCCGGCGACCACGTGTTCCGCAAGTCCGCCGGCGTCTACCTGTGCGGTGACTGCGGCCTGCTCGCCGAGAACGAGCCGGTGATCCTCGGGCCGCTCGGGCAGGCCGTTCAGGATGACCTGGACACGCTGCCGCCCGAGGCGGCTAAGACGGCCATCGCCCAGTCCATGGTGAAGCTGGCCGCGCAGGTGGACGCCGACGAGGTACCGCCGCGCGAGATGACCCTCTACACCAAGGACATCCGCCTCGGGTACATGCAGCTCCGGGACCTGTTCCCCGCCCAGGAGGCTGACGACCCCACCACCAAGGCCCGCGAGGACCGCGAGCGCCGCATGCGCGAGCAGAGCGGAATATAGCCGATAGCCCGGAGGTTGCAGTGAGCATGGGCAGCACGCGCCGCAAGGACGCCGGCTGGCGCAAGTCGCGCCGGAGCATTCACAACGGCGCGTGCGTCGAAGTGGCTCCCGCTACGGGCGCCGTCATGGTGCGCGACTCGGTAAACCCGGCCGGCCCGCGAGTGCGCTACCCGGCTCAAGCCTGGCGTGCGTTCACCGGGCTACTCCAGGAGGGTGACGATGACCATGAAGACGCTGCTAGCGGCGTACAAGCGCTGGCCGCTGCGCCCGCACTGCGCGCCCCCGCGCCACGTGAGGCTGTGCCGGGTATTCAGCCGGTTCCTGCCAGCGGCCCTGAAGTGCCCGGAGTGGAACATTCCGGTGCCTAACCCGATCCCCCGGAGGTAGCCGTGGACGAAGACGAGAAGGCCGCTGCGGAAGCGGGCGACTTCGGCATCTGGATGAGGACGGAGTCATTGCGCGGATCGGGCGCCCGGCCGGGCGAGGACGTGATGGGCGCCCTGGCCAGCCTGGAATCCGCTCCGCTTACCGGCAGCCTCAACGACATGTTCGAGAAGAACCTCCGGGAAGGCCAGGAGATCCGGCTCCGGTTCGAACCTCCGCAGCGCACCATGGAAGACCTGGGCTACGCCATGGCAAGGGCGCTCAGTGAGGTCGCGGGGAAGCCTCCCGTGCTCCTGACGCCGCTGCCCCGGCGCATCCGCGTCCGGCTCGCGGTCACCAGCCGGATCGACAGGACGGGCACGTGGTGCACCCGCCACGGCATGACGCCTGTCGCGATCGTCTTGTGGAAGTTCGCGGGGCTGTGGGGCCGGTGAGTGCCGTGCTCACGGTGATCGTGCTCATCGTCCTGGTCTGCCTCGTCAGCAGGGCGCGTGAGCGCGTTATCACCCCGGACTCGCCTCCGGCCCTGCCGCAGCGCTTCGCCACTGACGAGCAGAAGCGCCTGGTCTTCCGTCGCGACGGCGCCCGGTGCAGGCACTGCGGGCGCGGCGTCACCAGGACCCGGCACCCCGTTCCCTGTCAGGCTCACTTCGATCACGTGACACCCTGGTCGTGGGGCGGGCCGACTGAGATGGCCAACCTTCAGCTGCTGTGCCGGGAGTGCAACCTCATCAAGGGCGCTCGCTATGCAGGCTGACAACGGGAGCGCTGAGGCCCTGGAGATGCTGCTGACGGGCAATGCCTACTACAAGGTGCTGCGCGATGACGCGGGTACGGTAACCGCTGTCTACCACGTTCCGCTAGGGCTGTTCGAGCTGGACGACGCGGTCTAGCCGTACGTGCTCGTAGAATGGCTCCGTGACAACGGACGAGGTCGTTGAGGCGGTAGCCTGCGCGCTGATAGACGAGAACCTGTGGCTGTGCGACAGGCGCGGCGTGCCGCTGCTCCCGGATGCTTACAGGGGCCTCGCGCGGGCCGCCGTGCGCAGGATCCAGGAACTGCGGCTCACGGCGGTCACCCGTGAAGGCTGAGCTGATCGAGCTGCCGGACGGCACTACGATCGACGGCCCGCTGTTCGGCAGCCAGGTTCCCCGTTTCTTCGTCGAGCCGGACCGGCACAAGCTCCCGGCCGAAGACTGCGTCATGTGCCTCATTGAGGCTAACGAGAAGCGCCGCGAGACTGGCTGCGGCGAGGCTCAGGCCGTGGACGCGCTTGCCTGGGCAGAGGGCTTCGGCTACGAGCTGGACCCGTGGCAGAAGTGGTCCGTCACGAACATCCTGTCGGTGAAGCCGGATGGCACGTGGGCCGCTCCTGACTGCCTGCTTATAGTACCCCGCCAGAACGGGAAGGGTACGATCCTCGAAGTACGCGAGCTGGCGGGCATGTTCGTGATCGGCGAGGAAACGCTTATTCACACTAGTCACCAGTTCAAGACCTCCCTCAACCACTTCCGCCGGCTGAAGAAGGTGCTGAACGAGTACCCGGCCCTCCGGCGCCGCGTGAAGAGGATCGCCGGGTCGCACGGCGAGGAGGCCATCGAGCTGTTCGCCCAGCCGACCCTGATCTTCGGCTCCGGGGGACGGCAGATCCGTCGCCGGGTGGCCAGCACCCTGTACTTCCACGCCCGGCAGGGGTCGAGCGGCGGCCGGGGGTTCAGCGCTGACTGCCTCATCTACGACGAGGCGATGATCCTGACGGACGAGCAGGTCGGGGCCAGCATGCCCACCATGTCCGCCATGCCGAACCCGCAGACCATCCTCGCCGGGTCCGCTGGCCTGAAGGACTCGTTCCAGCTGGCCAAGGCCCGCAAGGACATGCTCCGCAAGGCCCCGGAGATGTTCGGCGCCGAGTACAGCATCAGCCCCCACACCGATGACTGCCCCCGCGACGAGGTTAACGGGCGCCGCACCAACTACTACATCACGTGCGCTAAGCACGACGACCGTGACGATCCCCGGTCCTGGGCCAAGTCCAACCCGGGCACCGGCTACCGGATCCGGACGTCGTTCACCCGCCGCGAGCTGCACAAGATGCCCGAGGGCGAGTTCGACCGCGAGCGGAACGGCGTCGGCGAGTGGCCAGCCGACGAGGAAGCCTGGTCCGTCATCAGCCAGGAGAAGTGGAAGTCCCTCACCGTAGCGAACCCGGGCTTCCCCGTCCAGCCGATCGCCTTCGCCTGCGACATCGACGAGGACGGCAAGAGCGCCACCATCTCCTCCGCCTGGTCGCGCAGCGTTAAGGACCCCGTCGTCATCGAGATCCCCCGCGACGACTCCCGCTCCGGGTCGGACTGGGTGCTGGACGAGCTGGACCGGCTCTACCGGAAGTGGCACCCGATCGGCGTCGCGATGCCCAAGAGCGGGCCGGCGGCGGGAATCATCCAGGAAGGGAAGAAAAAGTGGGGCGACCGGCTTATAGAGATCGGGGCCGCTGAAGAGGCGGCGGCCTTCGCCTGGTTCATGCAGCAGGTCAAGGCGGGGATGATCTCCCACTTCGGCGAGGAGGGCGCCCCGACCCTGTGGCACGCGATGGGCCGGGCGCAGACCCGGGTACTCGGTGACGGCGGCAAGGCGTGGTCGCGGCGCGACAGCGAGTCGGACATCACGCCCGTGACAAGCGGCACCCTGGCGGCGTACGTGCTCAACAGGCGGCACAGGGGCTATGACCTCGGCAAGACCGTAGCGTAGGAGGCAGGCATGACGGATTACCAGGGGTACGCCCTGACGGACAAGCAGCTAGCCATCGTCGGCGCGCTCGCCGCTGACGCCCGGCGACGTTACGACGAGGGAGACTCCGGCGCCCTCCGGCATTCCGTCGCGCTGAAGCTGCACGACCCCTGGAACTACGGCGAGAAGGGCGAGATCCTGCCCGAGCCGGCGCGGTACCCGGGAGATGGCCTCTGATGGGCGCCAACTTCTACGGGTACCGCAGGAGCACGGACCTCGTCACGGTCACCGAGGAGAAGGTGCACCTCGGGCTGTCCTCGATGGGCTGGCAGTTCCTGTTCCAGGCGGACCGCGATCGTGGCATCACGGGCATCCAGTCGTGGCTGCGCCAGCTAGACGGCTTCTTCCTGATCACTGACGAGTACGGGGCGCCGTACTCCGCAGACGAGTTCCTGGAGTACGTCGAGGCCCGGCGTGACAAGAAAAGCCACTTTCCGCTCACGTCAGTGCAGCGACGTTACTGGACTGGCGCAGAATGGCCGTTCGACGACGAGGGCTGCACGTTCGCGTACTACGATTTCTCCTGATGGACCTCGCCGCGCTGACTACGCCCTACGCTCCGCTGTACCTGGCCCGCGAGTGCTGGCAGGCAGCCCGCTACCTCGTCGTGAGGCACCGGGTTCACCGGGAATGGGCATGGCGGGAAACCCTGCGGATTATGCACGACGGCGAGGTCCGGCTCTCGCACATGTGCCCGCTGCATTACCTGCCCGAGGGCGGGGAAGCGCGCGGCCGGCTGGAGCTGCGCAAGTACGGAAGCCCGCTGTGGTGCGGATGCCTGGTGACAAGGGAGCACTACGGCTACAACTGGCGAAGCAACTGGAAGAGTGACTGGAGGAACGACTGGTGAGCGCTGACTTCGAGACTGAGCTGTTCAAGGGCTACTCGCACAAGGACTACGTCCACGTCGTGTTCAAGGCCAACCCGGGCGACCACTGGAACCAGGCGGACGCGCCCTTCGGGTCCTTCACGCCGGAGATGGTCAGCCAGCTACAGTCCATGACGGACCGGTGGGCGGCGAGCAAGGCCCTGACCGAGGCCGCGAAGCCGGACCCGGCGCCGGAGGACGAGAAGGGCGACTGGTACGTCATGACGACGCACGGGCTGCCGGAGTTCCCGCACGAGCGGGCGGTAGCTGGCCCGTGGCCTACGAGGGGCGAGGCTACCGCGTACTGGGACCGGCTTGACGAGGCCGGGGTCCTCGGAGTGCGGCACCTGCTGCGCGAGGACCCGGACGGTGACCGGTGAGCGCCCTGGCACGCGCGCTGTGGCAGATGACGGCGGCCTGCGGGAAGTGCGGCGAGGTCTACTGGGTGAAGGACGGGCACTCCTGCTCTAAGTAGCGTGGTACGCTCAGGACCATGAGCACCATGACGGCCGAGCGGCCGACCCTCGCTGACGTTCGCGACGAGGCAGCGGCCCTGGCCGCCAGCGCCTCGCCGGCCGAGATGCTGCTGGCCGCGTTCCTCGGCGTCTTCAGCCTGCTCGGCTGGGTAATCGGCCGTGCCTGGTTCCTCGGGGCGTTCTGCGCCGTGGCATTCCGGGTCGGTTACTGGAACGGCGCGAAGATCCCCCCGGAGCAGCGGCGCCGGAAGCAGCCCGAACCTCCTCGCCAGCAGTAGGCGGCGCCCGTATCCTGGTACTTGACGTGTACCGAGTGTCAAGGCCGAGGGCGGTAGTACCGTGAGGTACCTGGACAATATCCGCGCCGCTCGCGAGGAGCAGCGTGTCATCGGCGGCGTCCCGTGGATGCCGTGGAACAACCCCTACTTCCGCTTTGACCTTGGCGGCCCCGCTCACCCGAGCCGCTTCTACAACTCCCCGGAGGCCGCGCTCGGGCTGCCCGCCCTGTACGCGGGGGCCAAGCTGCTCGCCGACAGCGCCGCGTCCCTGCCGCTGCGGGTCTACGCGAAGTACACCGACGCTGTCGGCATGCCGGCCCGCAAGCTGTACACCGGCCCGTCCATGTTCGACCGGCCCTCCCTCGTCGGGACGCAGTTCGACTGGATCTTCTGCGCCATGGTCTCCTGCATCCTCCAGGGCAACGCGTGGGGCTGGATCACCGGCCGGGACGGCTTCGGCTACCCTACGGGCATCGAGTGGATCCCCCCGGAGGACGTGTTCGTCCAGGAGGCCAGGGACCAGCGCTCCATGAACCCCCTGGACGCCAAGGTGTTCGTCTACGGCCGGGACGCCACGTGGTACGGGCCGGACGCTGAGCTGTTCCACGTTAAGGCGTTCGGGCTTCCCGGCCGACTGGAGGGGCTGTCGCTTATCCGCGCGATGGCCCTGGTGCTGTCCTCTGGCCATGAGGCCCAGCGGTACGGCTCCGACTGGTTCAAGAACGGCGGCTTCGCGATCGGCACGTTCCAGAACGCCGAGATCGAGGTCAACAAGGAGCAGGCGGCGGACATGCGCGCCGAGCTGGTCAAGGTGCTCCGTGCCCGCCAGCCCCTGGTCTACGGCCGGGACTGGGATTACAAGCCCGTCACCGTGCCGGCCGCCGAAGCGCAGTTCATCGAGACCCAGCAGCTCACCGCCACCCAGGTTGCCTCCGTGCTGGGGCTGCCCCCTAACCGGCTCGGCGGCCTTTCGGGCGACTCGCTGCACTACAGCTCGCAGGCCCAGGACGCCCTCCAGATCATCGAGGCGCTGCGCCCGTGGCTGGTGAGGTTCGAGCAGGCGTTCAGCCTGATCCTCCCCCGCAACCGGGAGACCGCGTTCTACACTGACGCCCTGCTGAAGGTGGACCTCCAGACCCGCATGCAGATCTACCAGGTCCAGCGGGAGATCGGCTTCCGCACTGCCGACGAGCTGCGCGCCCTGGACGACCTGGCGCCCCTCCCGGACGGCATCGGCGCCGAGGGCATCGCGCTGGAGCTGCTGAAGGCCCTGGGCACCCGCGCCGGCGCGATCCCCAAGTCCCTGATGAAGTCCGTCGTGCTGGAGATGGACGTGGCCACCGACCGGCTCATCAAGCTGGAGAAGACCTTCGCCAAGCAGGCCGTCCCTGTCACCGACCCGGTCACGGGCAAGCCGACCGGCGCGACCACGATCCAGGACGTGCCGATCGGGCAGCCCCCGGCTCCGCTTCCCCTCGCGCAGGACCCGGCGTCGTTCCTGGCCTCGCTCATCAGCGTGCAGCGGGACATGGGAGCGCCGTACGAGGCGCGCGAGGCGGCCCGGGCGGCGTACATCAGCATCCTCACGCGCGCTGCCCGGCTCGCGCAGGACAGGCGGGAAGCCGGGACGGTCACGGCGAGCGACATGCTGGCGCCGTGGGTCAGCAACCACGCGCAGGAGATCGTGCTCTCCGCGTGAGCAGGGCATTGCACGACGGGTAACTAGTTCCTACGCTGGAAAGCGATAGCCGTAGGCTGACGGAAGGAATGACGGTGGCGGTACTAAGCGGCAAGGGGCGCGCTGCGCTGCCAGACTCCGCATTCGCTTACATCGAGCCGGGGCACGAGGGCGAGAAGGTGGGCGGCAAGACGCCGGACAAGTGGCGGCACTATCCCGTCCACGACGCGCCTCACGTCCGCAACGCCCTCTCGCGGATCGCCCAGGGGACGCGCTTCGGCAGCCAGGCCAAGGCGAAGGTGCTGGCGGCGGCCAAGGCGCACGGCGTCGATCACGACGAGTCCTCGGAGACCGGCCGGTCACTGGAGAGCCTGTTCCCCGAGGTCCGGTTCATCAAGGAGGCCCCCGAGTTCCGCATGGTCGAAGGGGGCGGCACCCCGCACATCACCGGTTACGCGGCGGTGTTCGGCAAGCTGTCCCGTCGCCTCGGCGGCTTCATGGAGGTCATCGAGCCTCGGGCGTTCGACGCCTCCCGGGATGCGGGCTTCCCCGGCGTGGTCTGCCGGTACAACCACCGCGATGACATGGTCCTGGGCACTACGGACGCCGGCACGCTGCGCATCGAGGTCGATGAGCGCGGCATGCACTACGACGTGGACCCCCCGAAGACCCGGGCCGACGTGCTGGAGCTGGTCGAGCGGCGCGACGTGCGGTACAGCTCGTTCGCCTTCGTCTGCGAGGTTCCCGGCGAGGATGACTCCTGGGGCGTCACGCTAGGCGACTTCCCGCTCCGGAGCCTGCGCAAGGTGAACGTCAAGGACACGGCCCCCGTGCTGGACCCCGCTTACTTCGACACCAGCGCCGCTGCCCGGTCCATGACCGGCGCCGTCGAGTCGCTGGCCCGGTGGGTGGACGTCCCCGTTGACGAGGCCCGCAGTTACCTCGCTGCCGGGCAGGCAGTCAAGTTCTTCCGGCGCACCGACCGGCCGTCCGCCATCCCGGTGCTGGACCACGCGTCGGCCGAGGGCCGCATGATGGACGACACCGCCGTGGCGCTGCGCAACTGGCGGTTCGACGACGATGCCCCGGCCGTGGCGGCGGAAGAGGCTTCCCCGGGCGCCGGAGACCCCGGCACCGGAACGGCCGAGCGCGTCGCGCCGGCCGAGGCCGAGCTGCGCGCGGCGCTGACCGGCTACGACGACCTGTGCCGCATGTGGACGGGCGGCGAGCCGTGCGTCCGGCCGAAGGGGCATGACGACGAGGACGGCTGTGCCCCGGCATGCTGGATGCGCTCTGGCGGGCTGCCGTGCAGTCGCGTGATGGGCCACGAGGGCGAGCACGAGCCGATGCGAATCTCCGGTTCGCGCGACGCCGGCGGCCAGGAGGGCGCAGAGACGCGGGACGGCGCCGAGATCGAGGGCGCCGCTGACGGCACGACCTGCGACCAGGACGCGGGCGGCCAGCCGTGCGCGCTGCCCTACGGCCACGAGGACGGCCACAAGCCGGCGGCCCCGGCTGAGCGCGGGATCACCCCGGCGCAGATGGGGCTGGACATCGCGCGGATGCGGCAGCGGCAGATGGAGTTCGAGCGCGAGCTGATGAGCGCGTAGGACACTGGAAGCCCCGTGACGGGAGCACCGTCACGGGGCTTCCTCATATCTCGGTCAGGTAACTTTATTGCGGCTCTATGCCTAGCGTGACGCTGTTCCTACTCTTGAGAGTGTAAGACTGCCGAGGCCGGCGGGCACCCGCTCGCATGGAGCCGGCGACGAGATGCCTCATCGAAAGGATCCACCGTGGCACTCGATGTCGCCCGGCGACTCCACGAGCAGGAACTCGGTCTGTGGGAGCAGGTCAAGGCCCTCCACGAGGTCCAGGTGGCGGAGAACCGCAGCCTGACCCCCGACGAGCAGGTCCGGTACGGCAACCTCCACACCGAGATCGACAGCCTTGACAAGCGCAAGCGCGAGATCATGGAAGACGAGAAGCGGATGGCTGCGGCCACTACCGCTTACGCGGACTTCGGCTCACGGGCGCCTGTCGCTGGCGCCGTTCCCGTCGAGCGGCGCTTTAACGAGGAAGTCCGCAAGGTCTGGAAGCGCGAGTCTGAGGGCTTCGCGATCCCGGCCGCCGACTCCCGCCTGATCCGGCGCCTGTCCAGTGGCCGCCCGGTCAACCCGACCGAGGTCCGGACCATCCTGGACAACTACATCCCGGGCGGCACCCCGGGGTCGTTCACCAACCCGTCCGGCGCCGGCATCGTGCCGATCGACTTCTACGACCAGATCATCAGCTACCTGGTCGAGGTCAGCGGCATCATGCAGACCGGGCCGACCGTCCTGAACACCCAGGGCGGCGAGCCGATCCAGATGCCGGTCGTGTCGCTGCACACCGGGCAGCTCACGGGCGCCAACCAGTACGCCAACCTGTCCGCCCAGCAGGCGGCCCCTCTCCAGGCAGCGGACCCGGTCTTCTCGCAGAAGACCCTGACCGCCAACAAGTTCGGCATCCTGGTTCAGGTGCCGCGCGAGCTGCTGGACGACACGGGCGTCAACCTGCTCGGCTACCTGGCGACCTCGGCCGGGCGCTCGCTCGGCAACATCGTCGGCAACGTCCTGGTCAACGGAGGGTCCGGCATCACCGGCCCGCTGCTGACGCAGGCACCCGTCGCGGTGACCGGCGTCGCCGCGATCTCCGGTACTGCCGCGTCGGCCAACGGCGTGGTCGAGGGCGGCCCCCGCTACCAGGACCTGGTCACCTTGCAGTACTCGGTGATCGCGCCCTACCGCCAGAGCCGCTCCTGCTACTGGCTGGCCGCTGACCAGTCGCTCGGCCAGCTCCGGTTGCTGACCGACAACGTCGGCCGGCCGATCTGGGAGCCGAGCACCATCCTCGGCGCCCCGGACCTGCTGCTCGGCAAGCCGATCGTGGCCGACCCGTTCATGCCGCTCATCGGCGTGGGCAACAAGTCGGTGGCCTTCGGCGACTTCTCGCAGTACGCGATCCGGCTTGTCGGCGACATGCGCTTCGAGCGCAGCGACGACTTCGCGTTCGGGACCGACCTGGTCTCGTTCCGGGCCGTGATCCGCGTGGACGCGAACCTGCTCAACCCCCCGACGAACATCACCCGGTCCCAGCCGGTCATGCTGTTCCAGGGCGGCGCGACCTAAGCCCCACGGCTGGCTGCGAGGCCCGGCACCAGGTAGCCTGGTGCTGGGCCTCCTGCTTTCCCCTGAAAGGACCAGGCGTGAAGACTATCCGCACAACGTGCGCGTTCATGGTGCCGTTCCCCGCCGACTGCGACATGGTGATCACGGGCGTTCCCGACCATATCGCGGATGACATCGTCCGCCTCGGCAACGCGGTCATCACCGAGGGCGAGCCGGTCGCGGAGCTTCCCGCCGAGCCGCCGTCCTGGTACATGGGCGAGGTACCGCCCGGGGGCAGCCTGCCCGGAGAGCAGCAGCCGGCGGTGCCGGAAGACGACGAGCCGATGAAGCGCCCGTGGGGCAACGCGACGAAGGCCGCCTGGGTCCGGTGGGCGCTGCACCAGGACCCGGAGCTTACGGCGGAGGCGGCAGGGGACATGTCGAAGGTCCAGCTCATGACCAAGTACGGCGAGCGGCTTTAGAGCTTTCCCGTCACGGGCACCTCAGCTACGCTTGTCGTAGGACCACCTGTCAAGGGAAGGAACGACCACGATGGCAACCGTGCAGGACGGGCAGAACCCCGGGCGCATGGGCCAGCCTGCCCGGCAGGCTCCCGCTCGCAAGAACTCCGGCCGGGGCGTTAACTCCGAGCCGACCATTCCGTCTGACCCGACGCCCGCCACGATCTTCGGCGCGAATACCGCCCTGGGGGGCACCGGGCTTCCCGGCACCGCCGGCTCGCGGACCCCCGGCGACGTGACCCAGGTCAGCGACCAGACCTACGAGGGCATCTCGGGGCAGACGGTCGAGCACTCGCAGACCACGCTCGACGGAACCCCGGGCGCCCAGCCCGCTCGCGGCGGCGAGTCCGTCACCTATACCGACCCCTTCGGGGTCATCGGCGGCGTCAACCGGGACGTGACCGTGCAGGCGCACGTGGACGGCGACGAGGACTGGACCCAGGGGTCGGCCAAGTACGCCACCGGCCCGACCCTTCCGGGACTTGCGGGCAACCGGCCGACGAGCAGCGGCCTGGGCCACGGGCGCCTCCGGGGCGCAGGGAAGGGCCTGTAGGCCATGAAGGACGTATCCGGGGTGAAGTGGGCGGTTCCGGGCGCGCACGTCGGCGGGTTCGGCCCGCTGTTCGGCCGCCAGGACCCGGTCGCGGCCATCCCGGACTCCTTCAGCCCTACGCCCGGCAACACGCCCGAACCAGCACCTGACGGAGGTGAGTCCGATCCAGGATCTATCGCACCTGAGCAAGGGTTGGCCTAGCTACGGCGCGTCCATGGCGGCTGGCGCCACTGTGGACAACGCGGTCCCGTGGGGCAAGGCCCCCGGCACCGAGTCGGAGCAGACCGAGCTTTCCGCGCAGGCTATCAGCATCGAGCCGCACGTCTCCCCTGACCTGGACTTCACGCCCGGGGAGGCCGACGACTGCTCCTCGACGACCGCGCGGACGGCCAGCCGCTCGGACACGACTTACGCTCCGGCAGCGGCAGCGTGGAAGACGGTGAAGTAGATGGCTGAAGTAGCAGGCCACATCCGGCGCCCCGGTCCCGGGCACGAGCTGCACACGGCGCATTACAGCGCCACGGACAGCCGTCACAACAGGGAGACGGGCTACGGCCCCTGGGCGTCGGTGGACGCGCGCTCCGGCCCTGTCCAGCACGACGACCTGGAAGCCGTCTCGCGTTTCCCTGACGGCCCCGGGACCTGGCGCCAGACCTAGCCCCTCGCGCTGTCGCTTACCCGTCGCAGCCAGCCGCCCGGGTGCTGGCTCGGCTGCGGGTCAGGGTCGGCGGCGAACTCAGGGTGCGACTCCAGCCACGTGCTGAGGGCCTCCGTCACGCGGTTATCCCATGCAGTGCCCTCTGCTACCAGGTAGCTCGCGTGCGCCGCGTACAAGTCCAGCTCGGCGGTAACCTGCCCCGCGTCCCGGTTACCGCCGAGGAAGACGATACCGCGCTCGCCCCCCGCGAACCTGGCGAACTCCCGGAAAAGCACGGGGCTGACGGTGCTGCCCATGTAGACCTCGGCGCCGGGCAGGGTGCCCGTGCTAACGCGGCACTTCACCAGCTCCAGCTCAGTGTCCGCGAACATGCACCGGCTCTCCGGGTTCACCTTGCGCATCGTGTCGGCGAGGAACGCCATCGTCCCGCCCCGGCCTATCGCGGTCCGGAGCAGCCACGGCGGCTTCAGCTCACGGATGCGCCGCGCGCAGCGGGCCAGGTCAGCCGGGTGCTGGTGACAGGTTACGCCGCGCCAGGCAGCACGGCCGGACAGCCGGCCGGCGACGAGGGCCTGCCACGCGTCGTGATGCTGCGCCAGGGTCATGATCTCCATGACGGCCAGCCTACCCTCCGTCGCACCCGTTCAGGCACTCGCCGCCCGCAGGAACTGGCTCATCGCATGACCAGCAGCGCTTCACCCGGTACTGCGCCAGCTCCTGCGGGTCGCCGTCCCGGGTGGCCGTGGCCCCGCTGCCGTACTGCACGAGGACCCAGGTAGCGCCGATGGCCAGCACCTTCTTGTCCTCGTAGGAGTCCCGGCCGAACTCGCCGCCGCAGTACCCGTACAGGGTGTCTCCCGCCCGGAGGGCGTCCGGGTCCTCGTACCCGCAGCGCGGGCAGGTGCTCATGCTCATGTCCCGGTAACGACCTGTCGTCGGGTAGCATTCCCGTGTGAAGATCCTTGCGGCCCACGACGGCGGCTCCGGGTGCACCTGGTACCGTGTCTACGTCCCGCTGAAGGCCGTTAACGAGCACAGCGAGGATACCAGCGTCTCGTTCTGCTCAGCCCTGGCCGGTGACGAGATAACCGGCGACCCGCTGCTGACTTCCCCGGGCCAGGCCGAGGGGGCGGACGTCTTCCTCGCCCAGCGGGTCAACAGCTACAAGGGGCTGGGCATGTGGCGGCGGATGGTCACGCCGCAGCGGCGCACGGTGTACGAGAACGACGACGACGTGTGGCACATCGACCCCAGCAACCCGGCGTACAAGCATTACGAGGAGGGCGGCGACATCCGCGAGGCGGTCCAGCGGTACTGCGACACGGCCTCGCTGATCACCGTGACGACGCCGTACCTCGGCGACCTGCACCGCGAGATGTCCCCGCACGTGCCCGTCACGGTGCTGCCCAACTACATCCCGGAGTGGGTGCTGGGACTGGCCAGCGACGACCGGCAGGGCCACCCCAGGGTCGGCTGGGCCGGCGGCAGCTCGCACAAGAAGGACCTGGCGGTGCCCGGCAACTCGCTGGCGCGGTTCATGAAGCGGTTCCCGCAGTGGCACTGCTGGGTGAACGGCGTGGACTTCCGCCGCGAGGCCGGGACGCCGTTCGACCGGACCTTCCACGTCCCGTGGCTGCCGGTGTGCATGCGGCCGAAGCTCTACTACCGCGCGATCGACTTCGACATCGGCATCGCCCCGCTGGCCGGCACGGAGTTCAACCGGGCCAAGTCCCCCGTCAAGGCGCTGGAGTACATGGCGCGCGGCGCCGTCGTCATCGCGAGCGACGTGGAGCCGTACAGGCGCTTCATCCGCCACGGCGAGAACGGCTTCCTGGTTAAGCGGGAGCATGAGTGGCTTAATTACCTGAGCCTGCTGGCCGGCGATGATGAACTTCGCTTCAGCATGAAGGCCGCCGCGCTGGAGACGGCCCGCGCTAACACGATCGAGGGCCACTGGCGGGAATGGGAGGACACGTACAAGGCGCTGTTCCCCGTAGGATGGCAGTTCCAGGGAGGAAAGGCATGAATGGAGTAGCCGAGACCTTCGGCTTCGACATCAGCGCGGGCGCGCTGCCATCGCGTGAGCTGACCGCGTGGTGCGAGCGGTTCCTTGCCCCGGATGGCAGGCCGCTGAAGTACGTGTTCAAGGCAGAGTTCCGTCGCTACGAGGACGGCCGGGCGGACGTCACCGTGCACTCGTACCTGCCTGTTGACGGCGCGCGGCGCATGATAACCGTCCGGGACGGCGCGGGCGCCGAGCACCGGGGCGTAGCGCTTGCCCAGCCCGTCACCATGGCCCTGACTGAGCTTCCCCCCGAGGAGATCCGGTGAGCCTGACGATAATGGTGCCCACGCGTGGCCGGCCCGGGAACGCTACGCGGCTAGCCGAGGCAGCGCTCGACACGGCCTCGTCAACGGACACCCACCTCGTGTTCCTCGTGGACCATGACGACCCGGCCCGCGAGGAGTACGCCGCGCTCGCGCTTGGCTGGCCCCTGGAGGTCGTGGCCCCCGGGCTGCGGCGCATCGGGCCGATCCTGAACCACTACGCGCCGAAGGAAGCCCTGTTCAGCACGCACACCGGGTTCATGGGCGACGACCACCTGCCCCGCACGCCCGGCTGGGACGAGAAGCTGATCGCGGCCCTCGACGGCAAGCCGGGCGTCGCCTACGGGAACGACCTGATCAAGGGAGCCGAGCTGCCCACGGCGGTCGTGATGTCCTCGGACATCATCCTGGCCCTCGGCTACCTAGTCCCGGCCGCCCTGGAGCACCTGTACCTGGACGACTTCTGGAAGAAGCTGGGCGAGGGCGTCGGCAACCTGGCCTACCAGGACGACGTGATCATCGAGCACATGCACCCCACTGTGGGCCAGGCCGCGTGGGACGAGACGTACGCCAGCGCCAACAACGGCGCGCAGTACGCGCTGGACGGACGGCGCTACGCGCAGTACGTGGCGGACGAGTGGCCCGGCGAGCTGGCCCGGCTCAGGAAGGCGCTCGGCCTGTGACCAGGGTCCAGCTCCGGCCGTTCCACAGCCCGGCGCAGCTAGCGCAGGTGTACGCCCGGCCTTACGACCACACCGACTGGCCTGATCACGTCGAGCGGGTGGCGTACACGGCCCGGCTCCTGCGCGCGATGTCCCCTCATAACGTGGCCGACCTGAGCTGTGGTGACGGGGCCGTCGTCGGCATGGCCCAGCTCAGCGACATCGCGTTCCTGGGCGACTACACGGGCGGCCGGGACTTCACCGGGCCGATCGAGCGCACCATCGAGGAGATCCCCCCGGTGGACGTGTTCGTGTGCTCGGAGACGCTGGAGCACATCGAGGACCCTGATGCCCTGCTGCGGGCGATCAGGGGCAAGGCCCGCCGCCTGCTGCTGACCACCCCCTGCGGCGAGTCTGACGCCCGCAACCCGCAGCACTACTGGGGCTGGGACACCAGCGACCTGGACGCCATGCTCGCGGCGGCCGGCTGGACGGCCCGTGACGTTACGCTGTTCACGGCGGAGTCGAACGCCTACTACACCTTCCAGGTCTGGAGATGCGCATGACTGAGTGGCGGCTGTTCCCCGAGGGGACGGTTCCCGAGTTCACCACGGCGGAATGGTACGCGGGCCGCGAGCGCGCTCCTCACCTGGAGCAGGCCGCCCACCGTGACCGGCTGTTCCTCGCGACGGAGTTCGTCCGGATGCTGGCAGCAGCGAACGGCTGCCGTACCCTGTCCGACTTCGGCTGCGGCGACGGCGGCCTCATGTCCCTCGTAGACTGCACGGCCGGGCTGACCCGCTGCTGGGGCTATGACCTGTGCCACGCCGCCGTCGAGGGCGCCTGCGAGCGCGGGATGACCGCCGGGGTGCTGGACGTGGTGACCGGGAACCCGGAGTACGGGGACATCACCGTGGTCACGGAGATCCTGGAGCACCTGACGGACCCGCACGCGTTCGTCACCCGCATGGCGCGGGAAACGCGCTACCTCGTCGCCTCGTCCCCGGCCAACGAGAGCCTGTGGTCGCACTACGAGTTCCACGCCTGGGCCTGGGACATGGCCGGCTACCGGAACCTGCTGGAGCAGGGCGGGTGGCGCGTCATCCGGCACGAGCAGGTGGCCGGGTTCCAGGTCATCGCGGCGGAGCGGGCATGAAGCGCGCCCTCATCACCGGCAGCGCCGGGTTCGTCGGCAGGCACTTCACGGCCTACCTGGCGGCCCGGGGCTTCGAGCTGCTGACCCTGGATATCCGGCGTCACCCGGACCAGGACGCCCGCGAGTTCTTCCGGCTCGGCAGCACGGGCAAGTTTGACCTCGTCGTGCACGCTGCCGCGATAGTCGGCGGCCGGAAGCTCATCGACGGGGCGCCGCTGGCGCTGGCCTCCAACCTGGAGCTGGACGCGGGCCTGTTCCAGTGGGCGCTGCGCAACCGCCCCGGCCGGATCCTGTACTTCTCCAGCTCGGCCGCCTACCCGCTCCACTTCCAGCGCCAGACCGCCCGGCAGAGGCTGTACGAGGACTTCATCGACCCGTCATTCGCAGGCCCCGTAGCCGGCGTTCCCGACCAGCTTTACGGCTGGACCAAGCTGACGGGGGAGAACCTGGCGTACCGGGCGCGGCAGGAGGGCCTGAACGTCACGGTGGTCAGGCCATTTTCCGGCTACGGTACCGACCAGGACCCCAGCTACCCGTTCCCGGCCTTCATCGCGCGGGCTGCCAGCCGCGAGGACCCCTTCGACGTCTGGGGATCGGGCGAGCAGGCACGGGACTTCATCCACATCGAGGACATCGTCAGGGCGTCTTACGGCATGGTTAACCTCGGCATGGACGGGCCAGTGAACCTGGGCACGGGCCGCGCGGTGACGATGCGGGAGCTGGCGGTCATGGTGACGAGCGCCGCAGGCTACAGCCCGGCTATCCGCCTGGTGCCCGGCACCCCGGAGGGCGCGGCGTACCGGGTGTGCGACCCGTCGCTGCTGCGAGAGTTCTACGAGCCGAGGGTATCACTGGAAGAGGGCATCGACCGCGCCCTGCGCGCCAGGAGGGTTCGCTGACATGACGCCGCTGGTCACCGTTATCACGCCTGCCTGGGGGCGCCACGAGCTGCTGCTGGGCCGGTGCGTTCCCAGCGTGCAGGCGCAGGAGTACCCGGCCGTCGAGCACGTCATCGTCAGTGACGGCCCTGACCCCGTGCTGCGCGAGGCCGTGGACGCGCTGGGCGGCCTGCGGCACCCCGTCCGGTACTTCGAGCTGCCGGAGCACGACCCGGAGCGCCACTGGGGCGGCCCGGGCCGCAGGGAAGGGCTGGCGCACGCTGCCGGGGAGCTGATCGGGTACGTGGACAGCGACGACGCCCTGCGGCCCCGCCACGTGAGCCTCCTGGCCGCCGCGCTGGAAGCCGAGCCGGAAGCGGGGTTCGCGTACTCCTGGATGATGACTTACGAGCACCCGGTCCCCGGCGAGTCCATCGTGGGGACAGGGCAGTACCCGGCCTCCTGCAATATCGGGACGCCCATGATCCTGCACAGGCGCGAGCTGGAAAGCGTGGCCACCTGGGGTCCGCCGTCCGCTACCGAGGACTGGGAGATCGTCAGCGCGTGGCTGCGGGCCGGCGTTAAGTTCGCCCGGGTGGAAGAGGTGACCATCGACGTGTGGCCCTCCTTCACCTACGCCTGCCCGTAGTCCCCGCACGGCGCGCAGGTGGTAGGGTGACCCTGACGCGAGAGGAGAACCTGATGGAAGCTGACGCTACCGAGCCGGAATTCCCCGTCCGGCCAATCGAACTCCGTGGCGGTGACCGCTTGTCGGACTTCGTGCCCGGCGAGGACGCCCTGCCTGATGAGGTCATGCCGTCCGCCCTGGCTGGCACCCGCATCACCGCCGACCCGAGCCTGAAGTTCTGGCCGGACCCGGAATAGCCATGCCGCGCACCTGGGACGACGTGATCTCCGGGCTGGCTCACCGCGCCTACGACGGCTATGGTGAGGATGCCGGGTGGAAGGACCACTGGGACGGCCCCATGCCGAAATGGCGTGACCTGCCCCCGGAGACGCGTCGTCACTGGTGCGCGGCCATGGCCGCCGTTACCCGCCCGACTGCCCTGCCCCCAGACCCCCCGGAGAGCCAGCATGATCCCCAGCACGAGTGACGCCGCTAGCTGGCGCGCAGGGCACGTCCAGACTGCCCTGCGAAACGCCATGCAGACGGAGCACCTGTACAAGTCCCACGGCAGCAACCGGCAAGACCCCGTGTACACGCCGTGGATGCCGTTCCAGGTAGGCGAGTTCATGTCTATCATGGCCGAGGTCGTCGCGGAGGCGAACGGCGCCAGGTTCCTCGACGTGGGCTGCGGGCCGGCCACCAAGGGCACGCTTGCCCGCGAGATATTCGGGCTGGACGTAGCCGGCATCGAGGTGGACCTGGCCATGGCGCGAGTGGCCAGCGCGCACTCCACCGTATTCGCGAAGGACGCCCTGGACTTCGAGGACTACGGCAGCTACGACATCATCTGGCTGTACATGCCGTTCCGGGACGTTCACCTGGAAGCCGAGCTGGAGCGCAAGATCATGGCCGCGATGAAGCCCGGCGCGATCCTGGCCGGCGGCGGCTGGGAGACCACGGACATGACGCGGTGGATACCGGTAGTCGATGAGTGGGACGCACCGCGCGGCGCCTGGATGAAACCAGCCTTCTAGCGCGTTGCACAGGGCATGAGCGAACAAGACGACGACGACGACGACGACCGCCGGGTGCCCTGGCACGGAATCCACTCCGTGCCCGAGCTGCCGCCGAAGTGGGCTAAGGCCGCACCGCGTACCCTGGATGCCATGGCACCCCCCAGCAACGGCCTCTTCGGCGAGGCGCCCGCCCCGGGGCTTATCGGGCTAACGGAGATCGGCGGCGAGGTAGGCCGCCTCATCCACCTCGGCCAGTACCTGGCGGAAACGCCTATGGACCGCTGGCTGCGCAGGAACGACCTGCCCCGCTACGAGCACGCCCTCGTCGCCCTGGACACCGAGGGCACCTGCATCGAGGCGGAGCCGGGCGGCGCGGAGATCGTGAACGTCAGCAAGTACCCGTCCGTCTACTGGTGCTACGGCATCGCCTCCAAGTTCACGGCGTACGAGCTGACCGGGGTAGCCGACGCTGCCCGTGAGTTCGAGGGCGTAGGCTACGCCTTCCTCGACTACGAGGCGCTCGCGCTGCACCGCCTGCACGTCCCGGCACCAGGGCTGAAGGGCTTCATCGAGGACCAGGGGCACGTCATCTGCTCTCAGCTTGCGGACGCCTCGTACGAGCGGCGGGACCTGCACGTATTCAACGACGGCCGGTGGCCCGGTTACGTCATGCCCATGGACCTGTACCTGGAAGACCACCGGCTACGGCAGGCCACGGCGGCGTCCCGGCAATGAGGGCGTTCACCTACGACCTGGAGACCACGACCCTGACCGAGGACGAGATGGCGGTGTTCAGCAACGTCGTCAGGACAGAGACGCACGGGTCCACGAGGCTCGCCGTCAGTGGCATCCTCGAAGCGGTCAGCAGCCCGTTCGGCAGCGCGGCGGCCGGGTACGCCTTCACGCAGGCCAAGATGATCTGGCGGAACCCGGAGGGTACCGGATAGCCTGAGGACAGGATCTTCTTCTCCCGGGGAGGTGGTGCTGGTGAACGGTAGCACTGCGATCCGGGAGGTGGTCCGGTTACATCTCGTCGCGAGGCCGTCGTCACTGCGGGTGGCGGCGGCCTCCGGCGCTAGATAGCATTGAACCGGAGGTGGCCAGGTGAGCAGCGGAGTGCAGATTTACTACTCCAGCCCCAGCGAGGCAGCGGCGGTGACGCCCGTGGCCTTCGTGGACGCGACCACCGGCCAGCTGGCCGACCCCAGCTCGATCACGTGCGTGGTGACGGACCCTGCGGGCACGATCACGAGCTACGTGTATAACCCCTCGAACACGGGTATCGGGCACGTCGAGAAGGAGTCGGCCGGCAACTACGCCCTGACCGTGGACGGCCTGACCGTCTCCGGGCTGTACAGCTTCACGTGGGTCGGCACCGGCAACGGCGTCCAGCAGGTCACGCCCGGCACCTTCCGGCTGATCCCCCTGTCCGACGTGGGCACGGGCGCGCAGTTCTGGTATACCGGCCTCGACGAGCTGAAGCACCGGCTGAACATCAGTGACAACCGCTACGACTACGAGGCGCAGCTCGCCATCCAGGTAGTCGCCAACTGGGTCAACAACTACTGCGGTCGTCACTTCTACCGGCTGCACGAGGCCCGGACGTTCATCCCGGAGAGCGTCTGGGGGTGCCCGCTGGACGACCTGGTATCCGACCCGGCGGTGGTGTCCGGTACGCAGGTAAACCTCGACTACAACGGCAACGGCGTCTATGACGTGTCCTGGGCGCTCGGGGTCAACTACCAGCTCAAGCTCGGCGGCATGGGCAACAGCGAGGACAACTACAACATCAACGCCGCCGGCGTCCCGCGCCCTTACCGGCAGCTTCAGGTGCTTACCGGGGTAGCCGGCGTGTCTGCCATCCCGGGCGGCGGCTGGCTGCCGTGGATCTGGCCGTACACCTACCTGAACCGCGTGCAGGTAACCGGCACGTGGGGCTGGAACTCGGTTCCCCCGGCGATCTCGCAGGCGGCAATGCTGCTGGCGGTGGACCTGTATAAAAGCAAGGACGCGCCGTGGGGCGTCGCCGGCGTCTCCGACCTGGGCATCGTCAAGGTCCAGTCGAACCCGTGGGTCGTCGAGCTGATGAAGGACTACGTCAATATGAGGCGCAAAGCCGGGGTGTAGCGTGGCTGCCGCGAGCAAGGCACCGAAGGGCAAGCGCGGCCGGCCGGCCGGGTCCAAGACCGGGAAGAAGACAGCCCGTGGACTCCAGCTCAGCGCGGCCCAGTGGAAGGCGTACCGCGCCGGCGCGGCGGCCAAGAGCAGGCAGATCGCGATCTCGCGCGCTGCCTCGGGCTTCCGCAGGTCGCGGCTGGCCGCCGCTTACTCCACGGCGAAGAAGTACAACGCCGTCTACCACTCAGCCCAGACGGCAGCCGTCGCCGCGTTCGCGGTCAAGCAGTCCTACCTCCAGAGCGTGCGCGGCCACCAGAACGCCAGCCTCCAGAACCGGATCAAGGCAGACTACTTCCGGCACGCGAAGATCCTCGGGCGCCTCCAGTTCGCGCAGGCGGGCGAGCGGAAGTACGTGACGAAAGCCGTGCTCCGCACCGTCACCCAGTCGCAGGCCGTGGCCCACGAGAAGCAGGTGTTCGCGCACGCGCGGCGGGCGGCCGGCAAGGCGAGCAGGTCCGTGCAGGCCAGCCCCGGCAGTGGCCGGAACAGGTCGAAGTTCACCGCCGCGCAGCAGGCTTCGGTGGTAGCGGCGGGGCTGGCGGCGGCAAGGAAGGCCCCGGCCGGGCGGCAGGCCCCGTCCTCCCTCGTCGCGACGGGAAAGGACCAGGGGCCGTGGCTCGGCCGGCCGGAGGACGCGAACTGCGTGCCCGTGGCCGTGGCCAACGCGATGCTGCTGCACACCGGCTACCGCGTGCCCCCGCTGATGTTCCGCCGGCTGGAGCGGGCGTGCGGCCCCGGGGCGACGATACCGCAGGGACTCGCGGTCCTGGGGGACGTGCTCGCCGTCGCGGGCCACCCGGTCCGGGTCGCCGGGGTAACGCGCGTGCCGGCGGCGCTCGGCCTCGTGCCCGGCCACGTCATCGGCTTCCGGGCGCCGCTCGGCCCGCACGCGGCAGTATCCCTGCCTGGCCGCCGGGTCATATCCTGGGGCCAGGAACTGCCGTACGAGGGCACCACCGAGGAAGCGTGGGCCGTGAGCTGGAAGGTGGCGGGGTAGCCGTGCAGCACAAGCGGGCATTCAGGGTGCTGATCGCCACCGTGACCCTGAACGTCGCGTTCGGGCTGGCGTACAGCGCGTCTGAGCACATCGCCGTGTGGAAGGGCCTGTACTGCGCCCTGGGCACCTCGACCACGGTCGGCTGTGACGTGCTGCCGGACAACCCGGCGGGGTACTGGCTTATCGCCGCTATGATGGTAACCGTGGTGCCGCTGCTGGCCTCCGTGTTCAGCTTCTTCACCACGGAGCTGACGGCCGGCCACGTGGACGCGCGCCACGAGGAGCTGAAGGCCAGCATGGTCACGCACGTTGACACGCGCCACGAGGAACTGAAGCAGCACCTGACGGAGGTAGTCCATGGCAAGCCTGAGGGCAGTGCGGACGGCGCTGGCGGCGCAGATAGCGGCCAACGCGTTCCCGGCCATCCAGGCGGAGGGTAACCCCGCCGACCAGATAAGCCCGCCCGTGGCGCTGGTGCTGCCCGCGCACGGGACCTTCGCGAAGTACGGGGAGACCCTCGGCGGCGCGTACATGGACCCGGTCACCCGCAGTCCCTACGCCGCGTCGTCCTTCAGCCTGGACGTGATGGTGGCCATCGCCCGGAACGCCGACATCGATACCGTGCAGCAGACCCTCGACCAGTGGTTCGGCTACGAGCTTATCCCCGGCGTCACGGTGAGCATCCCGATGGCCGTCGCGATGGACGATACCCTTGGCGGGGTCGTGCAGTGGTGCGAGCCGGTCACGGCGGACTCCTACGCGCCGCTCGACTACAACGGCGTCATGTACTTCGGCGCCCGGATCCACTTCACCATCGGCCTGGTCTAGCCTCCCCCGGCCTCGTGTAAACTTGCCGTCGTGAGCCTCGCCAATGACCCTGAGCACCTGCGCATCCTCCTGACGCACCCCGGTCCCGAGTTCTCCGTCCACGATGTCTGGCGTGGCTATGAGAAGGCGTTCCGCAAGCTGGGGCACCCGGTGATCACGTTCAACATGAACCACCGGCTGATGTACCACGGCAACACCTACCTGAAGGACTACCCGGAGGACTGGGACGGGTCGCGCAAGCTCCCCTCCTGCGAGGCGTGCGGCCAGGAGCCGTTCAAGAAGGCGCTCACCGACGAGCAGGTCACCACGATCGTCACCCGGCAGATCTTCGAGGACGCCTTCGTGTTCTGGCCGAACGTCATCGTGTTCACCTCGGGGTTCTTCTATGACGAGGCGATCTTCGAGGTGCTGCGGGCGCGCGGGATGAAGCTCGCCATGATCCACACCGAAAGCCCGTACGAGGACGAGCGCCAGATGGCCATCGGCGCGCACATGGACCTCAACCTCATCAACGACCCGGTGAACCTGGCGGCGTGGCGGGCCGCCGGCCTTCGCACGCACTACCTGCCGCACGCCTACGACCCGGAGGTCCACTACCCGGTGACCGTCGCGGAGGTCACGCAACTGGGGGACCGCGAGCGCAAGTTCGCGCGCTCCGAGCCTTACGAGTCCGACTTCACGTTCATCGGCACCGGGTTCAAGTCACGCCGGGACTTCTTCGGCCAGATGGACCTAACGGGCGTCCGGTGGTCGATCGGCGGCGGCGGCTGGGGTGAGGCCGTCACCGAGCCGGCCAACGCGCACCTCCTCGACTACATGGGGCACCACCCGGAGCTGTGCGTTGACAACGAGGAGACCGCGCGCCAGTACCGGATCGCGAAGACGAGCCTGAACCTGTACCGGCGCGAGGGCGAGGACGGCACCGACTACGCGGGCTGGTCCATGGGTCCGCGTGAAGTCGAGCTGGCCGCCTGCGGCACGTTCTTCATCCGCGACCCGCGCGGCGAGGGCGACGAGCTGTTCGACGGGATCCTGCCTACTTTCAGCTCGCCGGAAGAGGCGGCGGAGCTGATCCGGCACTGGTCTAAGCTGGACTCCCTGCGCGAGGAGCGCGCCCGGCAGGCACGCGAGAAGATCCTGGACCGCACGTTCGGCAACAACGCCCTGAAGATCATGGGCTGGCTAGAGGACGCGGGGCTGACCGTATGATCAGCGACGAGATGGTGCGGGCCGCTGCGGCGGCGAGGATCCGCGTCCCGGAAGGACGGCCCGTCACGGGGGAGTCCGATGGCGAGACGGTCGGCGCGTACTTGCGGGCGCTGTTCGCCACACTGTGGCGCCGGGGCGAGAAGTTCAGCGCCAAGAGGCCGTTCGGCTACTCCGGGTGGCAGGCTGACGTGTACCTGGCACTCGTTGAAGCGGACCTGGTAGCAGGCGTCATCGACCCTGACGGGTACCTCGCCGCCCTTGACGAGGTCACGGCGCAGGCCCTGGTGCAGGCCATCATAGCGCGCGGCCTCGGACCCGTGGACAGCGCGGGCGCTGCCGTATAGGATCTCTTGCCGCTTTCCTGTTGCCGAGAGCGCACCCTACACTAAAAAGGAGCAGCCGAGGCCGGCGCGCGGAAAGAGCCGCGTACGGAGCCGTCTGGTCATCCTGGAATCTCTTCGCGAGAGGGTGACTACACGCAATGGGCCGGATACACGGTCGCAACGGCATGGTCTACCTGAGCGTCCAGCCATGGAACAACGGCGCCAACCCGGCGACGCCCATGTCTTTCGTCTCGGACTGGACAATAAACTTCACGGTTGCCAAGGTGGACGTGACCGCCCTCGGCGACACCAACCTCATCTGGGTGGCCGGCCTGCCCGATGCGAGCGGCGACTTCACCGGGTTCATGGACACCGCGTCTGCCCAGACGTACCAGGCAGCCGTAGACGGCCAGCCACGGGCGATGTACCTGTACCCGACGCTCGTCGCCGTGAACGGCGGCCCCGGCAACGCGACGATCAGCTCCGGAGAGTACTTCTTCGGCTTGATCCTCCCTGACTACGCCGCCTCCGGTGGCGTGGCCAGCGCGGTCACGATGAAGTCGAGCTGGAACGCGGCAGCGCAGGTCCAGCGGTACCCGGCAGCGGGCATCTCCGGCACCTAAGCCCGGAGCGGGAGGGGCGGTCGTCACGGCGACCGCCCCTTCAGCGTGCCTTTACACGCCCGGCCGGCCGGCTAGGATGACACCTGACACCGTATCGCGCTTACCAGGAGCAGCCATGACTGACGCCCCCGCCACCGACATCGAGGACGACCGCGAGCTTGCGCGGATCCAGGCCGCCGCCACCGAGCAGGGAGCGCAGCTTCCCCCGGGCCAGCAGGGCGGGGAGAAGGCGCCGCCGGCGCGCAAGCCCGGCATCTACGTCCCGCTCATCACCCTGGACAAGGAAGGCAAGGAGACGGGCCGCGAGGAGTTCCGGATGGCCGACGACGTGGGCGCGATGGCGCTCATGGAGTGGGCGGCGGCAGGGGACGGCAGCGGCGATAACAGCGCCTTCGAGAACCTGCGGGCGGCCTACCACGTCCTGGAGGCTGTCGTAGACCGCGAGCAGTTCCCCGAGTTCAAGAAGTACGCCCGGGACCACAACGTGGGGTTCAAGGAGCTGGTGGACTTCCAGAACGCGTCCTTCGAGGCGCTGAGCGGAAACCCTACCGAGTAGTCCGCTTCCTCAGCAGGTACTTCCTGGCGAACCTGCGGAGGATTGACGGGCAGCAGCTCCGGCAGACGGGGCGCGGGGTCGAGGGATTCACGATCCGGCAGCTCTGCAACATCGCCTACTCGCTGGTCTACGACGAGATGGTGCTGACCTTCCGCGCCCGCGTGTCCAGGGGCGAGAAGTTCGAGGCGCAGGACCCTCTCGGCGACGAGATCCGCGCGTTCGAGGAGTCCATCGGCCTGCGCGGCGGCGCTAACGCGGAGGAGCTGGCCCTCGCCATGCACAAGGAGTGGATGAGGCAGCAGGGCAAGGAGTGGGACGACACGCCGGTTACCGGGAAGCAGGCTGACCGCTGGTGGGACCAGGACGTGGAGTACAAGTCCATGGACGACCTTAACCGGAAGCTGACGCGTAAGGTGTAGTCATGGCCTTCCTGCTCAACCTCTACGGCTTCGCCATCGAGGACCTGCTCCACGACCCGGACGGCCCTGTCGGCGGGCTGCTGGACGAGCTTGCCGTGCGCATGACGGCCCGGGCTAAGGGATTCGCCCCCGTGCAGGGTCCGAAATCCTACTCCTGGAGCCTGCACGGCTCTACGTCCTACATGCCCTGGGCGGGCGGGTTCACCAAGAGCCGGACGCACGTGCACATGGCCTCCATCGACGGGGCGGGCCACCTGTTCGCGGGCACCAACGCGCCCTACGCCCCGACTGTCTGGCTGGAGGGCGCCCGAGACCGCAAGCCCTTCCTGAGCATGGCGCTCAGCGCGGCCAGCGTCTGACTGTGCAATCAGGATCGCAGTCGTTAGGCTGGATTGACGGTCCAGCGCAAGAGGAGGATGCCCGGTGCCACGGCTCATCGGCGAGGCTTACGTAGCCATCCTCCCGGACACCACCAAGTTCGAGCGCCAGGCCAACACCAAGATCCGGGCCGCGCTGACGGGGATCAACCCGAGCATCAACATCGGCGCGAACACGGCCGGGGCCGCTGCCAAGATCAAGGCCCTTAACGCGCTGGCCAAGGGCGGCAAGGTCAACGTCAGCGCTAACGCCTCCGGCACGGCCGGCGTGGCTGCCGCCGCCCGTAACGCCACCAGCGCCCTCAACGGCCTGAGCGGCGCCGCTGACCAGTCAGGCGCCTCCGCCACGCGGGCGGCGAAGGGGTTCGGCATCTTCGGCCGGGCGCTGGCCGCCATACAGAACACGCACATCCCGCTGTTCGCCACGTCCATGCAGTACGCCAAGGACGCGGACATCCTGGACAAGGGACTGGCGAACCTCGGCAAGAACTTCATCACCACCGCCTCAGGCTTCCACCTCGTAGCCGAGGCCGTCATTGAGTTCACCGCCGTCTGGGGTCCGGCCATCATCGGCCTCACGGCGTTCGGCCTAGCCGCGTACCCGATCGCCAGGGACGTTTACGCGCAGTTCAAGAACGTGCGCACCGAAGTTACCGCAGCGGGGCAGAGCTTCGACCACGTGAACGCGGGCATGAACAAGCTGTCAGTAGCAGTCAAGCCGCAGGCGCTCCAGCTCTGGGGCGACTGGCTGACGATCAGCAGCAACAAGGGCAGTCACTTCGCGACCGTGCTGAAGAACATCGGCGGCGTGCTGGACAACTTCGCGGCCAAGGCCGTCGTAGCGCTCAACTCCAATACGGGCGGCACGTTCCTGAACAAGGCAGCCGGCGACATCAACCTGCTCGGGCAGTCCTTCCAGCAGGTAGGCCGCATCGTTAACACGCTGCTGAAGTCCGTGCCCGGGTACGCGGAGATCCTGCTGAAGCTGGGCACTGCCGCGCTGACCGTCTCGGCTGACGTCATCCAGGCCGCGCAGCCGATCATCGCCAAGTTCCTGGCCATTCACGGCGCCATCTTCTACCTGGGCCTGGCCGCCACCATCCTCGGCACGTTCAGCCGCGCGGCGGTGACGGCGTTCCGTGCCGTGGCGGCTGGCGAGGCAGCCGTGGCCACCAGCGGGAAGATCTCCGCGTGGGGCGCCGCTGTCGGCAGCGCGGCCGGGGCACTGGTCAGCGCGGGCAAGGCCGCCGTCGCGTGGGGCGCTGACATCCTCTACATCACCAAGGCCGAGGGCGTCGCCGCAGGCGCCACCGCCGTATTCCGGGACGCCCTCGGCGCCATCCCGTTCGGGCCGGCCGGGCTTGCGGCGGGCGTCGCCGCCGTGGCCATCGGCGGGGTGCTGTTCCTCGCGTTCAGGAGTTCCACGGACGCCGCCGCGCAGCTGAACGCGCAGCTGGAGAAGACTATATCGGCGTCGAGCATCATCAACGTGCAGTTCAGCGTCGCCGCCGCCATGAAGGCCACCACGGCGGCTATCCAGGGCGAGCGGGTAGCCATCACGCAGCTCACCCGTGACAGCAACCGCTACACCTCGGCTGGCGTCTCGCACGCCATCGGCCAGCAGAAGGGCCAGATCCAGGCGAACACGGCGGCCCTCCAGCAGTACGCTGACCAGTCGGCCACCGCCGCGCTGCGGCTGAACTCCCTCGGCAAGTCCTACGGGGACACCGCCAGCCTGCTCCAGCTGTTCAACCTGGCCGGGGTGAAGCAGGGCGACATCGCGACGGCCAACGCGCAGGCGTGGGCGCTGGACCAGCAGAAGCTCCTGGCGACGGCGGCGGCCTACGGGTTCATCGGCCAGCAGGCGGGCACCCTGGGCAACCAGCTTGACACGCTGAACATCTCCACCGGGACCACCGCGCAGGCCGTGCAGACGCTCACGTCCGCCGAGCAGAACTGGCTCGGCATCATCACGGGCGGCGAGGCGGCGTTCACTGCGTTCATCCAGGGCAACCAGACGCTGGCCGACACGCTGAAGAACGGCGCTAACTCCGCCACGAACTTCACCGTCAAGGTCGGCGGCCTGAAGCAGAAGTACGACGCTACCGGCGCGGCCATGAACGGCACCTCGCAGGCGGCCCTGGCAGTCCGGCAGGCGTTCACCTCCCAGATAACCGCCGCCGGCACCCTGTACGGCAGCCTCCAGATGCTGGCGGCGGCCTCGGGGAACACCGCTGCCTCGCAGCAGCACCTGAACCAGGCCGGCCGCGACATCATCGCCACGCTGCTGCCGTTCGCCAAGGGGTCGGCTCACGCGACCACGTCACTGTACGGGCTTGCCCAGGTGGCCGGGTACCGTGGCGCCAACAGCTTCGCCGCGCTGGCCAAGTGGGTCGGCAACGCGAAGAACGCTACCGCTGACCTGGACAAGCAGCAGCAGGCCCTCGCCCGGACCGCCGCCGAGCTGTCCAAGGCGGCCAGGAACCTCGGCAACGCCCTGGTGCAGGACGTCACCCAGTCACAGGCGCAGGCGATCCTGTCCAGCAGCCGGTTCAACGCGATCCAGAACAACCTGATCAACACGCTGGGCAAGACGCACGGCAAGCTGACCGGGCTGGCGACCACGCTGGCAGGGCAGTACTACCAGGCGATGGTGTCGGCGGGCATCGGCACTGACCAGGCCAAGGCGATGACGGACGCGCTGCTCCAGAAGCTCGGCGTGGCCCCGGGCGCCCTCGCGGCAGTCAACGCCCAGCTAGACCAGCTCCAGCAGAAGGCCGATGCCGCAGCGGCAGCCATCCAGGCGCTCACGGCCCAGACTTACACGGTGCGCATCCAGGAGATGATAAGCATCCCCGGCACCGTGCAGGGGCCTATCCCGGGCGTGTCGGCGCCGGGCCTGTTCCCCCATCACGCAGCGGGCGCCTACATCGTGCGCGGCAGCGGGCCGTCCGGGCAGGACTCCACGCTGCGCGCCCTGGCACCGGGAGAGCTGGTGATCCCGACGAGCCACGCGCCCGCGTTCAAGGACATGGCCAAGCGCGCGGGCGTGCCCGGCCTACAGGGCGGCGGCTCAGTCAGCTCCCTGCGCACTACCGGTGCCTCGCAGACGCTGAGCGCGCTGCTGGCGGGTTCCGTGTTCAGCTTCGGCGCGAACTCCCTCAACCCGCTGCTGGCCCCGGCTGACAGCGCTGTCAGCGGCCCGCAGTCCCAGCCGGTAACCCAGGTTCAGGGCACGCTGCTCATCCAGCTCCTCCAGCAGCTCGTCAGGCTGATGCAGCAGCAGCCTCACGCCCTTGGCACCGTGATCAACGGCAGCCTCGCCTCGGGTACCCGGCACGCGTTCTTCGCCACCGGGGGCTAACCCTGCTATAGCGCGGGCTATCGCCTGGCTATTCCCTTCCCGGTAAGCTGGCCCTGAACGCCAACTCACGGAGGCCCGCGCATGCCATACTCTGGCCCCGGTCAGCTGCCCTACTGGACCGAGATCCAGAACAACGGCTCGACCTCGAACGCGGGCATGCAGTCCGAGCAGGTCCCCGTCGTCGTCGGCAGCACTTACAACTTCACCGCCACCCTCTCGTACGCGGCGACCTACGCGCCCGGCGCGAGCATCACCCTCGCCATCTTCAGCAGCGTCGGGGTCCAGCTGGCGGCGGCAGCCGGCGCCACCGTGACGAACATGACGGGCGGCCAGAACTACACGGCGAACTCGGGCACCGTGACAGCGCCTGCCGGGGCCTCGTACGCCGTCGCCACGGTGACGCAGGCCGGGCTGCCCGCCGTGAGCAACATCCTGTCCGTCTTCCAGGGGCTGGTCAGTGACCAGACCGGCACCGCCGTAAATGCCAACTACGCCTTCACCTGGAACTACTGGCCGTGGTCGGCCCTGAGCAACGCGCTGCTGTCGTGGAATTACAACCCGGTCCTGCCGGGGGACTTCGACTCGCTCGTGCTCGACGGGCAGATAGAGCTGATGGGCGGCACGCCCGGCGTCCCGTGCACCATCCCCGCGCTGCTGGACTCTAACGGCGCCGGCCCGAGGTTCCGGCTCCTCGCTCCCCCGTCCGGTAACTCGGCCGCCCTCGGCTACCAGGGCAGCTACGACCTGAACGCCCCGCAGCCCACGCAGGACGTCGTCGCCTCGATGCTGCTCGACGGCGAGCGGCCCTTCGGCAGCCGGGCGAGCAACCGGCAGATGTCGCTGCCGATCGTGATCTTCGGCACGGAGGCCGGCGGCATGGCGCAGGTGCTCGCCGCCCGTGAGTACCTGATGGCCATCATCGACCAGCAGTCCTGGTCGATCAGGTGGACCTCGGCCGACACGGGCCTGCCCATGCTGTTCGACTGCTTCCGCGCACTGCCGAGCGTTCCCGTCTACGGGTTCAACTACTCAGCCGGCGGGTCGGCCACGCAGAGTGAGGCCGCCGACGCGAACTACCCCATCGGCCTGATTACCCTGACCATCCAGGCGCTGCCCTACGGTAAGTCTGACGTAGACGGGGCGCAGGATCTCCTGTTCACCAACGGCCTCGTCAGCGGGCCGTCGCTGCCCGGTGCCGTCACGGTGGACAACTTCACCAGCTTCAACGCCGGGGCCAACCCGGACTGGGCACAGGACAGCGTCACCTACAGCCCGCTCGGCGGCACGTCCGTCAGGTTCCAGTCGCCGTCGCCCGTGAAGCTGCCGTACACCGCCGCCGCCTACGCCTCCTCGATGGCGGGCAGCGTGAGCGTCGCCGGGCTGCCCACGCTGTCGGTATGGTTCGGGCAGGTCTACGACGGCCGGTGGGTGCCGACGCCCGCGTTCAAGTCCAACGTCACCCTCAACTGGACCCTCACGGACAACCACGGGAACAAGCTGCGGTTCAGCTCAGTGCAGAAGGGCGTCCGCTGGGCTACCGACATCCGCAACCCTTACTGGACGCAGCTGAACACGGCCATCCCGCAGAACAGCCCCCGGTTCAATTACGCTGCCGTGGCGTCCTACGCGCTTCAGGTCACCAACTCGGCGGCCAGCGCCACGCCCGGCTACGCGCGGATGCACTGCTGGCTGAACAGCGTCCTGGCGCAGCCGCAGACCATCACCAACCCCGCATCGCCGCGCGGGGCCGTCTACAACCTGTTCGGCCTTCCCGGGTCCGCCCGGGCGCCGATCTCCGTCCAGGCACAGCTCCCGGCGGCAGTCCCCGTCACCCGGGAGTTCACCGCCGCCGGGCTGGGCACGTGGCCGGTGCCGGGAGGCGTCTATAACGTCGCGGCCGAATGCTGGGCCGGGGGCGGGGCAGGCGCCTCGACGGGATCCTACGGCGCTCTCGTGCTGGAGTACAACCCTGTCCTGTACGCGCCGCTCAGCGCCAATGCCAATGACGCCTCGGGCAACGGGTTCAACGGCACGGCCACCGCCGTCACCTTCAGCCAGGACAACTCGGGCCTCGCCGGGCAGCACTCCGCCCTGTTCAACGGCACGACCTCCGGCATCACCTTCCCCGTGAACCCGTACGGGGCCAAGACGATGACGATCTCCGCCTGGTTCAACGGCAACGGCACGGCGCCCGTGGGCCGGCTGATCGCCAGCAGCCACACCGACTCCGGCACTGACAAGGCCGGGTTCGAGCTGTACGCCAACAGCTCTCACCAGCTCGTCGCCGCGTTCGGGTCCGGCACGGCCAACGCCGTGGCTACGGCCGGGTCCACGCTGCCGTCCAGCGGCTGGCACCACGGCGCGGCTACCTACGACGGCACGACCGTCACCCTGTACCTTGACGGCGCGTCCGTCGCCACGGCCTCCCTGTCCGGTGCCGTCGCCCCCGGCTTCCAGAACCTCGTCAGCGTCGGTTACGGCGCGTACGGCCCCTCCGACTTCTTCGCGGGCCTGATCGAGGGCGCGGCCATCATGAACGAGGCGCTGACGGCAGCCCAGGTGACGGTGCTCGCCGCTTCCGGCGCGGCCATCGGCGGCGGCGGGGCAGGCGGGGAGTACGCGGCCGAGCCTTCCCTCGCCGTCACCCCGGGAACCAAGGTCCCCTGGTCAGTAGGCGCTGGCGGCACTCCGGCCCAGCTTTCCCCGACCGTCATCAGCTTCACCAAGGCAGGCGTAGTCTCCCACTGGCTGTGCCCGGCCGGCGTCACCAGCGTCCTGGTTGAGGACTGGGGCGCGGGCGCGGCCGGGGCGGCTGGCGCGGGCGGCGGCGGGGCAGGCGAGTACGCGGCCCAGGTCTTCAGCGTCACGCCGGGCGTCACTTACTGGATTTACGCCGGGGCCGGGGGCGTCGCCAACTCGGGCACCAGCTCCGCCAGCAACAGTTCCCGCGCCGGGCAGGACTCCTGGTTCGGCAACTCGGGCACGAAGAACGCGGCCGGGGCGCTGCTCGCGGCCCACGGCGGCAAGTCCCCGCTGACGGGCGCTACCCCGGGCGGCCAGGGCGGCTCCGGCTCGACCGCCCCGGTTCACCACAACGGCGGCAACGGCGGCGCGTCCCCGGGAACGGGCGGCGGCGGCGGCGGCGGGGCAGGCGGTAACGCCGGGGCCGGCGGCAACGGCGGCGACTCGCCCGCCACGTCGGCGTTCGGCCGGCTGGCCGGCGGCGGCACGGGCGGCACCGGGTCACCTGAGGGCAACAGCTCAGGCGGCAACGGCGGCAACGGGTCGCCGGCACCGGGCTTCCCGGCCAGGGGGCTGGCGCCGGGCGGCGGCGGCGGCGGAGGCTACTCCGGCCCCGTGATCTTCCGGACGATCCAGCCGGCGGGCGGCCCGCTCGTTCCTGACGGCAACTACCTCGGCGCTGACGGAGCTGACGGCGAGGTCCAGCTCAGCTACTCCGTGAGCAACGGCGCAGCCGTCAACGGGGGGACTACCTCCTTCGGCTCAGCCGGGACCACGGGCACGACCGTCACGGCGCACGGCGGGGCCTCGGCCGCCGCTAACAGCGAGGCCGCTACCACGGGCGGCGCCGGCAGCTCCAACACGGTGCACAGCCCGGGAGGCATCGGCGGCCTGTACACCTCCGGGCCGCAGGGTTCCTGGTACACCTCGCCGTTCACCGCCCGGACGAGCACGGCCTTCGCCTTCCAGCTCGGCGGCAGCGGCACTTACGTCACGGCCAGCGGCACGAGCAGCACGGCTGCGGCCTCCTGCGCCCAGGGCGTATCGGTGGTGCTCGTGCGGTCGAGGGCCGCCGTCAGTGACCTGACCGTGACTGACACGTCCGGGAACCTGTACACGCTAGCGGCCCAGCAAGCCGGCGGGTCAGCGCACAACGGCATCACCACGTACGCTTTCACCGCGAACATAGCGAACCCCGTCACCACCGCCACGACGATCACGATAACGTCCGGCACGGCGCAGGCGTACGGCTACCTCTGGTACACCTCGCCGACCCTGTCCACGGGCGTGAGCGCGCCCAACCAGTCGTCGAACGCCGGCACGGGCAGCACCATCACGGGCACCTTCGGCGCCGGCGACCAGCAGAGCATGCAGTACGAGCTGATCGTCATGTCGAACGACGCCGGGGCCACGCCGTCCGGCGGCCAGCCGTCGAACAACAACACGATGTGGTTCGCCCCGAACGCCACCAGCAGCGCGACGGACTCCGCCGGGATCATCCAGGCATTCGTCGCCCTTAACCAGGGGGGCGGCACGGCGCTCCAGGGGGCAGCCGGCGACGCGTTCTCCTGCGGGATGTCCGCGTCCTCGAACTGGTCACTGCTGTGCGTCCCGCTCGTGGCCGCCGCGCAGGACGCGACCGCCGTCAAGCTGGCCCGCGTTAACGGCACCACCCCCGGGGCCTCGACGAACTGGGCCAACGGCGGCGCCATCTCGGCTAACGGGACGATCGCCGTGATGGGCATCTCCCTGAGCGCGGCGCCGACCGGGATAGTGGACGTGTCCGGGAACGCCTACGCCCAGCGCTCTAACGTCCAGACGGCCGGGTTCAACGCGCACCAGTGGATCTTCACCGCGCCCGTGACGGCGGCCCTGCCGCAGGGGTCGAACGGCACGGTGCACTGGGGAGGCGCGTCGGCCAGCCCGCAGTACATGTACGACGTTTACTGGCTGCCGAACGCCACCGGGCTGGACAGCGCGCTCGTCACCTCGGTAACCGGCACCGGCACCGCTGTCTCGGGAAGCTACCAGCCTTTCGCGGCTAACGACCAGATCATGGCCATGGCCTCGAACTTCCTGCCAAGCGCGGGCGTCCACCTCACCCCTGCGGGCAGCCGGCCCGGGGCGCCGTGGAACTACGTGGACTTCGACAACGCCCAGGCGAACCTGTCCACGGACCTGTTCCTCGCCCAGGGCACGGACAACCAGGCGCTGTCGGTAACGGGCGCGTACCCGTCCGCCGTTAACTGGGCGCTGTCGATGGTCGGCTTCACCCAGGCCCCGCTCGGCAACGGAGGCGGCGCGGCGGGCGGGGCGAGCGGCACGGGCTACCCCGCGATGAGCAGCCTCGGCGCTCCCGGTTACGCCGGCGGCGCGCACGGCGGCAACGGGGCGCAGGCAGCCAGCGCCCCGGGCGGCAACGGCGCCCTGCCAGGCGGCGGGGGCGGCGGTGCCTACTCGTCGGTGTTCAGCACGAGCACGTTCAACGGCGGGGCGGGCGGCCAGGGGCTTATCCGCATCACGTGGCAGCCGCCGCTCACGCCGTTCAACACGCTCATCCTGCACCGGCCGGGCGAGACGGCACCGCCGAACTTCTCGCCGCTGGTGCCGATCCCCGTGACCGACATCCCGAACAACACCGAGTACACGATAGCCGTCCCGTCGCAGGTTCCCTACCTGAACGCGGAGTTCGACGGCACGTACACGGTGCTGGCCGCCGCCTACGCCTGGAACGCGGCCACCGCAGGCAGCGTGCGGACGCTGACCGTGAGCATCAACCAGTACGAGTACCCGGGCGGCCCTCGCTACTCCGTGCAGGCCAGCCGGGCAGTCACCCCCGCGATCGACGTGGTCAACGGCATCGTCAACCTCGGCGAGGTGACCCTGCCGCTGAAGGACTACGCCGCGCACAACGACCAGTCCTACTTCACGGTTTCGATTTCTGACTCTGACCAGGGCGACTCGTTCCAGGACGTGCTGTTCCTCGACACCCGGGGCCAGACGGTCCTGATCAACATCGCCCCCGGCACGCCCGGCTACGGCCAGTACGTCAGCTACTACGTTGACGAGCCTCCCGCCGACCGTGCCATGGGCTTCGTCGGGGCGACCACGGGCGGGCGGCAGCGCCAGGTGAGCGTGCTGGAGTACGCGATGCCGTCAGGCGGCCCCCTCTACATCATGCCAGGGGACAACCTCCTGCTGGCCTACTCCCCGGCCGGAGCGCCCAACATAGGGGTGCGCTACGCGCCCAGGTGGTACCTGGACAGGACACAGTAAATGGCAAGCTCAGCACCCAGCCCCCGGCTGACCAGGACCACGGCCCTCGCGATGGCGCAGTCCCTCGCGGCAAGGGTCCAGGCCCTCGTGCCCACGCTGACCACCAGCCTGTCGCCCGTCACCGCCTACCAGCCGCTGCCAACCGCCGTGACCTGGGGCACGAACGTGTCCGGGACAGGAAACGTCCTGCTCGGCGGCACCGGGGACAACCAGTCGGTGCCCGCGTTCCCGCTGCTGGGCGTGTGGGTGGCCCCTGACGCCAACGGCGACGGGTCGGACTACCAGGTCCAGGTAGAGTGCTTCGGCGGCGGCGCGGGCGGCGGGGGCGGCAGCACGACGACGGGCGGCGGGGGCGGCGGCGCCGGCGAGTACGCTGCGGAGCCTTCCTACGCCGTGAAGCCGGGCAAGTCCTACGTCTGGGTAGTCAGCGACGTCAGCTCCGGGGGCAGCGCCGTAGCCGGGGCCGTAACGCCCGGGGTCAGCGCCGGCCCTACCATCTTCGACCTTCTCGGAGTCGGCCTTCCCGGCGGCGTCACCGCCCACGGCGGGATAGCCGGCGACGCGGTCGCCACGGGCGAGGGCGGCCGGGGCGGTACCGGCAGCGCCAACACCGTGCACTGCAACGGCGGCAACGGGGGGACCGTCGTGTCCGGGATCGGTTCCGACGACCCGGCCGCCCTCAGCAGCAACCCCGCCCTGTGGGCTAACGGGGCCGCCACCTTCCAGCCGGCGGCCCAGTACATGATGTGCGACGTTATCCCCCTCAACTCGGGCAATACCGTCCTCAGCGACTTCTCCGGGTCCGGCCTAGACGCCGCCATCGACTACCTGGCGGGCAGCGGGTCCTTCTACACTCGCAGTAACCCGGCGCCCGTGCAGGTGCCCACGTTCACCTCGGCTGCCGGAAGCGCGGTCACCAACGCCACGGCCAAGGGCGACAACGGCACGATCCCCGTGGCGTCGCTCACCACTACCACGGCGGTGATAACGCTGCCCCCCATCGGGCTGGCTAACGTCGGGGCGTGCACTATCTCGGCGTGGATCGCGCAAAGCCCTCAGGCGGGCGGCGTGTTCAGCGACACGGCCCCCGGCTCGTGGGGGACGATCGCCGCTAACGCCCGGGGCAAAGCTTACTCTGGCAGCGGGAACATCACGGGCTTCGCCCTCGGCCTGATCAACAAGGGCACCGCCAGCGCCCCGTCCTGGGTAGCCGAGTTCAAGGTGGGCGACGCCTCCAACAGCCACGTCACCTCCGCTCAGGGCCTCCTGAACGCGGGCGCGTGGAACCACGTCGTGGCCACCTTCCACGCCGGGGCCATGGCCCTGTACATCAACGGCTCCCTCGTCGCCTCGGGCAGCGCGAGCATCAGCGTGATCCCGGCCTCCGGCCACGACGTCGCCATCGGCGCCAGCCCGGACGGCCCGCACGTCGCCGGCTACTTCGGCTACCTGTCCAATGTCTGGTTCGGCACTGACGCGCTGAACGCCACGGGCGTCGCGGAGGCGTTCGGCGCGGTTCCCGCGCAGGGCGGGGCGGGCGGCGGGGCGAGCGGCGGCTCGGGCGGGGCCGGCGGCAACGGCGCGTCCTCCAGCGGGGCCACGGGCGGCGCGGGGGGCACGCCTCACGCCGTGGGGGCGAGCATCGCGCAGTGGACTACGGGCGGCAGCGCGGGCGCCGCAGGCTCTAACAGCGCCACGGACAATGCCACCAGCTTCGCCGCGACGGCAGGCGGAGGCGGCGGCTGCGGCAGCACTCCCAGCCCCGGGGCGGGCGGCGCGGCCACGTTCGGGTTCACCAGCGCGGCGTCTTACAACGGCACCGACGCGAACGGGGGCACGGCCTCCGGGGCGCTCTACAACCCGGGCCAGCAGGGCACTAACTCGCTGCTGTTCACGGGCGCCGGGCCGAACGACTACGCTACCGGCGCGAAGAACAGCATGCTCGTGCTGGACCCGTCGCTGTACACGCTGCTGGGCTTCACCCCGGACCCTAGCCTCACCTTCTTCGACGTCAGCAATTACGTGACGCAGGTATCGCTGACGGTGTTCAACGCCAACCCGCTGAATCCCGCCCCCGTGATCCTCGAAGTCAGCTACTCCTTCGACACGGTCCTGCCCGGCAGCTACACGGGCAGCACCATCCAGCAGAGCCTCGGGCAGCTCGTGATCCCGGCCGGGGCGGCCTCGGCGACCATGGACCTTACCCAGACGGGCTTCTACGACTCCCTCATCGGGCTGAACTACCCGGACCGCGCCGGGGCCATCATCCTCGGGCCGGGGGCGTCCCCTACCTTCGAGGCGTACGGCCAGCCCACGGCCCAGGCGTTCAACTGCGAGGTCTACGGGCCGGGGTCCGCCGCGCCAGACGGCAGCTCCGTCGCCCCGTTCCTGACGCTCACGTACTCCGCGCTCGCGGCGGGCAGCCCGCCGCCGGACTACGCTGCCCCCGGTGCCCCCGGCGGCCTGTACGTCACCTACGTGAACCCGGCCGGCGTCGCCGTGGCCGCCGTCGAGGCGTTCGCGGTGACGGACCCGGGCGGGAACAAGTTCGCGCAGGGCTTCACGGGCACCATCACGCCGTTCCAGCCGGGCGCCACCCCGGCCAAGCCGGAAACCTGGCACAAGCCCGTCAGCCTCCTCAACGGCTGGACGCAGCAGTCTCCCGCGTTCCAGTACCGGATGAACGCCGAGGGCAACCACCTGATCGTCAGGGGCATCATCAGCTCGGGCGCCATGACGGGCACCACCTTCTACACGCTGCCGGACAGCAACTACTGGCCTACGTCGGCAACCGGCGTGGACTTCGGCGTGACCTTCCACACGAGCACGGGCTACACTCAGGCGGCGTTCGGCCGGATCGACACCTCGGGCAACATCAGCATCATCAACGCGACCACTGGCACGGGAGCCGTGGTGTTTGACGCTGACATCCCGCTGAACCTCACCTAGGAGTCGTCATGGCATTCGAGAAGGGGAACGCGGGCCAGGTAGTCACGTGGGCGCCGCCGCTGCCCCAGCGCGCCTTCCCCGTCGTGGAGGCAGGCTCCACTACCGACCTCCCGGCAAGCGCCGGGGCGGGCACGGGGCCGGACGGCACGCGCTACGGCTGGTACACGGTCAGCACCAGCCAGTGGGCGTCCGTCGAGGGGCAGCACACGCCGCCCGTGTCGGCCGGGGAGAAGTTCCAGCTCTGGAAGGTCAACCCCGCGAGCACGTACTCCGCGTTCCCGAACCCGCCCGTCTTCGCCGGGGATAACGTAGAGCCGGGCGCCCCCGCTTACCAGGGGCTGAACGAGGCTCCCGACCTGTTCTCGGTCTACCCGTTCACGATCACGCGCGAGACGGCCGGCCAGCCGGCGCCGTACCTCCTCCAGGACCCGCAGCTCTGCACCGTGATCGCCGTGCAGCAGGAGTCCCCCGCGTCCTGGGAGGTGTACTTCGCGCCGCCGCCGGCGCACGGCGAGCTGATATCGGCGGGGCAGTCCGGTATCATCACCGTCCCGCAGCCGTACAGCCCGCGCTGGCTGGGGCGCATAGGGCACGTCGCCGACCTCAACTACACGTACTCGCTGCCAGGCGGCCCGGACCAGCTCACCGCCACGCTCCAGGTTGAGCCGAACTTCCGCACGGACGCCATGAACCCCGGCCGGGTCGTTACCGTGCACAAGGGCGGCTCGTGCATCTGGGAGGGCATCCTCACCGAGCCTGTGCCCGCCTCGACGGGCTGGACGCTCACCGCCAACGGCGTCGGCACGTACGGCACTAACTTCGCGGCCTGGTGGCAGCCGGGGGCAGGGCCGACTAAGGGGTCGTCGGGCTGGACCGCCGACGCGCCCGTGGACCTCGCCATCGCCCGGGGCCTGCGCTGGGTGAACAGGGGCATCGGCAGCCCGCCCGGCATCTACCTCGGCCCCGTGCAGAACCCGGGATCGCTGACCGTCACGGACTTCCTTAACCTGCTGTGCACGGGCGGCTCCCTGACCTGGGAGCTGGTCCCCCCGGCTTCGGCAAGCTCGTTCCCGCCCGGCCCGTGGGAGCTGAAGATCGTCGCGCTCCCGCAGGACTTCTCCGGCAACCCGCTCCAGGCCGGGCCGGTGCAGAAGCTGGAGACCCGGGTACTCGTCGGGCACAAGTGGAAGCGCGTGGACCGGCTGGCAGTGGAGCCGCGCGTGCCGCCCCAGCTCCACATCATCAACACTAACCCGGTCCAGCGCTCGATCGTAGGCGACTACAACACGATAGTCGTCTACTACCAGGCAACCCCTGACGTGGTGGCCACCGCCACGAAGAAGGCCGTGGCCGCTACCTACAGGACCACCTTCGCCGACGTGCCGGGGTCCGTGGCGCTTCACGGGCGCATGGAGTACTTCATCGACATAAGCAACGGCGGCGTCTACTCCCGGGGCGGCGCGCAGGCAGTGGCGAAGAACATCCTGAACAAGTACATCAGGGCTAACTTCTCGGCGCCGTTCACCGTCCAGCCGGGGCAGCTCGTCAGCGACGGCGGCGTGCCCGTGGACCTCGGCTGCAACTGGGGCGGCCATACCACTGACGTGCTGGGCATCAACTACGCCTTCGGCGGCGAGGTCGGCTTCGCCCCCATCTCGTTCGTAATAGGGGAGTACGAGTTCAGCGACAACTCCCAGACGGCCACCATCACGCCCTACCAGAGCGCGAGAACAGACTTGGCGTCCATCATAAGCATGCTGTATCCAGGGAAGTTCGCTTAGGACCGGGCCGGGCGGGACTCGAACCCGCGTCCTGCTCTCTTGTCATGACGACGAATCGCCACAGTGGCCACTGCTGCTCTGATCCGCTGAGCTACCGGCCCGGTCTTCACGTGTAACGCAAGGCACGTTGCGCTTATTCCCCGGCCTCGCTGCCCCGGTACCTGCTGGCACGAAGACCGGCCCGGGAGGGAGGCTCGAACTCCCCTTGACCCGGTGCAGCCAGTTCCGCCCGGCCCGGTCTTCGCGTGCAGCGCAGGTACGCTGCGGTTATTCCCGGGGGTCGTAGTGCTCGTACCGGTACTGGAGTGACGGGCGCGCGTGCAGCTTTGACATGAAGCCCATTCTACCAGTGGCCGGCCAGGACTCGAACCTAGGTCTTCCCCGGTTCCTCCCGGGGCGCTCTGCCGTTGAGCTACCGGCCGTGCCTGCTACAGCTTCTCCCACCGGGGATCCTGCGGACCCCTGTCTGCCGTGTCCACCAGCGGCCACTCCGGGACCGGGTCAGGGGCGACCTCGCCGATGCGCGGCCACTGCCCCTCGCCGTCCCCGAGCATGCCGTTCAGCCCGCTAACGTCCTTCATGACTACCTCCTGTGCTCAGGGTAGGGCACTGGCACCCGCAGCGCCAGCCGGGACGCCGGGTACCGGGGGCTTCACGTGGTAGACCGCGTAGCAGTTCTGGGGCGCGTTGACGGCAAGGACGTACGCCTCGTAAGTGCGCTCAGCCTTCAGCGTGGCCGGGTCCTTGCTGCCGTTGACGAGCAGCGTGACCAGCCGGTCGATGGCCAGCACGGTGCCCGCGCGATTAGCGTTGCCGTCCAGGCACGATCGCAGCGACCCCTGGACTACCTGCTGGGTAATTGCCTGCGCCTGCCGTGCTGCGGCGCGTGCCTGGCCGGCCGTGGCGCGCTCCTGGCTGGCCGTGGTAAGCGCGAGTACCGCGACGAAGGCCACGCCCGTGCAGGCGAGGCCGAGCAGGCATACCCAGAGCGTGCGCCAGCGCGCCGCCCGCTGGGCCAGCCGCAGCTCCTCCTTCATGCCGCCGATGACGTTCTCCAGGCGCTCGGTGGCCTTGCGCACGGCAAGGGCAATCACCGGATCCGCCGGGAACCCGGGCACTTCCGTTAGCTTGCTCTCGTCTTCAGGCATGCTGCTTACCTCCGTTTACCAGCTCGCGGGGCGGGATCACGTGACTCATCACGCTGAGCAGGAGGCCGGCTGCGGCCTGTTCCCCCTGCCGCACTGGAAAGTCTATCCGCTGCCCCGGCTCCCAGTCACGTATGACCACGAGCAGGCGCCGTAGCTCCTCTACCTCCCCCGGTCCCATCGGCGGCCCGTCGTCGAGCATGGCCATGAACGCCTCAAGCAGCGTGTCAACGTGCTTGCGCGCCGGGTCGGGCTGGTGAAGGGTCGTCGCCATGTTGAAGCCCACCTGCTTCCAGAACACCTCGACCTGGCTCTTGAGCACGGCTATGTCCTCGCGCACGGGCTGTAGGGACCGCGCTAGCGCTGCGTCCAGGATAACCGGCTCGTGCCCGAGATGGGCCTCGAACTTCTGGCTAAGCCCGCTGATAAGCAAGGCGGCAGGTTCCAGGGCGGTAGCGATCTGCCCCTGGACCTGCTCCTTCAGCGCCGTGCCATCGTCCTTCTTGCGGCCATCCCGCCACGCCACGTAGGCGACGAAGTTGGCCGCCACTGAGGCGACAGCCGTGATAACGGTAAGCCACGCGCTAGCATCCACCGAACGCCCAGGTCTAGTAGGGATCCACTCCGCTACCTAGCCTACCGGGCGGTAACGCGGCACAGCTACTCCGTCACGTCATGATCGATGAGGTGCTTCCTGCCGTGCCGGGCCTTCAGCAAGTCCTCGGGACCACAGCCGAGGGCGGTGTACAGCCTCCGGAAATTAGCCACCCTCGGCCGTCGCTCCCCGGACAGGTAGAAGGTGAGCACCCGGTACGGGATGCCAGAGCGGGCGCTCAGCGAGTTACGGCTGAGCGCCCGCAGGCTGAGGAAGTAGCGGACCTTCTCAGGGTCGATCGCTATCCCGTCGCGACGATGCTTGTCAGGCATAGTAAGAGCGTATCTTGCTGCCCGACTCCTCGTCGTACATCGTCACGTACCCCTGCGCGCTCAGCACCAGCAGGCGCGCCCGCCCGGAATAGCGATCCGTGAACCGGGCGCGAACCGGGAACACCGTCTCCGCCGCGTACTCGCCTCCTGCCGGCTTACCGCCGCCTTTCGCGGTCACGCTCTCCCCGAACGCGGTATCGCCGCCCGCTAGCGCCGCGTCGTGCGCAGCCTGCCCGGCCGCCATGGTCGCCTCTTCTTCCGGCTTAACCGGGACGAAGCCGAAGCTGATGACGGGCATCCGCAGGCTGAACCCGCTAAAGCTGGTGAACAGCGCCGTCGCAGAGGCCGTGTCCACGGGAGGCGAGCTGGCCGCCTTACGCGCCCTGATCTCGGCCTTATGCCGCTTAATGGCGGCTAGCTGCCGCATCCGGCCCTGTGCCCGCTTCTCCAGGCGGGCCGCCAGCTTGGCCAGGGCGCGGGACACGGCGAGCAGCTCGCCCACCTCCGCGTCACAGGCGTCGCCGCGCTCGCGCTTGGAGGAGCCGGTCATCGTATACGCTAGCGGAAACTCGCTGCGACCGCCCCTGTACGAGTAAGACACCGTAGCGACCACGGCATCGCTGTCCGCCATGACGTCACAGGCCACGGACCGGCGCGTCGGGAGGAAAGCCGAGATCGGGTAACTCGCCCGCTCGTAATCGTCGTAGTCTCCGCTCATGCTGCGGCCTCCTGTCCTGCCCCTGCCCCGAACGAAGCACTGGCGTGGTTGTCCTTGTGGGTGAGGCGGCGCCGCTGCGGCCCGGTGAACCCGTCACGGGTAGCCCGGTGCCCGCTCCTGCCGCCGCTGAGCGCGTAAGCCTGACGCTCGTAGTTCGCCATGCGGCCATCCTCGCTCACCGGCTTGCCGCGAGGCGGTCGTCCTTTTTTCTGTCGCTGGCTCATGTTGTTCGGCATGCCCTGGTGAACCTCCTGTGGTCCCGGGTTATTCCGGCTTACTTCCTCGGGGGCTTCAGGGGCGCCGGCTCCACAGGACCGTGGCAGGAAGGGCAGTCACAGCAGATCATGTACTTGCCGTCGCTGCTCAGGCCGCAGTGCGGGCCGTGTGATCCGCCCGGCATAAGACCGGCGGTTTCTGGCTGGCGTCGTACAGCTCCAGCGCGGAGGCGCCCTCGATGGCGCTGGCCTCCACCCGTGCTGCCTCACCGGGCCTGCCGCCCGCGATCAGCCCGCCCCGGGCCTTGGCAGCCTCGTTCAGGGAGACGCCGGCCATGACGCGCAGCCTGCCCCTCCCCGGCATGTCATCGCCCGTGACGTCCCGGGTGCCCGCTGACCCCGGGTCCTTCCATGGCCTCATGTGCCCTCCTTGTACTGCGTTGTCCTCGTTACGGGCTTTCCCCCGGGGGCTTCTGCTGCCCCTGCTGCCACTCGGGCGGCATGAAATCGGGAATGAGCGGCGGCGACTCGCGGTACTGGCCGTTGCAGAACTCGGCGAGGTTTATACGGCAGCCGTCCGTGGTGAAGATGCACACCGCCTGGTTCGTGGTGGTCAGCCACGAGATGACCCGCGTCTTGGCGTACAGCGCGGCTAGCTGCCTCAGTTTCACGTGGCCTCCCTGGCGGGCAACGGCACGATCGTGCCGCTGTCAGTCACTGTACCGTCCTCGCGCAGCTCCCAGTACCCCGCCGCCCAGAGCGCGTGCTCGTAAACCGGGATGCCGGCAAGGCCGCCGCCCGGGGGAAGGGCGCTGAACGACGGCTCCCTGTCCGAGATCTCCTTCAGGGCAGCCAGGACGAGGGGGTGGCAGTGCAGCTCGGTCCGCCGCAGCTTCGGCAGGCCGGCGGCGAAGTCGTTAAGCTCGCTCCACGTGAGGCCGTAACCGCTCACCAGCGGTCCTCCGGCTCTGGCCGCTCCTGGACCAGGGGCGGGACTTCCGGGGCCGCTACGGGCGGTTCAGGGGCTTCTGGCCCTGGCACAAGGGCCTTCCACGCGCCGCCCTTGTGCCAGCCCGACTCGAACTCGTCCTCCTCGGGAAAGAAGTACCACCACACCTGCGGGTGCGACTTAACGAACTCCTTGCGCTCCCCTGGCGTCTCGAAATCATAGGCGTAGTGCCCCTGGTGGTAACGTCCTGTCCTGACGAGGGCCGTGTAAGCCACCGGCCCCGGCCTTCCGGTCCGCTTCGAGCACGTCGTACCCGCCGCCCTTGCCGCACGCCTCGCACGGCTCCAGCGCGGAGATGACCAGGTCCGTCTCCGGGCCAACGGCGATAGTCAGCCGGCCGGCGGTGTCCGCTACCAGGACAGCGGCCTCGGCTGCCCCCTCCGGCCAGTCCCAGTCTCCGGTCAGCACGCCCAGCAGGCCCTTGCGATCGGTGTTCATGCCAGCGGGTCCTTCATCTTAGCGTCCCACACGGCGGCGTACAGGCCGTGGCGGGCGGCATCGAAGCCGTCCCTGAGCTTGCCGTGGATCCCGGAGTCCGCCGTGGCGATCCCGGCCCTGATGAGCCTCTTGTCCGTGGCCCAGTCCTTGGCGACGGCGGCGTTGCGCAGTTGCACGCGGTAGCCCCCGACCTGGCAGCACTCGGCGAGCGCCATGACGAGCTGCCGGGTCACCTCGGCCGCCGGCCCCCGGGTGCCCGCTGACCTGCCGGTGACGAACCGCTCAACGCCGGCGAACCGGCCGGTGACCCGCTCGTCAGGGCCGTACCAGGTGCGGAGCATCGCCTCCAGGACGTGCACGGCGGAGTCGCCCTCAGCCTGGAGCAGCACGGGCTTGCCGAGCAGGTACGCCCCGCCCGGCTGGAGGCAGTAGTCGAGGAACGCCAGCCCCGTCGTCGCGCCCGGGTCGATCCCTATGACGGATACGATCATCGCGCATGCCCTCTCATCCGGTTACCTCTGCCAGCTGCCGTACGCGAGGGTCGGCAGCCAGCGTCTCGCGTGCCTTCACCCATACCCAGCGCTTCCTCAGGATAGGGTACTGGGCCGCCACGCTGCGGATGCCCGGGACGCGCGAGGAGACCTCTATCCCGCACCAGAAGCGCAGCCAGATATACTCCCTCTGCTCCTCGGGCAGCTCCCGCAGCACCTCCATGAGCGCTGGCTCGGCCATCTCCACGGCAGCCTCGGCCGGGGCCAGGTCGTCAGGCGATTCCTGCCCGTCTATGTAAACGGCTACCTCGGCCTCCGTGAAGCCCCGGACAGGCTCGTGCCCGGTAGGCTGCCCGTGGCCCCATGCCAGGTCGCGCATCCGGGTACGGGCAGCCCGGGTTACCCACGGGGCGAGCGCCCCCCTGGCCGGGTCATGAGTTTCCAGGGCACGCCACATGGCCACCCGGCCCTCCTGCGCCAGGTCGTCAATGCCCGTGTCGTAGTAGCCGCCCGGCAGCAGGTCGGCCGCCGTCTTGTACAGCCACCTGCGGTAGTCCCCGAAGTCCAGTGGCACCCGGATTCCGGACTCGTCACCGTGAGGCACAGGCTCGTCCTCAGATGAGCGTCCTCCCGGCATACTCGTTCACCTGCCTGAGCATGACCCGGTACTTGTCCCGGGCGTCCTTCCACTGGGCGGCCACGTCATCGGGTACCTCGATCGTGCAGTACTCGCGCAGGAACGCGCTCTCATCCTCGAACGTGATGCCGATGTCGCCGCTGTACTCGTCGGCGTCTACCTCAACCCGCATCCCGGTCCTCCTCGTCACTTAGCCTGCGGGGGTGGCTGCGTGCCCGGCGTGAAGGAGCTTGCAGCCGTCGAGGACGTCCTGGTAGCTAGTCGGCCAGTGGAGCCGGTAGCCGTAGACCGGGCAGTCCCACGTCGCCCCGGTGCCCGCGTTCAGGAAGGCGCCCCACACGTCCGAGCTGTCGGTCTTGCCGTGAAGCCACGTGTCCGTGTCCTCGTACACGTGCCCGTCCGTGGTGAACAGCAGGTACTTGTGCTGGGATCCGCCCTGGTCGTCAAGCGAGCGGACGGTGAACGTCACGTGGCGCACCGTGCCGTACTCCATCTGCCCGAGGAACACGGCGCCGGCTACGATCAGCACGGGGACGACGATCATCGACTTGTAGCACTCGATCAGCCCGAGGAACGCCCCGGCAAGGATCGCTGCCAGTACGCCGATGAGGATTACGATTGCCATTCGGGTCTCCTTCTCACTTGGCTATGCCCGGCCCGTGTTACCCCAGTTGCCCCTCTTCAGGGACACTGTCACGGTAAACCGGGCGCTGGCGTACTCGTCGTAGTGAACCCCGGCTCCGCATTCGCTATTCCCGGCTTCATTCGTGCAGCTCACGCGGGTGCTGCGGCTGCCCTGGGCGACCATGGCCTCGGCCCCGCAGCACTTGTCCGGGTAGGCGAACAAGGTTGCCGACGCCTTGCCGCAGGACGTGCACAGCACGCTATGGCGCTTGCCCGCCGCCATGCCCGGGTAGTCCCGGAGGCAGCCGCACTCCAGCCTGAACTTGCGCGTAGCGTGGTGCGTCTTGGGCATAGCGTAAGCGTACCAGGGAGCCGGGCTGTCACTCGCCGCCCAGGAACCTCAGCATGTCATCGTACGCGGCCATCCTGCCCCGCCCGTACGTGTCCAGCCAGCCTACGCCCTTGCGCTCGGCCTCAAGCGCCGCCACGCGGGCCTTAACGTACTCCTTCGCCTTCTCCCGGCACTGCCCGAACCCGGACTTCTCCTTGTCCACCAGCGCACGGTACAGCCCCTCAAAGGAGTAGTCCCCGCCCTCAGGCACCGGCTGCCTCCCTCCGGCTGGCGCGGATGATGTCGCCGACGAGCGTCTTGCTGCGCTGCACGCGACTTGCGATGGCCCGCTGTGACAGGCCCCGGCCGTGCAGGTCCAGCACTGACCGCTCCAGGACGGCGGCATCGCCCGTGTAGCGCGCGGCGGCGATATGGTACTCGCGGCCGGACTCCACCGGGCCTCCGGCGCCCGCGTACGCCCGGCCCCGGCAGATCTCCGAGGACCGGCCCACCGAGATGCCGTACAGCACGGCGATGTCCTGGTGCGACCAGCCGTTGGACCGCAGGATCCGCACCTCCCGGGCCTCGCTGTCCTTCAGGGCGGCGTTCGGGTTAGCCTCGCCCTGGCGGGAAGCGCCGGTTCCGCTCCTGCGGCCGGTGATAACCTCGATCTCGTGCCCGTCAGGATTAAGGGCCATCGTAGCCCTCCGCCCAGGCGTCCGCCATTGTGAGCGCCCTGTTCGCCGCTTCCTCTTCCTCGGCAATCTCCTCGGCGGAAATCGCCTCGCCCTCGTGCTCCTCACCCTCGTGCTCCTCGCGCAGGGCCTCTGCCAGGTCGCTGAACACCGCAGACGCCTGCGCCGCAGCCGTGGAGAGCACCGTCATCGCCGTGGACAAGGACCCGTACAGCGCGGCGCAGGCCGTCAGCCCGGTTATCGCCTGCTCCATGCGCGTGCCCGGGTCATCGCCTTCCTGCTGTCCGATCATGACGTGCCTCCCTGGAAATACGACCGGCTCTCAGTCACGCGAGACGTGCTGAGCGAGGTCAGGTGATAAACTGCCGCATCGCCTTCGCCCTCCTCGCACCTGTACGCGCGCATGGCCTGGCCGGGGAACGCTACCCGGGATACCTGCTTAGCGCTCCTCCGGCTAGCGTACGCCTGCTTCCCGCAAGCACAGGTGAACAGCACGGAGGTGCTGACCACAGGCACTGCCGGCCGCTTGGTCCGCTGCCGGTAGCGCTTCCTGCCTTGCCCGTCACGCTTCGCCATAGCGTCTCCCTTCGCCGTCATCACGTCCCCGGGCACAGCGCCCCCTGGCCGCCAGTTATTCCGGCTAGCGCATCTTCACGGTGAGGTCTTCGGCCTGCCGGGCCAGCTCCGAGGTCAGCACCAGCCACGCGGCGTCGTTAACCCGGCCCGTGGAAGGGGCGCCGTGCGCGTCTCCCAGCGCCCCTACCCGGAACCGCCGCCCCAGCACGACCACCTCGGAAAACCAGTAGGTGACCTGCCGGACGCGGGTGTACGCCAGGTCGGGAAGCGATGCGTCCCAGGGTCGCGGGATCGTGTACACCTCGCCATCGTGCAGCATCGCGACGTCCTGGGGGAGGACGTGTATCTTGCCCTTCTTCGGGCCGTCCAGCATCAGCACGGGCACGAGAGCGGGCGGTGCCTCAGGCTGGCCGAAGGCGCCCATCAGGCATCACCGCGCGCCCTGCGGAAGTCCTCCGCGTCCCGGACCTTCAGCTTCATGACCAGGCGGTGGCCACGGCGGTCGTACAGCGGCACGGCAGGCGTGCCCACCAGTCCCTCGATCCGCACGCCCCGGTCCTGCCAGTGAGATATGAGCGCCCCGTCCATGATGGCGTTCCACACGTCTCGCGGGGTACCGTCGCCCCAGTACGGGACCGTCTCCAGGCCGAGGAACGAGGCCACGTCCTCGACGGCGTCCGGCTGGAGCCACCAGTCGCCTACGCGGACGTCGAAGACTATGAAGCTCACGTCGTCCCGGTACAGGCCACCGCCCTTCTGGATCTTAGGGCCGTAGCCCTCGCCGTAGACGGTCACGCCGCCGTCGAAGGGCACGAGGGGGAACTTCTCCTGCCAGCGTGCCACGTCGAGCAGGCCGAGGCGCCGGACGGCGTCAATGAGGTGCGCGGGAACCTGGGCGTTGCCCGTCCGGCCGCCGAGGGTCACCTGGCCGCCGTCGAAGTGCAGCCGCGTGTTGGTGCCGTCCACCTTCTCGGTCCACCGCCACGGCTTGTCTGCGAGGTAAGCAAACTCCGGGAGCGTCCACTGGCCGGGCAGGACCGGGCTTCCCTTCACGGTCATGTCGCGCAGGAAGGCAGTCTGTACCTTCGGGTACTCCGGGCCGAAATCCGTCATCAGGGCCTCCGTGCCTAGGGGGTGCCGTTCTCCTCCGGGGTAACCGTGACTGGCCGCCCGTTATTCCGGCGCTCCCTGGCCCTGGCCGCCATCTGGAGGAGCATGGACTGGTGGACGATGTCGAGCTTGGCCCGGGCGCGGGCGGCGATGAGGGGGTGCCGGGTGACGGACAGCTCGTTGTCCTGCTTCCGCTCGCCGCTGTCCGACCAGTTGGTGGACCCGCTGACCACGTCCAGGCCGTCGATGATCACGGTCTTCAGGTGCATGATGGCGTGCTTCTCGGACTGGCCGGAGGCGATGGAGTTCGACGGGAACCGCGCGTGCTCCAGCAGTGCGGACTCGTGCTTGCCGGCGGCCTGCGTGGAGTCGAGCGACAGGGACACGAAGACGTGCTCCGCTCCCAGCTTGCTCATGATCGCCGTCGCCAGCTCATCATCGTCGAAGCCGTACATGGCGATGACGAGGGAGTGCTCGGCAGAGCCTACGAGGCTCACCAGCGCGCCGTGCAGGTTGTCCTCGGGCGCGTACAGCGTGACGTGGTCGTCAGCCGGGTAGCCGACCTGGAACGGGCGCGCTGCGTACTTCTCCAGGCTCCTCAGCGTGGGCAGGGACATCAGGCATCCTCCTGAGATTGGCGATCCACCTCTCGGACAGCATACCGTCCTGCACCCAGCGGTCGAACTCCCCCGGGGCCATGCCCAGGTGGCCTAGCAGCGACAGGTACCCCATCCTCCCCTGGTGCCGCGCGTAGAGTGACAGCCGCCTGCGCAGCTCGGCCGCTGCCTCGTCATCGCGGACGTAAGTCACGGGTAACCTCCTCGATCTCATCGATATCGGACTTCTTCACGTACCGGGTCATGCCGCGATGCCCGGCCACCAGGATCTCGTCCCCGTAGACGCGCTCTAGCCGGCCCGTAATCCGGATCGTCACCGTCACGGCCTTGCCCATGAACGGCGCCAGTTGCTCCTCCACGGAGGGCCTGCCCCACATCCGGACCCTCATCACTTCTCCTTCGGCTTCGGCTTCTGGGTCATGCGGCTGCCGGATCCCTTGCACTCCGGGCACGTGATGACCTTGCCCCCGCGACCCCACGGCCCGCTCTTGGCGCCACGGCACTTGGGGCAGTCCACCTTGACCCACTCCAGCTCCTCGCTGCTGGTCGCGGGGGGCTTGCCCCGGTCGGCGGGCTTCTGCTCGCGCTTCCTCCGGCGCCGGCGGGGCAGGGACTCGTCCGCGTTAAGGCAATCGCAGTTTCCTATGTGCTTTCCGATGCCCCCGCACGGGTAGATCTCCGCCATCATGCCCCTCCGAAAAGTTCCCGTGCGATTCTCGGGTCCTGGACGAGTTCCGCCAGGTTCTGCGCCTTGCCCTTCAGCGCCGTCCTGATGCGCGACTCGATCGACTTGCGCGTGACGAGGTCTATGATCAGCACGTTCCCGGTCTGCCCTCGCCTGTGCAGCCGGTCCTCGCTCTGCGTCGCCTCGACCAGCCCCCACGGCCTCATGAGGAACACTGCGGTGTCGGCGGCGGTCAGCGTAAGGCCGACGCCCCCGGCCGCCGTGGTGACGCACAGCAGGTCCAGCTCGTGCGCCTGGAAGGCATGCCGGGTGGCGGTCCGGGCTGCGGCGGTCATCCCCCCGACAATGTACCCCACCTTGTACCCCTGTGCCTCGGCTCGCGCCCCGGCGAGCATCACGAGCTGCTTCAGCGGCGCGAACGCGACGACGGGCCGGCTGCCGTGCACGAGGCGCCTGCGGTCCACGTCGCCCTTCGCGGTCAGCGGGGCGTCGCCCTCGTGCAGCTCGTCCAGGATCTCCATGAGGGCGTCCACCTTCCAGGACGGCTCCCTCATCGTCACCTTCAGCTTCTCTACTTCCTGGCCGTACGTGAGGCTCTTAGGGTTGTCGTCCAGCTCCGTGTACGCCTCGACGTCGCAGGCGGCGTGAGCGAGCTGGGACAGGCGCATCATCTTGGCGAGGGTGTTCATGGCGGTCAGCGGCGTCTCCGTGTCCGGGAGGTGCGCCAGCATGTCCGCCTCCATTTCGTCGTAGGCCGGGCGGTACTTCGCCGGGATGTCCATCCAGCGGGTCTGGTACGTCTTGGGGGGCAGCTCGGCCAGCACGTCGGCCTTGGCCACGCGGCGCATCGCGCCCTGCATGACCGCCCGGAACTCCGGCTCCATCTCCGGCCGCAGGCCCGTCACCTCGGTATCGCCGTAGTCAGCGCGACGGCCGAGGCAGTAGTGCTCCTTGTACCGGTCACGGCTGGGGAACGCCGAGGGGTGCATCGAGTTGATCAGCGGCCAGAAGTTCCCGGCGTTGTTGTTCGTCGGCGTGCCGGTCGCCTCGATCACGACAGGGGTGTGGCTGGCCAGCCGGCGGAACCGGACGCTCTGGCGGGACTCGTAGTTGCAGGTCTTGTGGGCCTCGTCGCCGACCAGGGAGCTGAACCCGTGCCTCATCAGCGGGCCGGGGGTCCGGGAGTCGCCCGTGTCGTTGCGCATGGTCTCCCAGCTCGTCACGAGCACCTGCGCGTCGGACCGGAGCAGCCGCTGCCGGCTCGCCCCCATGTAGGGCATCACCTTCCAGCCCGGGTAGGTCAGGGCGAGGTCTTCCAGCCACGAGTCAACGACGGAGGCGGGCGCGACGACGAGCGCCGGGAAGGGGAAGCGGCCCCGGGCGTCCAGCTCCGCCAGCCCCATCGCGGCGGTCTGGGTCTTGCCCGTCCCGGGTTCGTCGGCGAGCAGGAACCGGCCGTTCATCCCGATGGCGATGGCGCCGGCCACCTGGTGGGTCATCGGCTCGCGGGCCGGCGGCTGGCCGGTGAAGTCGCCCTCGCAGGACCGGCGCACGGCCTCGCCCATGATCCACGAGCACAGCAGCGGGCCGGGAGTCCAGGCTAGCGGCCGGCTGTCCGCCTCTGAGCGGGCGCCGGGGAAGGCGCGGGCAAGCTGGTTGACGGCAGCCCAGGACAGGCCGGTGGTCATGGCCAGCGGCTCGCCCTTCACCGCCTCGAATGCCGGGGTGAGGCTGCGCAGGCGGGTGCCCATGAACTCCGCGTCCCAGTCGTTGCCGCCGCCGAGGGCGACCTTCAGCAGGCCGCCCTCCGTCAGCTCCCCTAGCACGGGAACGATCACGCGCCCTCCCTCGCCTGCTCCTTGGCCAGCTCCGCCGCTGCCGCCGCGTCGAACACGTCATCGGCAGCCAGCCAGTACGAGGCGACCTCATCGCGGTTGATGCCGAACTCACCGCCGCCGCCCTCCTTGACGATGACGAGCCAGCCTTCCTCGCGCCATACCCTGGCTACGCCCTCGAAGACCTCAGTGGCGTCCTCTGGCGAGCCGGCTGCCCGCGCGGCCCCGTCGCTCTTGTGGAGGACTACCACCTTAGGCACGGAGGTACCCCTGGACGAGGAGGGCGAAGATGAGCAGGTTGAACACGATGACCCCGTTCATCACGGCGTCCGTGGCGGGCGGCGTGACGCGGTCGGCGACCTTCTGAGCGCGCCGGTAGCCGGATACGACTACAGCGGCCAGCATGAGCACGGTACCGAGGCCGTAGAGGATTCGCCAGGCGAGCTGTGCGTAGTTGAGGTGCATGCGGCTGTCCTTTCGTCTGCGATGAGAGCGGAAGCGCCCCTGCCGGGAGTAACCCAGACGATGGTCCGGGAATTCCCGGCAGGGGCGCCGGATTCTCCTGCGGGTTGCTAGAACCCTGCCTTGGACCGCTCCTCGGGGGTGAGCAGGGACAGCATCTGCTCCGTGACGGGCTGCCCCGTCAGCCGGGCGACGATGACCGCCTGAAGCGGCGTCGCGGGAACCGGGGCACCCGGCGCCGCAGGAGCCTGCTGGACGGGCGCCTGCTGAGCCGGTGCCGGGGGCTGGTAAATCGCGGGAGTCCCCTGGAGCTGAGTGAAATTCAGGCCGGCTGCCTGAGCCTGCTGCGGGGGCTGGTACGCCGGCCCCTGGTAGCCTGCCGCCTGCATCGCCTGCACGGTCGCGGCGGCCTGCGCCTGAGCGTCGGCCACGGCCTGCGGGAACTGCTGCGGGGCGTAGCCGGGCGGCGGTCCCTGCGGCGGTGCGGGCACAGGCTCGTGGACGACCGGGTACCCGGGGCCTGTGGTGACCTCGGTGCCGGGAACGACGGCGGGGGCGCTGCCCCGGGTGACCGTCGCCTCGAACTCGTGCGCGGCGTTGCCGAAGTTGGTCGGCCGGTCGGCGACGCGGCGGACGTGGAGCATGTCCCCGGCGTGCAGCCGCTCGTCCTTCCGCACGTCATAGCCGGCGGCGACCAGCGCCCGGACGATCGCCTGGAGCAGGCCGCCCTTGGCGTAGATCGTGCCCTTGCCCTCCGGGAACGCCGGGGACGGGTTCAGGTTCACCGGCAGGGTCATCTGCCAGCGCGGGGTGACGTTGTCCCGCTGGAACTTCGGCATCCGGGTCTTCGGGTCCGTCTCCTGGACCACGTCGGTGTCGAGGACGTCACGGGCGATGATGACGTAAGCCTCGTTGCCCTGCTGCTCGAACTTCACGGCCGGCCCGTAGCGCCCGCCCTTGACGCCCTGGGTGTAGGCGTCGGCGACGGTGCCCTGCGCGGCCGGGGGAGCGACGGGAGCCGGCTGGCCCTGGAAGCCCTGCGGGTAGCCCTGCTGCGGGAATCCCTGCTGCGGGTAGCCCTGCTGCGGGTAACCCTGGGGAGGTGCCTGCTGCGGGTAGCCCTGGGGCTGGCCCTGAGGGGGGAACTGCGGCTGCGCCTGCGGCGGGTAGCCCTGAGGAGGTGCCTGCTGCGGGTAGCCCTGGGGCTGGCCCTGCTGCGGATATCCCTGCTGGGGGTAGCCCTGTTGCGGGTAATTCACGTGGGTGCCTCTCGTGGCGTTGTCGTGACTGACTGGAACTACTGGTCTCGGCTGTCTCGGCTGATGGCGCGGGGTCACTACCCCTCTAATGCCTGGATGCCCTTTGTGCCGGGTTCACTTGTCGTGCAGCTCGCGCTCCGGTCCCTCAGGGCCATCCCGCGACATGTACAGCGTACCCGCTCCCGGGGTTATTCCGGCTCAGGCTGAGGGATTCTCGTATAGCCTCCTCGTGCGCCGGGTCACGTCCCCAGGCCGCGAGGCACCTGTCCCGGGTCCAGCCGTCAGCAGGGCATCGCAGCGGCTCCGGCCCGAGGCTGAACGGCGGGATGCCGAACGTGGCCAGCATGCGGCGGTTCAGGTCCGTGACAGCCTCGCTGAACCCGCTCACGCGGGCTTCTCCTGGTAACAGCCCGGCCACATGCACCGGCCGGCTACGGAGAACGCGTGCTCGTGCGGTACGCGCCACTCGTAACCGAAGCTCCCGCCGCCGCTGAGGTTGTCGCGCTGCCATGCGCTGGCCTCCGTCTTGTGCAGCTCGTCGCGGGCGTACTTCTCGATGCCCTCGTAGCCCCGGAACTCGCAGCGCTTCGCCAGCTCCGCGACGGGGGCCGCGTCCTCGTAGGACCAGAAGCCCGACGTGTAGTCCATCGAGCTTACGGCGAGGTCGTAGAGCGCCTGCACGGCGCTGGTCACGTCGGTCACCGTGCCGTCGTCAGCGACGTGCGTAATCTTCCCGTTCACGCGGCAGCCTTCCTCGTCAGGGTTCCCGGGCATCCGTAGGAGCTGTCGTAAGCTGCCTGCGGGCGGTACAGCGGGCACCAGTGGCAGGAATCGTCGTCCGGGGTGGCGGGCACGTCCATGATGCTCACCGTCCCGGCCCTCACCATCCCCGCGACTGCCTGCCGGGCGCCCGTCCGCTCCAGCACGTCGTCAACTAGCTCCTCGTCCTCAGCCGTGGGCACGTGCTCCCACACGTACAGCTCGTCGAGGCTGGACTTGGTGCGCGGCCACGCGAGCAGCACGATCCTGTCCACCCGCAGGCCCATCACCTGGTAGCCGCGCCGGTAAAGCAGGAGCTGGACCTTGTAGACGCGCTTCGGCCCCCTGGAGACCAGCTTGGCCCGCGAACTGTCGCCGAGGAACTTGTGGTCCACCAGGGACTGCCAGGGGATGTCGTACAGGTCGGCGGTGCCGGGGTGCGGGCTGGCTCCCGGGTCGGGGGTGACGCGCTGCTCGGGGATCCACCGGGGCACGCCGCCGAGGCTGACGCGCCGGGCGTTGTCCCAGTGGTACATCCCCTCGACCCAGGCGTGGCCGGCGGTGCCCATGACGGACGCCCACGGATCAGAGACGTTGTTGGTCTTCGCCAGGGTGCCCGCCATCTTGAACACCACCTGACGATCGCACTCTTCCCCAAGCTCGGACGGGCCGAGGTGCTTCTGGAGGGAACGGGGCGCCCGGGCGGCGTAGTCGGAGACGAGCCGCCGCTGCTCCCGGCCGTACGCCTCCGCCCACGGGGTGTTGCCGTGCACCGACTTAGGCACGCTCATCATGACGTCCCGGAAGCTGCCGAACACGGGGCCGGGCATCAGCGGTACTTCCTCTTCAGTACGTGCGGGCAGTAGATACGGGCCGCTGAGGTGAGCAGGTCAAGGGCTGTAGCAGGGCTGCGGAGCTTCGCGAGGTCTTCCAGGAGCATGCACAGCTCACGTGCCTCGGCGGTCATCTTCTCGGCGTGAATCCTCTCGTTGTCCTCGGCGCCCCGCTGCCACCACAGGTACTTGTCCCCGTCGCTAGGCGCCGGCGCGGTCACGGCACGTCCAGGTCAGGCGGCAGGTCAGGCGCGACCAGGAAGTCACGGTCGTCCGGCTCCTCGCACACTGACGGGGGCGGCGGGGGAAGCTGTGACACGGTACGGTCCCCGGAGCTGTAGCCGCCGCGCCGGAAGCGGGTTCCGGCCGGGGGCATGGCCGTCAGCGGCGGCACGCTGGCAGGGGGCGGCCCCTTGGCGATCCTCTGTCCCACGGCGCTACAGCACCTTCCGGACGAAGATGAGGAGCAGCACCAGGAACACGCCCGTGATGAACCCCGCGCCGAACTGCGTGGCCATGAGCTGCATGATCATGCCGGGTATGTTCACGGGCTACTCCTCTCCTAGCGGGTCTTCCATGACCTGGAACTGACTGCGCTGCCGGGAAATTCCCGGGAACTCGGAGGTAACGTCCGTCCACCCGATCGTAGCGTCGGCGTTCGTGGCCTCGATCTTGACGATGTCGCCCGTGTAGTGACGGCGCTTCTGGCCGCCGAGTTGCGCGGTGAGGTTACGCTTGTAGCCGAGAGTTACCCGGCCGTTCGAACGCGTGACGCGAAAGATGCAGTCGCTCCTCCGGGTCGTCACGGCTACCTCAGCTCCGGTGCGCTGTAGGAAGGACCCGCGTGCACCGGGTAGCCGAACAGCGCGTACGCGGCGGGCGACATGGCGGGGACGTCCCCGGGGATGCGCATGTCGTCGGCCAGCCTGCGGCACCACAGGTCCCACTCCGGGTGCATGAACCACTCGTAGCAGTTATCCCGGGAATTCCGCGCGGTGGCCCTGCGCGCCCAGGTTACCTGCTGCACGAGGCTCACCTTCAGGCATTCGAGCACGAGGCGCTCCAGCTCGGCCCGGCCGTCCTCCTGGAACTTAGCCGGCGGTCGCGGGTGCCTGCGGAAGATACTCACGTCCAGCCTCCCTGCGCGAGCACTTCACGGACCCGGTGCGTGCCGTACGGCAGCTTCGGGAGGACGACGTCGGCCCCGGGGTACATCCGGTACTGGTCGAACGACACCAGGTTCCGCAGCGTCACTGTCCGCACCGGGTGCCTCGCCACCAGCCAGCGCATCCACCAGCGAGCCGCGTGGTCGCGCTTCAGGTGCTGCCACCAGTCAGCCGGGACTTCCACGGTCACCTCGTCGCGCTCGCTCACGACCTGGTCGGCCAGGACGAGCGCCGACAGCCTGACGAGCAGCGTGTCGGCGAAGTGGTCCAGCGACGTCTCCACGGCGATGCTATCGCGAAGGAAGTCCCCGCTGACCTCCATGAGCACGCCTGCCCTGCGGGATTCCAGGGCGCGCGTCACCGCCTCGCGCCACGGGAGCGCGCTGGCGTAATCCGCGTAGCCCGTGCTCACCGCTTGCCGCCCTTGCCCGTCTCGCGCAGCTCCCAGTACCGCTTCACGCCGTGGAACGCGTCGTAGACGGCGGGCAGGAACTCGCGGATCCTCGGCGCCGGGAGGTACGGGACCTCCTTGTACTGAAAGGTGAGCTGCGGGTACAGCGCGGTGGCGGGAACCTCGTACGCCTCGGTGGGCCGGGCGGCCTCCGGGTACAGCGCCTCCAGCTCGGCGAGGATGGCCCTCTTCAGGTCCTTGAACGCCGTCTCGGCCGCCGCCGACGCCTCCTGGCGCGACTTGAACAGGGTGAGCAGCCCCTCCAGCCGGGAGTCCGGCGCGGGCTTGACCACCACGCGCGCCGGGGCCTTGACGGCGGGCATCGGCGCGATGAGGAACGCCTGCGGGAACAGCGACTGGATAACGTCGATCTGCTCGGCGGTAAGCGGGAGGGGAGTGAGCGGGGTCTCTGTCATGACGCCCACTCTACCCCCCTCCCGCAAGTACCCCGGACGCTATTCCCACGACCTCATCATGGCCCCGGGGTCGCTGTCCGGGGCCAGTCCCCAGTGCTCCAGGTACGCCTGCACGAGCCACCTGTTCACGGCCTCCCGGTCAGGGTGCTCAGGCAGGGCGCTGGCCTCCATCGCGCGCCGGACGCGCGCCTCCAGGTCCCCGGCGAAGTCCAGGCAAGCCTGCATCGTGAAGGCCCCCGTGCGCACGGACCGGACGATGCCCCGCTCGTGCGCCCTCATCGGCAGCGTGATCCGGCCCGTCTCCAGCAGCTCAGCGCCCTGGAGGCCCAGCCTGATCATGTGCCCGGCGAACTTGGTGTCGAAGCCGTACCGCCCGACCAGCTCCTTGCGGGTCACGTCGCGGCCCTTGCCGTTGCCGGACTCCATCGACCGGCGCTGGGCCTTCAGGTAGCCGAGGTACTTCGGTCCGGCCTCCTTGCTGACGATCAGCGGGGCCAGCTCCAGGAGCCGCAGCCCGAGGCCGTTGCATGAGATGATTTCCCGGGGCGGGGTGAAGAACGTGCCGATGATCGCCGGGTTGCCGTTGAGCGCCAGCCGGAGGAACTTGCGCAGCGAGTAGACGGTGACGTCCAGGTCGCCGGGGCCGGACCGGTTCTTCAGGCCGCCCTCCCGCTCCCACGCGGTGTGGTGCTCGTACTGCTCGAACCGCTCGGGGACGCCCAGGGGCAGCAGCCCGAAGACGTAGTCCTGCGGCTCGACGCACACGCCCATCTCGTCGCGGTCATCGGTGCCCTCGATCGCTATGCCGTGGACGCCCGAGCCTACCTGCACCCGCAGGATCGTGTTCGCCTCCGCCAGGTCCCTGAACTCCGGTATGCCGTGCCTGCCCGTAGCCACGCCTGCCTCCTATCCTTCCGCGTTGCGGAACCAGGGGTTCTCCTGGAGCGCCCTCAGCCGCCGTGAGAACGCCTGGTGCTCGTCATAGCCCAGCCCGGCCGGGATGCCGAGGAACGCGTACCACGCGCCCCCGGTGCCCTCCAGCGCCGTGAGGCCGTCAAGCCCCCGGACGAAGGTCACCCGGGGGGACTGCGGCCGGATCCCGTGACGGCGGCACCAGTCACCGAACCTGCGCAGGGTAGGCGCGATGACGTAGACGTTCCCGTCCGGGGAGCCGTCCGCCACCTGGACCAGGAGCGGAGTCACCTCGGGCCGGGCGTCCAGCTCGGCCTGCGCCGCCTGCCTCAGCAGCGACGCGGCCTTCGCCACCCGGGCCAGGTCCTCGCGCCGCAGCCGGCGGATCTCCGCGTACACCTCGCCCGGCAGGTCGTTCAGGGCGTACGCGAACGCCCGCGCCGCCACTGCGGCCAGGCTCAGGGCCGGGTCCTTGCCCTTCTCAGGCTGCTGTCCCGTCATCGCTGCCACCAGCGGACCTTGATGACCTCGTCCTCGGCGAACACGGGGGCCTGCCCCTTGCGCCCCCTGGCGGCCTTCTTCGAGCGCTTAACCTGCGCCCCTACCACGGCTACCGTGCAGCCCTCGCACGGGCAGTGGCAGTGGTTGGGGTCGTTGGCCGGGCACAGCCGGCCCGGGTGACTGCACCCTGTGCTCATGACGCCCTCGCGATCAGCACCACGTGCTCGCGCTTCAGCAGGGTGACGGCCTTGCCGCGCTGCTCGTCGCGCAGTCCCGTCTGGTCCCCGGTCACCTGCACGATGAGCCGGGCCTGCTTGCTCCACCGGTCCAGTCCGGCCGCCTCCTCCTCGGTGACCGGCTTCCACCTGTAGTGCTCGTCCCTCGCGACGTGGAACATGCCGAGGATGACGCCCTCGCGGGTATACGCGCTGGAGCTGCCCTGCCCGCAGGGATACAGGATCGTATCGCCTACGCCGTACTCCTGCCCGCGCCAGTCCGTCCAGCGGGCCGCCGGCGGGACAGGCTCAGGCTTGGCCTGCGAAGGGGCGGGGTCCGGGCTGCCCTCGCCGGGCAGCGGCGGCACGGGCACGGCCTTCCACTCCACCACGCCGAAGACCGGCTCGACCATGGTGGCGGTCACGAAGACGGCGTCCTGCCACGGGTCCACGGCCGGGCGCAGGGGACGCGACTTCACGTAGCTGACGCGCCACGCGTGCCCGTCGTCCGGCGCCCGGAACACCAGCCCGTGCAGTGACGGCGCCGCAGGGTCCGGCGGGACGCTCGCGGTCCAGCGGTGCAGGGCCACGGCCTTGCCAGGTTCCGGGTCAGGGACACCGGGGCCGGGCAGGGACGCTGCGGGCAGGGCGAAAGGGACGCCCCACTCGCTGAGGAGGTCGCGGTCGATGACGCGCTGCACGGCGCGGGCCGGAGGGTGCTGTGAGGTCATGAGGTCTCCTGTCTCGTCGGTACGCGGCCGGTAACGCGCTAACGGTCGCTGGTATTCCCGGCTAGATGGACAGCCGCTCCCGGTGATGCGCCGCTGACTCGTCCTGCCGTTTCAGCAGCGCGATCACCTGGGCCGAGGTCAGCACCGCGAGGTAGCCGCCGTCCTTCTTCGGGCGGATGAGCACGCCGTCAGCGGCTGCGCTGCCCAGGTCCCTGAACAGGATACGCTGCCCTGCCTCGCCGCTGATCACGTACAGGTACTCCCGGCACGCGCACTTACCGTCCACCGGACTCGTCCCCGCTCGCGATGGCCCGGGGGGCGCCGCTGATGGCCAGCGGGGCAGCTGACGGGAGGCCGAGGCGCTGCGCCGCCTGCGCGGCCATGGCCTCGATGTCGGCGCGGGACGTTGCCACCACGTTCTCGGCATGCTCGTCCAGGGCCTGGGCCGCGAACTCCACGTTGCCCGCCGCGTTGCCCACCCGGTTCCGGAGCGTGGCCAGCGCCGAGCGGCGGGCGGCGGCCCGGCACTGGGGGTCCGCGAGCGCCTGCTCGTACTCCGCCAGCGCCTCCTGGATGCCCTCGTACGCCTTGTGCGCCGCATCGCGCACCTCGGCGTTAGTGACCGATAGCCGGGAGGCGGGGAGCAGGCCCGGCCGCTGGCCCGGCTCGCGCGAGCCGCTCCCCGCGAACTCGATGGTGCACGGGACGCCCTCGGTGCCGCCGCTGGACACGAACGCGGCGAACTGCGCCAGCGACATGCTGACCTCGCAGACCCGGCGCCCGGGGTGCACCCAGTCGCGCTTCAGGTCCCGCTTGCGGCTGGCCTCGCTGACCCGCAGCACGATGTACTCCTGGTGGCGCAGGTCAGACTGGAACAGCACCTCGCCCGGCGTGGAATGGACCCGGTGGACCCCGATGACGCCGAACGCGGGGTGCTCCTCGTCGCCGTCCGGCTGGGTCACGGGGGCAGTGCGGTCTTTAGGCATGGCTCCTCCTGAGTGTCTCATCGTGCAGTTACCGTTACCTCGTCGTGCCGTGCGCCTCGTACAGCGCCCGGGTGGCCGCCAGTATTCCCGGCTACTGCGTGACTATGCCCGCCCACGCCTGCCTGACGGTAATGCCGCGCAGGTTGCGCCCGCCCGGCCTGATGACCGGGACGCCGTGCCTCGTCAGCTTCAGGCCGAACGATATCTTGCCCGGGATTGACTCCCGGCGCCGGGCCGACCAGGCGAGGAAGTGATCGTAGAGGGTGCCCGCGTCGGTGTACGCGGCCTCGGCGGCAGCAGGCTCCGTGCACTTGGTCAGCCAGTCCAGCACGATGTCCTGCTCGCCGGCGACGCCGTCCTGCTCGGCCCGCACCGACTCGGGCTTGGCGAAGCTGGTGCCCCGGTCCGACTTCTCGTGAAGGATCTGCGCGGCGCGCCGGATGAAGAACGCCAGCACGCCGGGAGTCTCGGCCTCCCACATCGGGCTGCCCGGCTCGTAGAAGCGCGCGACCTCCTTGACCGCCTCCTTGTCGCCGTTAAAGTGGACGCGGCAGATCCGGGAGGCCACGGCGTCGTCGGTGTACGGCGGCTCCTCCTCGGGGTTGACCAGGATCAGCAGCGTGTGCACCGGCTCGAACTCGTACTCCTTGCCGAAGATGCCGCGCGCCGGGAGCCGCGTGCCCCCCGAGGTTATCTTCTTCAGCCGGCTCATCGTGTACTTCCCGCCGCCGATGCCCTCGTCGATGTAGGGGAGGCGGCGGCCGACGAGGACGTGCAGCCTGCGGGCCTCCTCCTTGTCGCCGCCGCCGAGCAGGTCCTGGCCGGACACCGGGACGAGGTAAGTGCCGAACGGCAGGCGCTCCAGGAGCAGCGTCTTCCCCGCGCCCGTGCCCCCGACAGCCAGCGGGATCGTGCGCTTGGTCTGGTACCCGAGCATCCCCCGGGCCATCATGTCCAGCCAGAACTCCCGGCTGGCCACGTCCGGCAGGATGGCGGCGCACAGCGCGCGGAAGCCCGGGACGTCCGCCTCGGCCGGGGCGCACGCGGCGGTCATCAGGTGCGGCTCCCCGATGGCGTCCCGGTCCTCGGCCAGCCCGTGCACGGAGGCCCTGATGTCCCAGCACCGGCCGCCGCCCCAGATGACGAGGGGCCGGGCGTCGATGTCCGTGCGGTTGATCGCGATGGGGTGCTGGCCGGGCATCATCAGCAGCGCCTGGGCCTTGCGGGCCACCGCCCCCGCCCCGGCCGCCGACCGCAGGTACGACCGGTTGCGGGACTGGCGCTTCAGCCGTGGCCCCTCGGGGTCGTCCTCGTCCGGCTTGGGGTTGCCGTACGGCATGTTCCGGGCGAGGTGCGCGATCACCCACGCCAGCAGGTCCCCGGGCATCTCCGCCCACTTCTCCGCTCCCCAGACCACCCACTGGCCGGAGTCCGCGCAGTACCGGGCGCCCTGCATGCGGTCCAGGATGGCCTCGGCGAGCGTCTGGTCATCGCTGCCGTCCGCCTCGAACTCGTGATCGCCGGCGATGACCGTCTTGAGCACGTCCTCGACGCGGAATGCCCCCGTGGCGTAGGCGCCCTCCGGGATGTCCCCCGCGCCCGGCGCGGCCGGGAGAAGCCCCTGGGTCAGCGCGAGCGCCCGGTTGGGGGACGCGGCCAGCTCCACGGCGCGCTCGTGCTCGCGCCTCGCGTCCGCGACGGCCTGCTCCAGCCGCTCCTCCCCGCCCGGCAGCACGGACGCGATGACGGCGCGCTCCTCCGCCCACGCCCCCCGGATCCGGGCGACCTTGCCCTGCGTGTTGGCGTCGGTAAGCCCGGCCAGGTCAGCGGCGCCCCACGGGCGGGACAGGTCCAGGGCGACCGATACCCGGCGCAGCTCCCCCTGGACCTCCTCCGGCTGGCACCCGGCGAGCGTCATCTCGAACGCCAGCGAGGCCAGCTTCTCCCGCGTCCCGATGACGTGGTCCGGGATGGCCTCCCACCACCGGGGGACCTCAGTGGCGACGGGCAGGAGCTGGGGGACGGCGACCCTCGGCGGGTCGGCGAGGTAGGCGTGCCACTCGGGCGGCAGCAGGGGGAGGTCAGCGACGGAGGGCAGCGGGCACGGCTTCCCGTCCGGGCCGTAGCACTGGACGACGGTCATCGTCTTGGGGTTCACGTCGCCGGGCGCCCACGAGAACCGGTGACTGGTGCGCACCACCTCGACGCACGTGGCCCCGGTGTCCGGGTCGGCGAAGGCGGCGAGCGCCGAGTCCCTGAAGTCCGGCCCGTCGTAGCGGAACAGGTACCGGCCGCTGGGGTCCTGCGCCCCCCGGGCGCTGACCTTCCACGTGGCGGGCAGCACGCCGAGCGCTTCCTCGGCCCGCTCGATCGTGTGCCAGCCCAGCTTCTCGCCGTAGTGGTCCACGTCGAGGGCCTTCACGCCGGGCGGCGGCCGGAAGGCGATGCGCACCGGGCCGGGCGGCATGTCCCGGTGAGCGGGGAACTCGGACTTCCCGCCCGTGGTACCGCTCAGGGGCGTCCAGTCGCCCTGCCTGTTCTGCGTGGCCCAGACCACCTGCCAGCCGGCCGCCGTCAGGTCAGCGGCGAGCCGGGGGTACAGGGGCTGCATCTGCGCTAGCTGGCCGGGGTAATCCTCGGCACTGGTCACGGGCGTTCCTCCTGGGCTGGGCACAAGCCTCATGGTAAGCGGGCGGGAGGGGTAACGCGAGTGCCCCGGGTTGCATTCCAGGGCAAGTAAGCGGGTCGCCAGCCTACGCGGGACCTACCTGGAAAATTCCCTAGTAAACCAGTCGGGAATACAGGCATCATGTAAGCCGCTCACTTGAGTCCGGTTTGACCTAAATGACATGGTCGAGCATTGTCGTATAGTTCCTGACCTCCTTATATATATATTTATTTATTTATTTATTAAGTAAGTGTAAGTATAAGAGGGGTATCGGCCTTACGAGGCTGAGGGGGTAGCACTAGGGGGGGTCCTGTGTGTTGGGGGTAGCGCTCTTAGGGAGCTAAGGGTGCCCGTCTCACACTCACACTTACTTACACCGGGACAGGGCGGGAACACGGGCCTCCCGGCTGGCGTTAGCCTGGGCACTATGGACACCGAAGCCCTCATAGCCAGGGAGGACGCCATCGCGAACCTCGACGGCAGCGCGCCGATGGCGCTGGAGCAGGCCCCGCCGCGCCGCTCCGGCAGGCTCACGGAAGCGGAGAAGGCAGCGCGCGCAGCCGCCCGCGCGATAGAGCGCGAGAGGGCGAAGCTGGAGCGCGGCCTCCGCAAGGCGAGGGAGAGGGAGGAAGCCCGGCTGGCGAGGATCGCGGAGGCGGAGGGCGGCCACGTCGAGCTGCCCGCGATCGTGCTCCGCGACGGCACGGTCTCGCACCTCCCGCTGGAGGACTTCGCCGCCGTCATCACCCCGTGCCTGGGCGCCCTGTCGGCGGACGTGGAGAACTCCGGCTACGACCTGGGCCACGAGCTGTACGAGCTGCGCACCATCCAGCTCGGCGGCGAGCACCTGGCCGTGGTCCTCGACGCCGCCGACCCCGTCCAGCTCGGCATCGCCGCGTGGGCGCTGCGCAGCGCGACCCGGCTGCACGCTTACTCCGCCGTCGTCGAGGCCGTGAACAGCGTCCTGGCCGGCCTCATCGGGTGGGAGGAGTTCTGGGGCAAGATGCGCGACGGCGTCCTGTACGCCAAGCTGATCGACCCTAAGCTGTCCGGGTCCGAGGCTGACGGGCTGAAGGACCTGGCGCGGGACCTGCTCGGCGAGCACGCGGTCAGCAGCCGCGCCGAGAAGGCCAAGAACGCGCTGTTCGCCGCGATGGGCTGCCTCGTCCAGGCGAACAGCGCCACGCCCCCGGAGCGCAACGGCTGGAACATGGTCCGCAAGGATGCCGTGACCATGATCCGGTACGCCGGCTCCGACGTGCTGGACCTGGGCGCCGTCGTCCGGGTGCTGGAGCCGCAGGTCCCGGTCAGCGAGGAGGTACTCGCCCGGGAGACCAGGTTCCAGATGGGCTGCGCCCGGGTGGCGCTGGACGGCTTCGCGCTGGACGAGGCGCACATCGACGTGAAGATCGCCGAGTTCGAGGCGAAGCGGGCGGTCGCGCAGTTCCAGGCGGAGACCCTGACGGGCGGCGTGATCGTCAACCCGTCCGCCCCCGGCGTGGCCGCGTGCCTGACGGCGCTGGACCCGTCCGTGGAGCTGCCGCCGTCCGCCGTGACCGGCGATCCCTCGGCTGCCAAGAAGGCCCTGGAGCCGCTGACCAGGCGCAAGGACATCATCGGCGCCATCGCCCGGGCCGTGCTGGAGTACCGTCACTGCGTCACGACCCTCGGGCTGCTGCTCCGGCCGCTGAAGGCCCTGTGCGCTAACGGCGACGGGCGCATGCGGCCAACGGTCTACACGATCGAGGCGGTCACCGGGCGCACCTCCTGCCGCCGCCCCAACGGCCAGCAGTTCTCCCGGCAGGGCGGCGTCCGGGCGTGCGTGCGCGCCGACGAGGAAACCGAGGGCATCGGCGGCGACTTCCAGGGCTGCGAGATCCGGGTGGCCGCTGCCCTGGCCGGCGACAAGGCCCTCCTGGAGGCCGAGGTGAGCACCCGGTGCTGGGCGTGCGGGCACGACCCGTGCGACTGCGGCAAGGATCACAAGGGCCTGCACTGGATGGCCGCTCACTTCGCCTTCGGCAAGGAGGCCGTCAAGGAGCACCGTTACTGGTGCAAGAGGGGCGTCTTCTGCCGGCTGTTCGGCGGCGGCCCGGAGACGGCGGCCGGGCAGGTTTACTGCGACGTGTCTGACATGCGCCGCGTCTGGGGGGCGTTCGACGACATCGCCCCTGTCTACGTCGGCTGGGACAAGTGGCTCCGCGACTGCTACGACGAGGGTTCCCTGGCGTGGCGCGACTACGTCACCGGCACCAACTACAGCTCCCCGGTCGAGGGCCGCCGCCGGCTGGTGTACAGGGCCTACTCGGGCCGGAACATCTACGTGACGAGGGGCGCTCACGCGGCGGGCAACGGCGCGATCCAGGGGACGGCCCGCGAGCTGCTGGTGGACGGGATGCTGGAGTGGATGGACGGCCCGTGGGGCCGCGTCCCGGTCCTGCCCGTCCACGATCAGCTCATCGGGTTCGTCCCGCGCGGCCAGGGCGAGGCGGCCACCGCGTACCTGCGCAAGTGCATGACCACGTCCGTGCTGTCGTCCCCCGGGTTCAGGGTTGAGATCGGCGTGGACACGGACCCTGTGTTCCGGTCATGGCAGGACAGCTCATGAGGGAACAACGGGCGGCCCCCCGTGGTTAACCTGGCCAGCAGGCCGGAAAAGCGAGCAGGAGGCACCGATGAGCGGTAGCACGGGCAGCGTCAGCATCGTAACGCGCGACGGCGAGGAGGTCACGGTCACGGCCATCGGCGTGCTGGTCATCGAGGAGCCGGGCGGGCTGGTGACCACGATCACGGTGCGGGAGGCAGTCGCCCTCGCCCGGACGCGCCAGTCCCGGGGCGTCCAGATCGGGAATGACAACTACCAGAGCAACCACTTCTAGCGGCAGCGAAGGAGGCAGTTATGACGATTTTCCTGGTCACCGTGCGACTGCTGTGCAAGGACTCGTCGCACGACCCGCAGGCGAAGAAGACCGGGCAGTGCGCCTTCAGCGACTCGTGCACGGACAAGACGGGCGAGCACCACACGTTCGCCACGCTCGGGACGGACGTGGTAGCGGTAAGGGGCGAGTGGGCCAAGCGCGCCCTGGAAGCCGAGGCTGACCGCAGGTTCCGGGTGACGCGCGTGGAGGAGGCCCGGTGGCTGACGTGACGCAAGCCATCACGCTGGCGGTAATCGCGGGCGTTCTCGGCCTTACCGTGCTATGGCTGGCGCGCGTGATGCCCGGCTGGACGGCGGGCTTCGCCATGCGCGTCCTCGGCGTTATCGCGCTCGTGCTCTGCGCCCTGTTCGCCGTCGCGGCAGTGACATCATGACGCAGGCCCTGCCGGAGTCCCTGACCCGGGACATGACGCCGTGGCAGCGGCGGATAGCCGAGGCCGTGCTCGACCCGGGGTTCCGGGGGTTCGACCCGCACCTGACGGCCATAGCCGGGCGCCGGGCGGGCAAGGCCGCCGCTGCCAGGGCCTACGTTGAGGGCATGGCCGTCCTGGGCGTCCACCAGCACGTGGCAGCCCGTGACGGCCTGTGGTGCGTCACCCGGCAGCCGCTCGGCCCCGCGCGTGCCCGCCCGGTCCTGCTGTGGGCTAAGCTTCCGAGGGGAACCCGCCGTCATGACTGCGTGAACGGAGACCGACATGCCCGTGTTCCGTCGTAAGGCAACGCCGCCGCCGCCCGCTGCCCCGGCTCCCGGCAGGCACCGCAAGGGCCAGCCCCGCGCTGACGCCAAGCCCGCCGGGCCGGCCAAGCCCGTCAAGCCCGCCGGGCCGCCCCCGGACCCGTGCGCGGGCGGGCATGACACGGGCATCCGGTACGACGGGGGAGCCACGGTCGTTTACTGCAAGCGGGCCGGCTGCGGCCACGAGGAGCGCTACATCGGATGAGCCAGGACGAGCACGTGACGAAGTTCTTCGACGCCATGCGCGAGAGCGGGCGCGTTCCTGCTGACTTCGCGGACGAGCTGGAGGCCGGCGCGCGGCAGCAGCTCAGCGCCACGAAGCACACGATGATGATCGCGGTGCCTCGCGAGCTGCTGGCCGACTGCCCGCCGCTCGACCTTGACGCCCTGCTCTCCGGCCGGCTGAAGGCTCCCGTGCCTGCCGCGTACAGGTGGCGGGAGGTCATCGGGCAGTACCGGCAGTTCGCCGGCCACCTCGCCTACCGCCTGATCGCCGGGCACTGGCCCGAGGACTACTACGGGAACGAGGACTGACATGACGCGAGACATGAACGGCATGCCGCTGGTACCCGGCGTCAACGCGGACAAGCTGGACGTGACGGCCGGGCTGGACAAGGCCACGGCCCTCGGCTACGGCACCCCTGCGTTCACGGTGGTGATCGACTACGCCCTGCGGCGTCATGCCCGGGGCGAGGAGGCCGGGGCCGAGAAGACCGCCCTGGGCCATGACGTGGACCTCACCTCGTGGCGGGTCATCCTGGCCGCAGCGATGGCCGCCGCCGTAGCGCCCCCGGTGCCCGTCAGGCCCCCGGCCCCGGCTGAGGCCCTGCGCGCGGGAGGCGCCCCGGTCTGCACGCGCAGCGGTAAGCCGCCTGCCCTGTTCTGCGCTGGCCGGGTTCCCGTGGAGAACGCGTGGCCCTTCACGCTGCCGGGGGCCGGGTCTTCGCCGTGCCTGTACGAGCTGAGCGGGCGAACCCTGGGCGAGATGACCGCCAGCCTCGCCGCGCACCTGGCCGCCGTGAAGCACCTGGGGGACTCATGATCATGCAGGAGCTGGCGAGGACGTACCCGTGCCCGCCCCGCGTCTTCACCCCGCGACGGGCCGCCGGCTATTCAGGCGCCTGGGCATTCCGGGACGTCGTGCACGTCTACCACGCCTGGTGCGACGGGCCATGGCAGGACATCGTGGCCGAGCACTGCGCGATGCTGGAGGGCACGGGGTTCTTCGGCACCGTGTACCTGTCCCTGTCAGGCCAGCGGGATAGCCGGCAGGCCGTGGCTGACGCCTTCCGGGAGCGGCTGGGCGGGATGGTGAAGGTCGGCCGGGACCTCGACGAGGGCTTCGAGCACGCCGCCCTGGACCTTGCCCGCGAGGTGGCCGGCCGGCACCCGGGCCACGCGGTCCTCTACGCGCACACTAAGGGCATCACCCACCAGGGGGAGCAGGAGGGCGAGCGGATCCACATGAACGAGTGGCGCCGCTGCATGACCCGGGCCGTGCTGCTCGACTGGCGGTCCAAGCTGGCCGTCCTGGAGGACTGCGACGCGATCGGCGAGCACCTGCTCACGCCGCAGGACTTCCCGGGCCTCGTGCGCTCCCCGTTCTTCGGCGGTAACTTCTGGTGGGCGAACGCGTCGTTCCTGCGGGACTGCAAGCTTGTTGACTGGTCCGACCGGCACACGGCCGAGACGTGGCTAGGGGACAACGGCGCCCGCATGAGGGCCATCAGCAGCCGGGCATGGCCCTGGCACCCGCACGTCTAGCTGACCCGCGCTTCCCTTGGTACCGTTTAGGTAGCAGGGAGGATGCCGTGACCGCGCAGTACGTGACGCTGGTGCTGGATTCTGCCGACGCGCGAGGGATCCCCCTGGCCCAGGGTCAGGCCGTGATCACGCCGTCCGGCAGCCTGCCCGACCCCGCTGACCAGCTGCTGATCATGACCGCGCCCGTGGTGGCCGCCTTCGGGGGCAGGCCGTCGCCGCCGCAGGCCCGGCTCGTGTCCACCGACTCCGTAGGCCCGCAGCCGAACGCGTGGACGTACGCTGTCTCGTTCCCCGGCGTTCCCGGCAGCCCGCGCGGGTTCAGCTTCTACCTGCGCTTCGCTGACGGCGCGGTGCAGTACCTCAGCGCCCTCGCGGAGGTGCCCGCAGCCCAGCCCGGCCAGCAGTACCTCCCGCTCCCCTCCGGTACTGCCGTGCCCGGGTACGTCCCGGTGGCGACGGGCGCCGGGGAGGCAAGCTCCTGGCAGCCGCAGTCCGGCGGCAGCCTGTTCGGCCAGGACGGCGGCACGGCAGCGGGCGGGCAGTTCCCGGCTGCTGACCTCGACGGCGGCTCAGCGTCCACCGGGCAGTTCCCGGCAGGCAACATCGACGGAGGCGGCGCCTGATGAGCGTTACCATTCAGATCAGGCGGGACACCGCTGCTAACTGGACCAGCGTCAACCCCGTGCTCCACCAGGGCGAGATCGGCGTGGAGACCGACACGGGCAAGGGCAAGATGGGGGACGGCGCCACGGCGTGGGCCTCCCTCGCCTACTGGAACCCGGGCGGCGGGGGCGGCGCCCCCCTGAACTCCCCTGCCTTCACGGGCGTTCCGACCGCCCCGACTGCGACGCCCGGCACCAGCACGACGCAGCTCGCCACCACGGCGTTCGCGGCGGCGGCCTTCACGGCGCTGCTGCCCATCGCGGTCAAGTCGTCCGCCTACTCGCCCGCTAACGGCGAGTACGTGCCGGTGGACGCGTCCGGGTCCTCCGTCACCATCACGCTGCCCCCCGCCCCCGCCAACAACACCCTGTGCGGCGTGAAGATGGTCGCCGTGGCCGGGTCTAACGTGGTCACGATCGCGGGCAACGGGGCGACGTTCAACTCCGGCGAGGCCGGCCCGCTCACGCTGCGGATCAAGGACCAGGGCGTCGTCCTCTGCTACAACACGACGCTCACGGCCTGGTACGTGACGGCCGACGACCAGCCCCTGTCCGGCCTGGACGCCCGGTACGTGCTGATCACGGGCGGGGCCATGCAAGGCCCGCTGTCCCCGGCGGTAGTGGCCCTCACCGACGCGGCTACCGTGGCGGTTAACGCGGCGGCCGGCAATGACTTCCGGCTCCTGCTCACCAGCGGCGTGGGCGGTACCCGCGCCATGGGGGCGCCGTCGAGTCCCGTTGACGGGCAGTCGATCACGATTGCGCTCACTCAGCCCGCGTCCGGTGGCCCTTGCGCCGTCACCTGGAACGCCGCGTACGCCTTCGGGGCGGCCGGGGCGCCAACGCTCAGCACGGCGGCTAACGCGGCCGACATCGTCGGCTTCAGGTACTACGCTGCCGCCTCTAAGTGGCGCTACCTCGGCTCGGGCCTGGGGTTCTGATGACCGCGCTCACGCTGTTCGGCCAGTCCGGGGGCGGCGCCATCGTGACGGACGCCACGTGGCTCACCCTCGGCGTGCAGGTCCAGGTTAACGCCGCTGGGTACCGCCTGGCTGCCGTGTGGTGGGACAGCCCGGCCGGGGCCACGGAGCTTCCCACCATCATCGCCCTCTTCACCGTCTCCGGGACCGCGCTGGTGCACCAGGAGTTCCCGTCCTGGAGCGGCGCCCCGGGGTCAGGGTGGGTACGGGGGGCGTTCGCCTCCCCGCCGTCACTCAGCCCCGGCACTGCGTACAAGGCGTGCGTCGCGAAGGACGCCGGGTCGGGCACCGCTAACTGGTACGGCATCACTGCTCACTACTGGGACTCCGGGGCGGGCGCAGCCGGGATCACCAACGGCGCGCTGTCCGCGCCGGATAACGCGGGGGCCAGCCCCGGGCAGGACTCCTTCCACGCCGCGCCTACCGCCACGTACCCGGACGGCAGCTTTAACGCCTCGAATTACTGGGTTGACCCTGAGGTAACGCTGTCGGCCGGCGGCCTGCTGCTCGCATCCGGAATCGTCTAGGAGGCCGGGATGTTCCTCACCAAGGCGCCGCCCCTCCCGCAGTGGCCCACGGGCGCGGTCACGGGCTACGAGAACGCGCCGGGGTATAACGGGACGCTGACCGATGGCAGCGCCATCACCGTGCAGTCCAACACCACCTACGTCGGCTACGTCAACCTCGGCAACGGCAACATCGGAACCGAGTCAGTGCCCGTGCAGAACGTGACGTGCATCGGCTGCTGCTGGCCGAGCACCGGGCCGAACGCGTTCGCCGTCCTGCTGTACGGCAGGAACCTGAAGTTCGTTAACTGCACCACGCAGCCGGGGCCGTTCGCGTCGTGGCCGCCGGCGCTGAAGGACAGCCCGGTCCCCCAGGACGCCGGGTACCAGTACGGCTTCTGCGCGGACGGCACCCAGGCTCAGCCGGGCACGCTGAATACCTGGTGCGAGGGCGGCCTGCTGCTGAAAAACTGCGACATGTGGGGCTTCGGCAACGGCGGCGCCCGGCTGGCCAACGGCAGCACGCAGGCGAATCCTTACCTCGTGGACTACAACAACTTCCATAACCTGAGGCTGAACACCAGCGGCCTGGACCACAACGACGGCATCGGCGCCCCGGGCGGCGGCCAGATGGCCTACCTCCAGCTGACGCGCAACGCCATCAACGCCCTCGGCGACACGAACGCCATAGTCTGGGGGTCCGCCGCCAACTTCCTGACGAACTGCCTGATCAGCGGCAACCTGATCGGCGGGTTCGGGTTCACGGTCGCGCTGCACAACGAGGCTGGCCAGCTCACTAACCTAACGTTCACGAATAACACCTACACCACGCAGTGGCAGGCGGCATTCGGCCCGCTGTACGACCAGACGCTGCTGCTCTCGTCCGGGCTGACGTGGAAGGGCAACCGGTGGCTCGTTCCCCCCGGCGCGCAGTGGGGTCACTCCCAGTACTCCGGCTACTTCTGGCTCCCCGGTTACACCAGCAATGCCAGTCCCACGTTCGACGAGCTTTCCCACGGCCTCGTGGGCACTTCTGACTTCATGTGACGTCCGGGGTATGCTGGGGCAACGGAAGCCCCGGCTGCTGACGAGGGATCGGACCCCCCTGACGCAGTCGCGGAATCCCCCCTCGATCACGAGAACCCCGGGAGCATCATGACCATCACGCAGAAGGCGCGGACCCTCAGGACCCGGGTCCTCGCCCCCCTCGGCCTCACCACCGTCCCCGCAGGATCCCTGACCGGCTACGACGCCGTGACCGTGGCGTTCCTGCCGCAGGGCGACGTGGAGGCCGGGTACTTTAACGGCCGGTACGCCAACATCAAGGCGGTCGGGGACCGGTTCCCCGCGCTGCTGGCCTCCGGCCGGGTCGTGTCCATCACCCCCGATGGCCTCAACAGGGCGATGTGCATCGACATCGAGGCGGGCAACTACCCGGACGCTGACGCCGGGGGCCGCGCCGCCGTGGCGTTCGTGCACAACCCGGACCACGGCGCCGCCCGCCGGCCGATCCTCTACGTCGAGGGAAGCTGGGCCGACACGGTCACCAGCCACCTGCGCGCGGCCGGCGTACCGGACAGCGCGTACGTCATGTGGACCGCGCACTACGCCGGCAAGCACCTGTGCGCCGCGAAGACCTGCGGCCTGAGCAGGCTGCGCCCCGCCGACGCTACCCAGTACGCGAGCAACGCCCGCTACGACACCACCCTCTGGCAGGGCTACGCGTTCGCGCCCGTCCCCCTCACGCTGACCGTCCTGCGGTCCGGCATGACGGACGGCGGCGTGGCCGGAGGCCCCGTGCACGTCCTCCAGGAGCGGCTGAACGCGTGGCACTCCGCGTACGGGTACGCCATGCTCGCCGTGGACGGCAGCTTCGGCGCCGCCACCCTCGCAGCCTTGACCAAGTTCCAGGGCGCGGCGCACCTCGCCGTGGACGGCATCGTAGGGCCGGGCACGTGGGCGGCGCTGCTGAAGTCCCCGGGCACCACCCCGGCGCCGCTTCCCGTGGCCGGCCTGTCCGTCACCCCGCACACGGAGGTCACGCGCACGATGAACGTGGCCCGGGGAATTCCCGGCTACTCGGGCGCCTACTCGACGATCGTGAAGGACACGGCCGGGAACATCGCGGGCGAGAGCCACGGGTCCGCGCCGCACGTCGTCATCGCCGTCCCCCGGGCGGGCGCGTACACCGTGGAGACCAGCGCCACCGGTTACACGACCGTAACCCGCGTCATCAGCGTCAGCTAGCCCGGGCAGCGCGCCCCGTGACGACGATGACCGAGGAACGCCCGCAGCAGGCGGGCATCGCTCACTGGAGAGACCCCCAGGTGCCGGGTTACGGGGCGCCCGGCCACGGGTTCCCCGGCTCCGCCCTCGCGCCCCCGGCGGCCAGCCCGGTGCCCGTCCACTTCTACCACCTGTACGCCGCCGGGGGCGGCTGGCCGCGCGTCGCCTCCGAGCACTTCACCGCGCTGGGCCAGGCCGGGTTCACGGGTGAGGTCCGCGTGGGGCTGGTAGGCTCGCTGGGCGCCCGTCAGTCCGCCCGGAACTGGCTGGAGGGCGCGTGGCCGGCGTGGACCCAGGCCGCGTCGGCTGAGTACGGGTTCGAGCACGTTACCCTGCGGGCGCTGCACGCCGCCGTCCAGGGGCTGCCCGTGAACACGCCCGTGCTGTACGCGCACACTAAGGGCGGCTGGCGGCAGACCCCGCACCAGGACCTGTGGCGGCAGTGCATGCAGGGCGCCTGCGTGACCCGGTGGCGCGAGTGCACGGCGGCGCTCGGCGACGGCCACGACGCGGCCGGGGCGCACTGGCTCCCGGCGGACGGCAAGGTAGTCGGCGTTCCCATGTTCGCCGGCAACTTCTGGTGGGCCACGGCGGGCTACCTGGCCGGGCTGCCCGGCATCCGGCACCGTGACCGCTACGACGCCGAGGCGTGGGTCGGACTCGGCGACCCGAAGGTGCTCGACCTCGTGCCGGCCGGCTGGCCCTGGCACCCCCACAGGCTCGGGTAGGCTGGCATCATGGACATCATGCCTGAAGACGCTGACGGGCCGGGCGAGGCCCTGACGGACGAGCTGAAGCGAGCGCTCGACGAGACGCGCCGCGTGCTCTACATGGCGCTGCTGGCCAAGCGGGCGGGCAGTCACGCTGCCATCGCGGGCACCCTCGTCAACGCCCTCCTGCATCACGCCGTGCCCGGCCTGGACCTGAGCGCCCTCGGCTTCGACGGGGTGTCCCGTAGCGTCGTCAGCACGATCGCGGGCACGGACACGACGTGGGCCACGGCGCTTATCGACGGCATCACCAGCTGTTATGACGCGCAGGCCCCGGACGAGCCGGGAGCGATCTGAGCAGCAGGTAGGCTGAGGCCCGGAGACATCCCCAGACCAGTCAGGACGGGAAAAGCGATGACCACTGGCACGAGCACCCCGAACCTCATCAACCACTTCGCCGCGCTCATCGACGCGTCCTGGTCGATGAACGTGCACGCGGACGCCGTCGTCCAGGCGTGGGACAACTACGTGCGGTTCCTCGCCCAGCTCTCGCAGGAGCAGGACCAGGAGACCCGGGTCACCCTCTACACCTTCAGCGGCTACGGGCGGCAGCGCTGCCTGTTCTACGACAAGGACGTGCTCCGCCTTCCCTCGATCCAGGGGCTGTACAAGCCGGGCGGGAACACCGCGCTCATCGACTGCGCCATGCTGGGCGTCTCCGACCTGGAGAAGACGGCCACCCTCTACGGCGAGCACGCCTTTAACCTCACGCTCCTGTCGGACGGCCTGGAGAACGACAGCCACGATCACGGCGGCAGGTACGAGGCGCCGAAGCGGCTCGCCGCCCGGATCGGCGGCCTGCCCGAGAACTGGACGACCACCGCGTTCGGCCCGAACAGCTACGCCACTGTCCAGCTTCGCGCGTGCGGCTTTCCCGAGGGCAACATCGCCGTGTGGGACACCTCGTCGTCGGCGGGCATGAGCCAGGTGGGCGAGGTCATGCGCACCAGCGCCGCCAGCTTCATGCAGGGCCGCAAGGAGGGCGTCCACGGCTGGAACAAGGGCGCGGGCAGCCAGCGAGGGGGCCTGTTCAAGGTCCGCGAGTTCTCGGCCGCCGAGGTCAAGGGCGCGGCCACGCCGCTCACCGAGGGCAGCTACTACTTCGTGGAGCACCCCCTCAGCGCCGACCGTGAGCGCATCGACGCGCTCGTGACCCCGTACGTGGTCGGCCGGGCGTACTACGAGTTCACCAAGGCTGAGGACATCCAGGGCGGGAAGGCCATCGCCGTCGAGACAGGCGGCAAGGTCTACAGCGGCCCGGCCGCCCGCGCTGTCCTGGGCCTCCCCTCGGACCACACGGTGCACGTCCGCCCGAACCAGCAGGCCGGCTGCACGATCTTCATCCAGTCCACTGCCTACAACCGCAAGATCCTGCCCGGCACTCGCGTCCTGGTGCTGCGGTAGGCTGAAGCCCTGGACGACGGAACCAGCCTACTGACCGGAGGAATTCATGGCGAGTGTCATCGCGGAGATCGAGAAGGTGCTCCACCCCATCAAGGAGCGCGTGGACGAGGCCATCGCGGAGGCCAAGGCCGCGTTCGACGCGGAGAAGGGCGTCCTCGCGACGGACGTTAAGACTGCCCTGTCGGACGCCAAGGCGGCTGCCGAGGCCGAGAACCCGGCGCTGGCAGCCGAGGCCAAGGCCCTGGCGGGCAAGCTGATCGAGGCCGCCGTCGCCGCGCTGGCGTCGCACGGCCTGTAACATCCCTTCGAGCTTTCCCAGCCCCCTGAACCGTGGGGCGGGAACGTCGGCGTAATCGCCGGGGCGGTACGCAACTCGCCACGGTCCCGTCTAGCGCAACTAGGCAGAGCGCCGGCCTCTGGTGCCGGAGGTTCGTGGTTCGAATCCACGGGCGGGAGCGGGAGGCCAGCCGGGCGTCCTGTCAGTCCGTGTTAGCTCAACCGGCAGAGCGGCGCCCTGTTAAGGCGCTGGTTCCTGGTTCGAATCCAGGGCACGGAGCGCCGTCCTCGTCTAACTGGCAGGACACCCGGGGCAGGAACAGCCCCTTGAACGGGAGATCCGGGTTCGAATCCCGGGGCCGGCTCGTGGACATAAGAGCGATGTCAGACGAGGAAATCGAGAAGGCCGGCGCCTTCAGCCTCCGGGACCGGGCTGACACAGCCGAGCGGGAAGCTGAGAGGCTGACTCGTGAGGCTAAGCACCTGCGCGAGACGGCCGGCCTCCTGGAGGTCAGGGACGACATGCCGCGCATCGTCGCGTACCTGCGTGACACGGTGAAGTCACAGGAGGAGGCCATCACGGCGCTGCGAGGGGGCCTGAGCCTCGCCTTGCGCGTCCTGAGGGAGAACGGCCATATCGACGACGGCTTCGCCCTGGAGGGCGTCCTGGAGCCGAAGAGGCGGTAAGCTGGCGCCGTGGACGACGACCTGTCGCATGAGCGCTGCCGGCTAGGCGAGTTCCGGCGCTGGAACCGCGTCATGCTGGAGCACGAGCGCGAGCACCTGTCACGGGTCATGGACCAGCAGGCGGCTTTCCTTGCCGAAGCCGAGAAGCGTGCTATCCTGCACGAGGTTACGGACATCGATTACTGCCTGAGCCTGACGTCACCGAGAAGGAGAGAATCATGGGAAAGTTCGCTGCTTTCATCACCGGGCGCAACGACGACGGGAGCCGCCGCACCGAGACTGTGACGACCACTCGCGACACCCTGCCCGCCGCCCGTAACGCGGTTAGGCAGTCCCTCGTGCCCGGCGAGCGCGTCGTGTACACAGGCCCGGACGGTAATGGCGACGAGAACGACCAGGACGTGAAGGTGTTCGGCGGGTGAACTACGTACTCGACACCCAGGCCGACCGGGACGGCCACCACTGGTGGCATGCGCGCCGGGAAGAGGTAACGGACCTTGCCGTGGCGCTCCCCGGCGACGCCCGCAAGTTCGTCAGCCGCTGCGGTGCCCTGGTAGAGGCCCGGCAGCTACTGGAGGGCACGCGGACCCTCGCTGACTGGCTCGCCGAGTTCGGCGACGAGGTAGACCTGTGCTGGTGCGCGGTTACCAGCCCGGAGGACACCGCCAAGCTGGCCCGGGTGATAGCGGAGAACGCGGGTGCGTAGGGTCCTGCGCGACCTGCGCAACTTCGCCGTGTTCCTCTGGGCCTGGTACGCGTTCCCGGTCATGGAGGCCCTCGGCCTGCGGTCGCGCCAGGAAAACGCCCCCGGGGACACGGAAAACGCCCTTCGTGACCCCAGTCCGGAATCCCCCCTCAGCCCTGAAAACCCCGGAGGAGCCTGAAATGACCGAGAACGTTCCCGTCCAGGACAAGGCGGCCGACGCCCGCATGCTAGCCGGCGCGGCACTCGACTACGTTCGCGAGCGGCTAGCGACCTACACGTCCGTGGACAACGGCCACAAGGCCAACATCCTCGCCTACACGGGCAAGATGCTCGGCGCGGTCTTGCGGGCGAACGCGGCCGGGAACCTCGGGCTGAGCACCGCAGCCGTGGAGGCCAAGTACGCCGAGGAGCTGCGCAAGGCGCGGGCGGCGGGCTTCTGGGTGGATGAGTCCGTCTAGGCGGCGCCCTAAGCGCCACGGGGCTGAGGGCAGCGGCTCGTGGAAGCGCATGGTGCAGGAGGCTGTCAGGCGGGACGCGGGGAAGTGCCACATCTGCCTTCATTTCGGGGCTAAGTCCGCTGATCACCTGGTGCCGGTCACGGAGAATCCCGCCCGGGCGCTCGACATGGCCAACCTGCGCGCCGTGCACGGTTATCCGGCTGCCTGCCCGGAGTGCTCGGCTGCGGCGGCCAGGAGCGGCGGCAAGCTCGTTTACTGCAACGAGATTCGCGGGATGGGCAGCATAGACCGCGCACGGCGGATAATCGGGGAGCGGACCGGGCTGAGCCTGAGCGGCGGGGAGGCTGCCCGCGAAAGCGCTGAGGGCCGCGACATCTGGTGACGCGGCCCTCAGCGCTGCCCGGGTCAGAGACGCCGGATCAGGTAGATAATGAGCAGGATGACGAGCACCGCGATCAGGATCAGCAGCCATCCGGGCAGCATCGTGCCCCCTTTCCTCCCCTTGATTTTACACGCGAGTAAGGCCCGGAACCCAGTGACGCGGTTCCGGGCCTCAGCCGTCCCTGCTATTTCTCTTCTTCTGGCTCCGGCTCGGGATCCTTCACCCAGACCTCGCGCTGCGTGCCGCCGGGAGGGCTTTGCAGGTCCGGGTCCTCCGACCTGGAGTAGCCGCGCTGGGCCTTGGCGTCGTCCTCCGCCCGGCGGCCCTCCGGGGACCGCTTGTCCCCGCGCCAGCCCGTATCGCCGGACCGGCGCCCTGACCGGTCCGCTGCCGCTGCCGCGCGGCGGTCCTTCTGCTCCTGGCGCCTGTCCCGCTTAGGCGGGGGCGTCGCGTCCCCGCTCCTCTTCCTAGCCATGCTCACCCTCCTCGACCGGTACTTCGCCCGTGCCGTTGCACGCCGGGCAGACCACGACTTCCTGCCGGCCGCTGATGCGGACGACCAGGTTCTTCCGGCCATCGCACGAGCCGCACACCTGCGGGGTGACGGTCCTGCCGCTCGTGTCAGTGCGGCGCGGAGGGTCTGGCTGGTGCTGGATGACCGACTCCTTCAGGCGCTTCCAGAGGCCGGCCATCAGGCGATCCGGACGGCGCCGTCGTAGCCCGCCCAGTAAACGGCCTGGATCTTGACGTAGTCGCCCGTGTGCGGGGCTACCACCATCTGGCCGTTTCCGGTGTAGATGCCGACGTGGCCTATGCTGTCGAAGAACAGCAGGTCACCCGGCTGGAGGCTGGCGCGCGAGACGTGCGGCCCCTCGTTCCACAGGTCGCCTGTCGTGCGGCCGACCCGGGTAGCCCCGAGCTGGTGGTAGGCCCAGGTCACCAGGCCCGAGCAGTCGAACTTGTCCGGGCCTTCAGCGCCGTAGACGTAGGGGTCGCCGATCTTGGACTCGGCCAGCCGCATCGCCCGCACTTCCAGCGAGCTACCGGGCGCGCTGGCAACCGGGGCAGGGACGCCGATCCGGCTTGCCGCGCTGACGCTGGCCGCCGGGCACTTCCCGGCGTACGCCCCGCTGGTGTAGGTGGTCCACGGCGACCAGTTCGAGCCGTCACCGGAGACCGAGATCGCGGCGCGGGCGTTCGTCATGGGGTCGTAGCTGGCCATCGCGCCGTGGGAGCCGTTGATCTGCCAGTAGCCGAAGTCGTTCGTCGGGCTGTGCGCGTACTGGTTACCGCCAGACTCGGCCATGGCCACCTCGGCGGCCACCAGGACGTGCGCGGCGCTGCCGCCTGCCGCGAGCCAGAGCCGGGCGAGGCCCGTGCAGCTGAGGGTTCCGCTGAGGCCGCCAGAGCCGCCCGAGGGCACGCTCCCTGAAGTAGGGCCGGACGGGGCTGAGAGGGCCGCTGCGGGGCTGAGGGCGCTCCGGGCGCGCAGGCGGGCTACGTGAGCCACGTGAGCGGCGTGAGCGGCCTTGCGGGCGACGGAGGAGGCGTACCCGGCCGCGTGCGCGGCCTTAGCGGCGCGGAGGCTCAGGGCACCGCTGGTGAGGGGGGCCGCCGGGACGTGAACGCGGGTGACCTGCGCGCTGAAGGCGCTCTCGGGCAGGGAGGACGATGAGGGGGTGGTGAGCGCCAGGGTCAGGCCGGCGACGGCGGCCACGGAGGCGATGAGCGCCGCGAGGCGGGCGCGGGCCGTAGTTCTCGCTGTGAGCTGCTGCACTAGCGCGCTGAGGCGCTTAACGGCTGGAGTCATGATCAGTACCTCTTCTGCTCTCGGGCCGGGCCTTAGCGCCAGCCGCAGGGGGTATCGCGGTACTTCGGGCCTTACAGCGCCCCGTGAGGGACGGTTATTCCAGGCTGCGGCGGGAACTTCGCGACCGCAATGGCCCCGGATGGTCATGGACTATGACGTGCGCGTCAGGTATGAAGGGCGCCGTGAACGCTGAAGGCCCAGTTCACTCCCGTGTCCGGACGGGGGCAAAAAGGGCCTTCAGCTTGTAGCGGGGGCCGGATTTGAACCGGCGACCTGCGGATTATGAGTCCGCCGAGCTGCCTAGCTGCTCCACCCCGCCACCGGTCACTATACCCGCGTGACCGTGATGCGGAACCTCTCGTCATCGCCGACTGCTTCGAGGTCGAGCAGCTCGCCGACGAGGTCGGCTACCGCGTCATCCATCCCGGCGCCCGTAAGCTCCGTGCTCCCGGACTGCCCGTCTTCCCGGATGAGCACCGGGACCGCCACCGAGCCGATCAGCTCGTCTTTCGGCGCTGGCTGGGCACCACGGGCCGCGTTCGGCACCATCTCAGGCTGCCGGTAGAAGTGCGCGGTGCCTGACTGCGAGACCGAGTAGTGGTCCGCGTCGAACTCGTCCTGAAGGATGCTCGTACCGTTAAGGTAGGAGACTGTGAAGTGCTTCACTGGCCTGCTCCGCTCAGTAGGTGTCTGATCTTACGAAGCATACCCGGCGTTACCGGTGATGAACGAGCAGCGGCGGCCAGGAAGTTCCCCGGCCGCCGCTTTAACCCGCGCGGGTTATGATGGCCCGAGCATGACGCGCTTCCAGAGCACCCTGAAGTACGACTCGGCCTCGTCTATCTTCGCCTTCGGCGCGTCCGTGCTCGCCAGCAGGGCCTCCAGCTTCCGGAGTGCCGCGTGCGGCGTCAGGGCAGGGGCGGAGGAGAGCGCGGCTCTAAGGCTGTCCCCGCGCACCGCGCGCTCCAGGCTCGCGCTGAACGACTGCGCGTTCGGCTGGCGCGGTGCGCGGCCCGTGGCGGAGACCCCGGCGTCCGGAAGCTCCACGGTAATAGCGACGGAATTGCCGTCATCGGCCACCCTGACCGCGATTACCGTAGCCTCCGTGCTGCGCTCGCCGACCTTGAACGGCACGGTCTTGCCCACCTGGGAGTCCCAGGAGCCGGGCGCGAACCGCTCGTGCTCCCCGGCGGTCACGCGCATGGTCACTTGCGCGCTCACGCGCTGGCCTTCGCGGTCCGGCCTGACGCGAGCGAGGCGTTGATCGAGGCCAGCAGGTCCCCGAACGCCGTCACGCCCTCGTCCGCTGCGACGGCGGCAGCCTCCGCTACGGCCGGGGCGGGCGCGAGCCGGGCCTCGATCATGGCCTCGACCCGGGCGCGCGAGTCGTCCGCGTAGTCGGAGTGGCAGAAGTCCGCGCTCATGTCCGCGACCAGGTCCCCGGCCGCCGTCAGCTCGGCGTTGCTCAGGGCGACGGACGGGGCGGCGAAGTCGGGGGCCGCCAGGTCCTCGTGCCACTCAAGCTGCTCCAGGACCAGGTAGCCGTCCTGCTCGGAGATCACGGCGAGGCGCTTGCGCTGCCGCAGCCCGAACACGACGATCGCGACCTTGCCCGTGGACTTCAGGGCGGCGGCCAGCAGGGCGTACGCGCGCTCGCTGCCCCGGTCCCACTCCTTGGCCTTGCGGCCCTTCTCCTTCGCGGGGGCGATGATGAACGGCCGGCACCGGGCCATGTCCGGAACGCGCGCCGGGTCCGTGAACATCAGGATCTGCGCGTTCCGGCTGACCTCGCCGTACGCCTCCGCGAAGTCGTCGTCGGTGAGGTACGCCACGGTGCCGTCCGGCGCCGCGTAGCCCATGCGGATCTCGCCGTAGGGAACCTCCTGCCCGGACGCCTCGGAGACGCGGCGGTACTTGACCCGGCCGCCGTCCGGGGCGTACTGGTGCAGTTCGAGGCCGCCCTCGCTGACGGCGCTGGCCAGCGTGACGGGGATGGAGAGCATGCGAGCAGAGATCGATCCGTTCCAGATGTTCCGTGCCATGTGAGTGTCCCTTCGAGACGGTGTTTCCGGAGGTCGAGCGGGTACTGGTAAATGGAACGGGGGCCGGTCGCTCGTTATTCCGGCGACGCGGCCCCCGCGTTAAGGGGGAGGGTACGGGCTAGCAGGCGTACGGCACGTCAGACCAGGGAGGCAGGTACGTGCACGACGCGGTCTTGTAAGGCGGCCAGCCGCGCAACTGCTCTGCGCGAGGATGCGGGGCGAGCAGGGAGCCTGCCACGGCCAGCGTGCTCATCACGGCCAGCGATGCACCCGTCCCGAGGATAGCGAGCATCGCCAGCCACGCTACGGCCTTGATCGCGGTCATCGTTTCGCCCCTGACGGGCGCGGGTCACCGAGGATAAGGGCGCTGCGCCGCGCTCGCCGGGCGCCTTCGGCGTCTCCCCGGGCCTCGCGCAGCCGGGCGAGGTGATACCACAGGTCGCGCACTTCACGGTGCGTTACGTGGCCCGGGGCTTCGCCGAGCCTGCGGTACCGGGGGCGCCTCACGTGAAGTGCTCCTTGCGCACTCCCGGCTTCCGGACGAAGGTGGCGCCGCGCCGCAGGGACATGGCGTAGAAGCCCGTTTCGACGACGCCGGCTATGCACAGCTGCCTCAGCAGCTCCGCGTACGCCGTCCAGCTAAGCTCCTTGCCCAGGTAAGCGTGAAAGTGCCCCGGGGTGGTGCTCGGGACCAGCGTGACCGGGAAGCCCAGGTCCAGCAAGGGCCGGAACACGAGGGGAACGGCGACGGGGTCACGGGCTTCCTCGGTGACGCCCGCGTGCAGGAGCGCGAGGTACAGGCGCCCGTAGCCGTACTCGCTCAGCTCCTTGTCCAGGAACAGGAGCGTGCGCCCGTCTTCAGTGCACGGCCAGGTCAGGCACGGGAAGTCCAGGTCCAGCACGGGCTTGTGGGTGCCCGGCTTGCCCGCGACGTGCGAGCTGACCAGGTTTGCCAGGGCGGCGTCAGGAACCGGGTAGCGCTTCTCGCTCGCGCTGGTGGCGTCTCCGTAGTTGTCCTCGTCGTCCAGGTACGGGGCGAGGTAAAGCGCGCGGTCCCCCCATGGTGCGGTCTCACTGCTCATGCCGGTGCCTCCTGTCCTGCGGCCCACGTGCACTGGCCGTCCTCGAAAACCCGGACCGGGGTGATCCCCTTGCCCGGCTCGTGCACTCCCACGCGATGCTCGCCGGGTTCCTGGCGCGACGCCTGCTGGGCGTCTCGCAGCGCGTGCACCACGCCGTCAAGGGAGCCGGGGTATATGCGCGGCACCCCGGCCCCGTGACAGACGTAACGGCGGCCCATGGTCAGGCGGCCTCAGCGTCCGGCGTGACGAGGGCCGCCTGTAGCGGCGAGTGACGGTCGCCGTACCAGGACCGGAACGCGGGCAGCGCGCTCGCCCTCCACACGGGCGTGACGCTGTCGCCGTGGTCCACCCAGTCAGGCAGGAGGTGAGCGGGCAGGATGCCCCGGGCGATCCAGTTGGTGACCGCCGCTGGCCGGATGCCCAGTTCCCGCGCGATCCGCTTCGAGCTGACGTGCCTCGGCTGCCGGGTAACGCGCGGGCTGTCCTTCTTCATCAGGCAGTGCCCCTCTCTTCGGTCGTGCTGTAGATCGTACGCCACTTGCGGGGCACGCGGCGGTAACGGTCGGACGGCGGCACGAATTCCCGCCTCATTTCCTGGCCCGCGCACTCAGCCGCCGTATCGTGGTCCTTGTGCCGGTGAGGGCACGTCCAGTCCACGGGAGCCTCCGCAGAGCTGAACGGCCAAGCCTTGATGACAGCGACCACATGTACCGCCATGTGCCCGCCTCCTTTCCCTTGTCTGTGAACATGATGATACCGGTGACGAGGAGCACGGCGAGGCCGCCCCACAGGATGTCAGCGACGGTGAGGTTCCCGTTCACAGGGGCGCCTCATTCAGCGCGAGGAGCACGCTAGTGACCTCGAAGCCACTCCACTCCCGGGTTCCGTCCGGGGTCGCGTACTGCCGGCCGTCGCGAGACCAGATCTCCCACCGGGAGCGCATGGAGCCGGCCACCGGGCGCCCGCGCCATACCGGGTTCGCCGCAGGCTTGACGGCCGGCGGCTCCTCTGGCACAGGGTCCGCGTACACGACCCGCGCCCGCTGGTGCACGCCGGGGCTTCCCCCGATGACGACCGTGACCAGGCCGTTCGCGTCTTCTTCGACGCTTGCCCAGCCGTCGTTGCCGTTCTCCCGGAGCCGGATGCCCGCGCCGTGCACCGCCTTGCCCGGTTCCGTCTCGTCCAGGAACGGGACGCCTGATGAGCTGACGTGCGTCGTGATGGAAGACGCGCGGTGCGTCGAGGGGTGGCACCGCGCGTGCTGGATGACGAACAGCTCGGCTGCCCTGATCAGCGGCTCCGGGTCCTCTTCTCCGGCAGTTACCAGGGTGATGTTCATGCCTGTCACAGTAGCTCTCCTTCGCTGGCTGCCTGGTCCTCGTACTGGCCGGCGATCGTGGCGTCGAACCGGAGCGGCAGCATCACGCGCTTGCCGTCTGCCTTCTCCAGCAGTAGCGCCGACTCCTGGAGGATGCCGACTACGATGCCCGTCCACGAGGCTCCGGTTGGCCCCGTTACCCGGATGCGCGTCTTGTGCTCAAGGGAGTGCGTGATGCGCTCCAGGTCCGGGTTCTCGCTCATAGCCTGCCCTCCATGACTCGTGATCCGCTGGTCCGCGCGGCGCTCCGCCTCCGCCTGGAAGCCGGTGATCTCCTCCGGTGTCAGCGTCTCCGCTAGCCGGTCCTGTGCCCACGCTGCCAGCCTCTCGCGCGGCGTGTCGCCTGGAAACTCACTCAGGGGTTTCATTCGCGTGCAGTCCTTCCAGCTCAGGGGGCAGCGGCCCCGTCCACTCGGCTATCAGCGCGAGGTAAAGCGCCTTGTTCTCGGCGACGCCCTTCACGATGCGCGACACGTGGCAGGCCCAGCCGTGATCTTCATCGACCACCGCCGTCTGCCTGCCAGGGACCAGGCGGCACGGCTGGCTCACCACCGAGTCGCAGTCATCGCACGGCGAGGCGAACAGCGTTACCGCTATCCGCATCTTCCGGCTCGCCGGCTGAATGGCGGTGCCCGTGAAGCGCCCCGGGTCCAGGCTAGCCATCATCGCCTCGATCTCCAGTCCCCTGTCCCTGTGCCGCTCGCGCAGTGCCCCGGCGACGAGGCCCGCCGCCAGCGGCACCGCGATGAGCAGGACCAGCGCGAGCAGGATCATCCACGTCGCCGCCGGGTCGTGCGCTGGCGGCGACGTGACTCCCGGGGACGGGTGCAGCACGGCTACCCCCTCCGGACCAGTGGCGTCCACGGCTCGCCCACCGGGAATGACTGACCGAATACCGGCTTGCCGCGATCGCCGCTGACGCACAGCAGCCCGGCCCGCCCGCGCTCTGTCCACGGGCCGGGGCCATCGGCCTTGCGCCGGCGTGCCCGCCATACCGTGCTGCCGATGCGGTTGTCCTGGACGATGCGCGAGATCCACTGCGTGGTTGCCTGATGCGGGTCGTCATCCGGGGTGAACTCCACGCGGTCGGGCCAGATGCGCGCAAGCTCCAGGCTGTACAACTTGAGGGAGACGGCCCCGGCGTAATCACCGTAACAGCGGCGGACGGTCACGGTCGTGCCGATCTTCGCCTCGCACAGGTGGCAGTCTGGCCGGTCGCACGCCTTGTCCAGCAGCGCGGACAGCTCCTTGTACCTCAGCTTCGGCGTGTTCTCCGGGAACCGGAAGATGTAGTAGCTCACGCGCGTGCCTCCTTCTCGTTCAGGTGACGGGCCATCCCGGCAGGCTCGTTACCCCAGCGCATCGGGGCCGGGAAGCCCGCAGGCGTGAACCAGCGGTGCTCGTGCTGGTGCCAGATGCCCCAGCCCCCGATGACGTCCGTGCGCGGGGCGGCGATCCACGGCCACGGCGCAGGCCCGGGCTTAGGCTCGCGCGCCGCGTCGTCGGCCGCCGCGTCCACGTCCCCCTCGGACAGCCACGACTGGAGGAACACCAGGTCCGTGAAGATGTGGTCCTCGGACGGGACCGCGCGGAAGTCGGCCTCTTCGTCCTTCCAGTTGTAGTTGACTAGCCGCTGCACTGCGGCGCGGATTCGCGCCCGGTCCTCGTACTGCATGCGTGCCTCCTATTCGAACATCATGTCGATGTCGTCGGGTTCCTGCTTCTCGTGGAGCACGAGGTTAAGCTGGGCGCGGAGGTCGGCGGCGTGAAGCAGGTGCTCCGCCATGAACCACCCCTTGTGCACGGGTACCTTGCCCTCGTCCTCCGGCTGCGGGTACACGAACGAGCAGCGCTCCGCTCGCGTCGCTCCCAGCGTCGCCGTCATCAGCTTGCCCAGCGCCCGGTCCGACATCGGCCAGTACAGCTCGCGCTCGGTGCCCTTCAGCCACGTCAGCAGGTCGCGGGACGTAATCCAGCCTTCCTCGGTGCCGTGCTGCCCGGTGAAGTCCGCAGCGTCCAGGAGAACCTGCTCCTCGGGCACGAGGACCGGCCGCTCGCCGGAGTCAAGCGCGAGGTCGAGGAACGCCCGCAGGCACCGCGCCGGCCAGTCGCTGCCAGCCACGTGCGCGACCGCGAACAGCGGACCCCACACCTGCCGCCGCCGCCCGTTCAGCTTGGGGTGCAGCCCGCGAAGCCCGTTCTTGGCGAACTCGCGCATCTCCTCGGCGCTGGACCGCGCCCACTTGTGCAGCGCCTTGCCCAGGTCCAGGCCGTAAGCCCGGGTGCTCGGGTCCAGCGCGTCCTCAAGCGCCTCCGCCACGGCCGGCGGCGCTGGCTTCATCTGCCAGATAACCGACCGGGACCGCAGGTCGTCCGGTGCTGCCTTGCGCAGCCCGGCGGCGACGGCCACCCCGTAGATCGGAACGTCCTCCGTGACGCGCCCGGCGCTGAACGCCGTAGTCGCCCCGGACTCGTACCCGGACACGAGAAGCTGGTAGAGCTTGCTGTTCTTGCCGTTCATGCCGGACTCGCCGAACAGCTTGGATATCTCGTCCACGATGAGCGTGCACTCGCCCTCGATGAACTTGGCCTTGATCGCCGGCTCCGTGGCGTTAGTGCCCGACCAGGCCCGCCAGCCCAGCATCCGCGCGAAGTGAAGGACCGTGGACTTGCCTGACCCCGGCTCGTCGCTGACCGCCAGCCCGCGCGGCACGGTCGTGAAGCAGTTGATGACGTGGCTGACCGTGACCAGCAGGGTAAGCGCGTCAAGCTGCTCGGGGGTCGCGTAGACCAGCCGGCCGGCGAAGGCCCGTGCGTAGTCTAGCGGTGTTAGCTCGCGAGTCTGCATGCGTGTCTCCTCTCATCGCTCGCATTGTGTAACCGGTGAACGGTCGCGAGTATTCCCGGCTACCTGCCGTCGTACAGGAACACGTCGCCGTTCAGCCTGACCTCGGCGAAGTCCCGCTGAAGGCGGGCCGACCACTTCCCGCCGTCCCAGAACTCAGTGCTCGTAGCCTCGCCGTAGATCTCGCCGGCCTGCTCACTCGCGTACTGGTCCCAGTAGCGGACGTTGATGAAGGACATGCCGCGATCCCTGTCCCAGCCGTCCCCGGCCGGGCTGCGAGTCACGGTGTCGCGGAACTCCTTCAGCTCGGTAAGCTCGGCGTCCAGCTCGGCGGCCTCGTCTATCTCGGGGCTGCCGTCGCCCGGGTCCGGGGTTAGCAGCGCAGTGATCTCCTGCTCAAGCCCGGCGATGCGCGCGTCCACGTCACGCGAGTACATGATGTCCTCGGCGGACAGGTCGAAGATGCCCTTTGACATGAGAGTGCCTTTCCTAGCGGTCTGGGTGTGGCGTGCGTGCCCCCGTGGCGATCCGATCGCCGGCGTCACGCGGTTACGGGGGCGGGTTGCCTAGCTGTGGTACTTCTCCGCGAACGCGCCCCACTGGGCGGCCATGGCACGGGCGACGCCGGGGAACGTGCGGGACCGGACCTTCGCCCGGTTCACGCGCCCCTCGCTGTCCTCGTAGTGCTTCCGGCCGCCGAAGTCGTGGGCAGGGTGCTCCGCGCCCGCGTCGGTGCGGTGCGACCCCCCGCCCGTCGCGGCACGGTGCAGCCGGTAGCCGGCCAGGTCGCCGGAGCTGACGGTCGCCAGAACTTCCGGCTCAGTAAGCTCCGGCACCAGCGGGGGCAGCCCCTTCAGCCACAGGCACGTGGTCTTCCGGAACGGATCACCGAACCACCAGGGCTGGATCGCCTGATCAGGCTTGCGGTAGCGCTGGAACATCACGCCGCGCGGGTTCTCGACCGCGACTAGCGGCGACGGCGCGCTGATCATGTCCATGAAGAACGCCGCGCCCGCGTCCTCCTCGCCGTTGGCCTGCCACTCCTTCCGCCAGCGGTTGCCCGCGTACGACAGCCGGGTGCACGGCGGGAACGCGATGACGAGATCCCACGGGGGAAGCTGCTCGTTAACGGGCTTGCCCGGCTGGATACGAGACCTGTTCACCGGGTGATCCCAGCTGAAAAGGTCTCGCACGTCGCCCCGGTAGTGCGCCGTTGAGCCGCCCGCGTCCCAGCGCTGCCAGCCGCCTGTCCCTGTCTCAACAGGTGAGTGGAACTCTTCCGGTCCTTGCCCCGCGCTTCCCTGCCCGTGGATCAGCGTTGAGACCATGCTGCGGTCCACGGGCGTCTCGCTCGGCAGGATGTCCGCCGAGACGGCCTCCCACCCGCGCTTGGCGAACTCGTCTCGCACTCGCCCGCTGCACTCGCAGGCCAGCAGTACCCGGAGCCTCTGCATCAGCTGCCTCCTTCCCCGGCGTCACGCAGGATGAGCGTGCTCGCCTGGGCTATGGCCCGCATGGCGGGCGCGACTGTCCTGCGGTAGAACAGCTCCTCATCGGCTACCCGGAGGAAGTCGAAGGCCACGAGGCGGAGTGCCCTCACCTCGTCGTCTCCCATGCCGGCGAAGTTCGCGTCGCTGCCCGCGCGCATGACGGCACGGATGGCCGCCGCCGGCTCGGGTGCCTCCCACGCGCCCTCACGGGCGATCAGGACGGACGTGTCCTTGTTAGCGGGCACCTTCTCCCACAGCACGGGGGGCACCATCTTCACGATCAGGTCAAGCAGCTCCTTGCCGGCTTCGGCGTCCTCAGGCTCGTTTTCAGGCTGCCTCGTTACGCCGCTGCCGGTCATCCGATCTCCCCTGCCCGCACGCTGTCCAGCAGGCCCTGAAGGCGGTGCAGCTCGTGAGGGTCGGTCTCCTCCACGAGCGCCGTCGTGATGTCGGCCAGCGTGGCGTATGCCGGCCGCTCGAAGAAGCCCGTTAGCTCGGGCACGATGTCTGTTTCCTCGCCGGCTAGCTCGTGCGTGACACGGCGCGGCTGGTTGACCTTAGGCTCGTACATGGTTGTCACGGTAGCAGGTGCCTTTCCCTAGGTGTTGATGATCACGGCACCGCGCTGACGGTCCAGTTCGCCGAGCGCGGCCCTCATGTCGTCGCGGATGCCCGCGATATCCTCGCGCGAGCACGCGCCCCCCGACGTGGTGTCGAAGAACTGGCCCTCTGCGCTCGGATGGCTAACCAGGTGATCGGCCTCGTTGATTAGCTGCTCGAACAGGTCTTTCATCAGGTCAGCGGTCTTCTCGCTGATGACGTACTTCATGCGCGTGTCCTTCGCTCGTGGTCGTGTCCTTGCGCGCCTCGTGCCCCGTTCGACAGGGCGGCATCACGCCGTTGACGAGGCTCCGTGTGCTAGCGGATGCCGCCCGTGTAGTCCCCGTGCATGTTGGGGTGCCAGTGGCGCGGCTCAGCGGGAACGGGCAGCTCGTACGCGCCGTTCGTCTGCTCGCGGAAGTCCTCAGCGCTCTTGTAGCGCCCGTACGAGGCACTGGTCGAGGCGGTCGGGTCGGCGGCGAACAGCTCCGCGATAAACCATCCCCACTCGTGGTACGTGGCCGCCCATACCGCGCCGTCGCGCCCGTAGTACTCCGACGCCGCGCCGGAGTCGCCGCTGTTCTTGTACCTGCGGACGTTCATGCGCCGCCCGTGCTGGTCGGTCGTGCCCGCCGGCAGGCTGTCCTGGTCGAAGGTGCCTAGCTGCACGAGGTACCCGTACGGGTGCGTACGCGATCCCTCGGGCTTGAGCTGGACAAGCTCCACGTCAGCGGTCACGCGGCCAGCGGCCTTAGCGCGCTGGAGCGCGTTGCGGATGTCCTGGGTGTAAAGGACGGTATGCAGTTTCACGGGTTTCTCCTCTGCTGTTCTTTCCACTTGGCCACGGCCAGCGCTCGTGCCGCGCGACTCTTCTCGCGCCCGCGATAGGTGGCCGGCACGTGCACGGTAAGTACCGTCTGATCGGCCATCCAGCACAGGTACTGACGAGCGATGACTATCCCGTGACGGTCGTACTCGTCGCCGTACGGCTTGATTCGCGAGACCTTCACGGGGTGCCTCCCCTATCGTCTCTGAACGTAGTTGCTGAACGGGGTGCGGGTGACGCTCGGGTGCACGGTCACCTCTTCGGCCGTGAGGCTGTACCGCCCGCGCGAGTCTCTCGCCGCCATGATCAGGCCGGCGCTGATCGCCCTGTGAACGCTGCGGTAGCCGAACTTCCGTGAGCCGTGCGGGCCGACCGCCTCCGCAACGGGCAGGATCGGGCAGCCTGGGTGCTCTTGCACGTACCTCCAGGCGGCCAGCATGCGCGGTCCCGCCGGCCGCCCGTTGCCGAGCCTCATGCGGCAGGCTCGCCGAACGCTGACCCGAGCGCGCTGAGCGTATCGCGCACCACGGTCAGCTTGCCGATGAGCAGTTCGACCGTGCGCCCGTACTCCTGCACTTGCATCGCGTCGCTCGCGTCGTGGCCGTTGCGCGACATGCCCGAGCGCTGCGCGGTCACCTCGAATGCGACGTTACCCAGCTCGGAGGACAGGGCGCGCAGCTCGCCGGCTTGCGCCTCCAGCGTGACCAGTTCGGGGGTGAAGTCTCCTTGCCGTCGCCGCTCGGCTAGCCGCTGGCCTTCCAGCCGGTCCAGGAACCTGCGGATCTCCGCAGCGTTACGGAGCAGCGTGTCGTGCGCGTCCGTGCCGAGCTGGCCGGCCGGCGCGGACATGACGGCCAGCGCCGTGCGCGCTCGCCTGATGTCCGCGTTGGCGATGTCGTCTGCGGGATTGGTCATGTCGTGCCCTTCGCTCGCGGTTATGTCCTTGCGCGCCTCGTGCCCCGTTCGACGGGGCGGCATCACGCCGTTGACGAGGCTCCTCGTGCTAGGTGGCGGCCGGCCTGAGCAAGCGCTCGGCATCGGCAACGGCTGCTGCCCTCTCCGCGTTCTCACACGCAAGAATGTGCTTGTCGGCCGTTGCCTTCTCCGCCTGCTGGCGAAGGTGCCGTAGCGCCCACTCTCGCACGTCCGCCGCCGGCTTGGCCACACGCGCGGCTAGCTGCCCGTACTCCGTGGCAACGCTCGCGCCGCCATCGGTGCTGTTGCTGATCGCGCTGGCCAGCTCGGCGAACGCGGCCAGCACGACCGCGCTTACCGGTCCGCGCGTGTACAGGACCGCCGCGTTATCGTAGCGCTGCCAGTCGGGCAGTTGCGGTATGGCCGCCGCGATCTCCTCTTCGGTGAACTGTGCCTCTTCGGTCACGATGCCTCCTGGTGGGTGTTCGGTGTTAGCTCGTCAAGGATCATCGGGACGATCGTCCATTCCGATCCGCCGTGCCTAGACCGCGCGTGGAACGGGTTAGCGTACCAGTGCGCGCCGCCTTTAGCGCTGGCGTTCACGTACCCTGTTGCCTTCTCCGGCGTGCTGAACGCGCCGTGGTGCTCGCAGCACTCGATATCAGCGCCCTCTGTGACAACGTACACGGTGAGGGGCGTATCCGGCGCGTCTCGCGCTGCCTCCTCGCCGCCGTGGTCGTCGCAGCCGTCCGTGATCAGTTCCCGTGCCTCGCCCGTGCTGAACAGCGGCTCGGCGAGTCCCTCGTCCTCTTCCACGGGCATGTCCTCGCCGTGTGCTCCCGTAGCATGCACGAGCGCTGCCTTCCCGCGCGGGCTTATGCACGTCGGGCTGTAGCTCGCGTCTTCCGCGCCGCCTTCCGTGCCCGTGATCACGGCGTCGATGTCGAGGGATTCCAGGCCGGCGATGGCTGCCCGCGCTGCCTCCTCGCCGCCGCTGACCGTAACGCGGATCGTGGTGACGGTTACCACGTCGAACGTGTACGTAACCGGCGCTGTCATGATCGTCATCTCCTATCGCCTGCCCATGCTGACCAGGTACACGGCCATGTCGGTATCGCGTGACTTGCCGCGCTCCTGCATCTCCTGCCACGGGAAGCCGTCCGCGTAGTACGCCGGCGTCTCCTTGCTTCCCGTAAGCAGCTCGTTAACGCGGCTGGTCACGGCGTTGTGAATGGCGATGTGCCGTTCGTCGTCCTCGTCGTCCGGCTCCGCAAGCCCGATCAGCTCGTCCGTGTACATGTTGGCGTCCACGAAATCGTGGAGCTGCCCGAAGCACGACACGTCCCACGGCACGAAGCCATCGGCAACGTCGTGCTCCACTATGCGCAGCACTTCCCACGCAAGCTCGTCCGTGGTGATCAGGCCCGCCTCCCAGCAGGCGAGGATAACGCCGGCAACATCCGAGCGAACAGGGGCGGGACGGAATTCTGGCAGGCTGCCGAGCAGTGCGTTAAGCGTGGCGTAGGTCTTGTTCGTGTCCTTCAGCGGCTTGCGCATCGTGCTTTCCCTTCGTGCGTGACTGTGTCCTTGCGCGCCTCGTGCCCCGTTCGGCAGGGCGGCATCACGCCGTTGACGAGGCTCCTTCTCATACCTGGTAATCCTTGGCAGGATCATCGGCGAACCGCACCATTCCCACGGGCCGGCTGTTCGCCTCCTGCCGTGCTAGCCATGGCGCGTAAGTTTCGTCCTCGCACATGGCGGCCAGCGCCTCCCGCGTATCGGTCAGCGGGGCAGGCTCCCCGGTCACGCCGGCAGCCCGCGCGCCGTGGCGCACTTGGCCAGCGTTGCCGATCCTGCCTTGTGCGACTTACCGCACTCGGGGCACGTCACGCCGGCGCGCACCACGGGCAGGTACTCCCCGTTCATGTCGAACTCGTCAAACGCGGGGTTGTCTTCTCCGATGTACTCCCAGCGGCGGGAGTCAACCGCGTAGATGGAGTTATCGTAGTCGGGGCACGCCGTGTACACGTCCGCCTCAGTGAGGATTCGCTCGATCTCCTCCCACATCGCCTCTGACATCTGGCCGCCGGCGTACGGGCGTTCCGGCGTGCTCTCGTTAAGGCGGTGCTGCCAGACCATCTCGAATTCGGTGAACGACCGCGCCGGCGGCATGTAGGAATTGCCCGTGACCCACGCGACGGGCGTGGTGCTGGCCCGCGCGTCGTCGATGATGCTGGCCGCGATGCGGCGCGCGGCGGGCAGCACCGTGTGACGGTAAAACAGGTCGTCTCGGTGCGCGGGCAGTGGCTTGTGTCCCATGACTGGTTATGCCTCTCATGTGGTGGGGTGCCTTGCGCGCCTCGTGCCCCGTTCGACAGGGCGGCATCACGCCGTTAACGAGGCTCCTCGTGCTAGAAGTCGCTGTAATCCGCGCGGCGGAGCTTGGCCCGCGTCGTGTGGCGGAGTCGCCGGCTGGCCGCGCGCTTGGCGCGCTTCCGCGTGCCGGCCTTGAATGTCAGCCACTCGTTACCCTCCAGCGATTCCACGTAGAAACCGGGAGCAGTGGCGCGCGTGTCAAGGTCCATCGTCGTACCTCTCGTGATGTGGGCAGGTTTCGTGCTATTCACGTAAGCACGCGGCGTCCCGTTCCGCCTGGTCTTGGCCAGCGCCGGCCAGGACCAGGCGGAAGGGCACCGTGCGCCGGCGCTAGCCGCGTGTTGCCTCTTGCATGGTGAGGTTAGTTATCAGGCAGCCTTCCCCCCACACGCGGGCAGCCGATTCCGCAGCGTGCGCGGCCACGTCGGCGAACTCGCGCGAGTCGTGGATGACGAACCGCGCCCGGTTACCATCGGACGCGATGCCCGTGATCATCCACTCGTCCGTCTTGGCCAGCGCGATTGTCCCGCAGTTCGGGCACGCCTTGTCACTCCCTCTCAGGTGGCCGGAATGCGCGTCGGCGTCTCGCTTGCACCATCCCGTCGCCGCCTCCTTGGCCGCCGCGCGCTTGGCCGCGCCGTGCGCGCCGGACAATGACGCGTACTCCTGGAAGTGATGCCCCGGGGCATCCATCACGTCGGCCGTCTCAGGATCGAACCGGCGCACTGAGTAGAGGCGCGGCGTGTCGTCGTCGTACCGCTCGGATGACACGAAGTACTGGCCGGCATTCTTGCCCGCGCTGTGAACCTCCCCGCTGATGCGGCCATTGAAGAAGCGCATTGCGCCCGCATCAAACCAGTGACCGCCCTTGCCCTGGTTAGCCGTGCGCATCGCGTAAACGTTCCAAGCCATTGAATTACCCTTCGATCGTGGTTGGTGTCCTTGCGCGCCTCGTGCCCCGTTCGACAGGGCGGCATCACGCCGTTGACGAGGCTCCGTGCTAGAGGTCGATCACGGTAAGGATGCGCTCGGGAGGTATCACGCCAAGCTGAATGAACGCGTGCCAGTGGCCGGCGTCGCACATCAGCGTTTCGCCGAACCCCTCATGCCCGCCCGTGACTCCCGTGGACGCCGCCCGCCCGTCAAACGGGCCGCGCCATTCCAGCGGCTCCCCGCATTGCGGGCACGGGTAGCGCAGCTGGGAATCGCCCGCCGTGGCGTGGCTCGGGCCGCCGTCTAGCGACACGTAGAAGACCAGGTGGCCGCGAGTGAGGGAATCGCGCTGCCATCCTTGCACCTTCGCCGGCGCGTTCACGTTCTGTGAGAACGGGCGGGGACTGCTGCCCGTCCACAGTACCCGCGCGCCGGCGGGGAACCTAACTCGCATTTCGTCGCTCATCAGTAAACCTTCTCTCGCGGGTACTTAACGACGAATTGCACGTAGGACTCAACGCCGCGTCCCGTGGTGCCCGAAAGCGTGTCGTATGGCCCGTAGGCGGAAAGCGCCTCGTAAACCCGTTCCGCCCGTCGTGCCCCGATGCCGTATGCCTGCCTTACAGCGACGATGAACGCGCGCTTGGCCGTGATGTAGTAAGCCGTGTCGTAAGTGCTCACGGTGCGGTCATCGCGCGTGGCCACTAGCCAGAAGTACTCAGCCGCAGCTTGCGCGGTAACCCTCTGGTCGGCCGATGGTACCTTAACGGGCACGTGCTTTTCCTCTCGTCTCGTATCGGATTGCCGTGCGTAAGCACGCGGCGTCCCGTTCCGCCTGGTCTTGGCCAGCGCCGGCCAGGACCAGGCGGAAGGGCACCGTGCGCCGGCGCTAGCCGGAGAAGAACCCCACAACCACCGTGTCCTCGTCTGGCAGGCGGATAAGCAGGCCACATGACCAGGAGAATGCGAGGTACCCCTCCCATCCCTCTTGACCCGTGCGCATGAACTGGTCAAGGCCGTAAACGGTGCCCTTGTAGCGGAAGAACGTCGCGCTATCGGTTCCCTCATCAAGCGCCGGCCAGTCCAGGTAATCGAACTCCTCGCGTTCCGCCGGCGTTAGATCCCAACTGTCCACGGTGAATCGCGGGACGTTGTTCGTGGTTATCTTCACCGCCCTAGCCTGCCGTCCCAGTGGACGCGCGGCGCGCTGCCTTGCGCAGGCCACGCTAGCTCGCGCACCGTATACGCGGCGGGGCACGTGTCAGTGAGGATCGGCTCATGCGCGATCACCTCGGCGATCAGGGCAAGCCTCACGGCGGGGGGAAGGTGCCCCATGCCGTGGATGTACTCAATCCGGCACAGTGCGCTGTTAGCGCGGCTCGTGATGCCGGCCATGTCCCTGTAACCGCCAACGAATCCGGTCACGCGATTACCTCTCTACTTGTAGGGCCATTTCCAGATTTTGCCGTTAAGCTTCGCGTACTGCTCAGCCTCGTATGCCGCGCGGATGTGATGGCCACGGTAGACCGCGCACGGGTAGTTACCCGCGTGATAGCCGCATGCCAGCGCCGGAGTCTCCTTGCCATACCAGACAACGCGCAGGTCATCCGAGCAATTCATGCTGCTCACGTCGCCGGTAATCGCGTCGCACCTGATGACGCGGTAACGGAATGCTGACTGGTGAAGGAAACCCCAGGTCTCAGAGTAGCTGCGATCACAGAGGAACAGGAAATGCCCCGGGTGAGCCTTGACCCAAGCGCGCTTTGCGGCGCTGATCTGCGCTGCCCGCCCGCGTCGCTGCACTTCCCCGTACCTGCCCGACGTGCTTTCGGCTTCCCACTTGATGAACGGACTGTAGAATTCGTGAGGCGTCCCCTGGTCAACGATGCCGGGATGCTCTGTCAGTGTCGCGGGCATTACCTCGCCGCCTTCCGTGACTTGCGCAGCAGCACGAGGTTACCGCCGTCGCTGTTGTGCGCACCGTGCCAGATACCGCCATGGGCGTCCCGGACGGTCACGTACTCCAGCCGGTAGTACCCGCCCGTAGGAGTGCAGCGCCGGCGTCCCGTACGGTACCTGATGATGACGCCAAGCTCGAATCCCCCGAACGTGGTAACCAGCGTGCCACGGGAGTTGACGTAAGCGGGATAGTGCGTGGTGTGCTTGCCCAGGAAACCCTCACGTTCCGTGGCAGCGCACAACGCGCATGCGCTAGGGTCAACCTGATGCGCTACGCATCGGAACGTAACCGCCTTGGTGTCCTCGTCTATCACGGCAGGGTAACCGGTATCGGTACCGTACGTCATGACTGCCATTGCCGAGCCTCTCTTATAGGTGATGCCTGCGCGCCCCGTGCCCGATCCGATCGGGCGGCATCACGCCGTTAACGGGGCAGTCGTGTCAGCCAGCGCGCTGGCAGTAGAAATCAGCGCGCGGCCAGTACACGCCGCAGTACGCCGTGTTAGTGCCCGCTGACCAGTCACCCCCGTTGAAGTGGAGGAATGGCGCTGCGGCCATGCCTGCGGCGATGCCGGCCGACAATAGCGTGACCAGGATGACAGGGAGTAGAAGCTTGCGCATGCGCTTATTGTCCTTAGCTCTGGTATGCGTAGATTGGTGCGCTCACGGCATTGTCATTATCGCTAGGGCTAGGGTGAATCCCAGCACGAAGCAAGCTACGGATAGCACGGCTACCCAGAAGTGCAGTTGCCGGCGTTGCTGGTCATTCATGCTAGCCGTGGAATCCGTAAACGGTCATGTCCTCACCGTGGCCGGACACGTCCAAGCCGAACGTGCCATACGGTTCGGCGAGTGAATGCAGCTCGTCCCCGTGCGAGTAGCCACGGTCCCAGAATCCGGCACCGTGGCCGTTACGGGACAACTCGAAATCGTGTCCCGCTTGCTCCGGAGTGATGTTGTCAAGCGTGAGGTACACCCATGCCGAGCGAATGAAGTCGTCAACATCCGTTTCCAGCTGGACTCGCGCGTCGTCGGGAAGCGCGTCCTCGTAATCCGGCGCATAGCCGTTAGCGTAGTCGTCTATCTCCTCCGTGAACTTCCCGTTCCCGTCCGTGTCCTCATCATGCGAGGAGTCGGCCCACAGTGCGGCGTGCGCTGTGCTGGTCAGCATGCGACGCGCGAATTCGGACGCGTCAAACCGCCCGACGTACTCCACTACGCCGGCGTCCCACCACATGCCAGCCATATCGGCCACTGCCGTTACGCTACGGGGCATGACTGCTATCCCTTCCCTTGCGTTCTGTCGGTTGCTGCCAGCGCGTAAGCGCGTGGCGTTGCTGGCCAGGTCAAAAAGGGCAGGCTCCGCCCTTGCGCCTGGCCAGCCTCACCATGTGCCGGCGTGCTAATCGTCGTCCTCAGTCTCGGCAGGCTCCGGCATTGACGGGCACGTGTCAGGACCGGACGAGTTGCTCGTGCCATCGATAACCTTGTGGCATTTCCCGCAGCGCGCGTAGCATGACCACTCAGACGGGTGATCCTCATCCTGATAGTGATCAGGGCCGCATTCCGAGTGAATGTCATTGTGGTACGGAATGTGCTTGGGAAAGTCGCCACTGTCAAAGGTGCGCTCATCCATGCGATTGATGCCGCGCGCCGCTGCCATGCGGTCAAGTCGGCACTCCGCGCAGTTGCATTCCCCGCGCTTACTGCCGTTACCACCGTTGCCCTTACCGGCTATCGCGGCTACCTGCGGAATGCAGTCTAGGCAGTAGTCATCAGCGTTGAATGAGTACCCTACGGGAGAGTACGCGTAGTGACTCATGGTTACAGGTTCCGCCCGTTTGGCTCATACCGCATTGACAGGTCAGTCATGCCAGCGGGGGGCAACGCCGGCAGGCTACCGTACGTGCTAGCGCCGCTATCGGCATCGCTCGCGCGGCGGGCACGGCCAGAGGTAGCCGTGTCGGCAACGCCGCGCGGTATCGCGCCGATGGCACCGAACCGCGTGAACTTGTGCCCCTTGTGGCGCTGTGACGCGCGTCGGCGCATGCGCTGACCAGAGTGCGGAGTGAAGTCTACATCGTGACGAGTCGCCATTACGCCTGCGACCTGAGGAGTAGCCACGTGAGGGGGAGTGCGGTTCATGCCGCGCCCTTCCATCGTGGCCGTGAGCGATGCGGGCATGATGCCAGCCGCTTCTCGTGCCATGCGGGCACGCTCGCGAGCGACGAATTCCGTGTTCACTTGCTTCCCTTCCAAGCGCCGCTAACGCACGACTTGAATTCCGCGCGGTTAGCCTGCGACTTGAGAACCGGATAGGCAACAGCTGCTAGGACTAGCAGCTCGTCTAGGGGACCTGGGATGAAAGCGCAAGCCACCAGTACGGGCACTAGCCACCGTGGCGCGCGGCGCTTGGCAAAAGCCATGACTGCGAACGTGACTCGGCGAGTCCGGGAGTAGGCAAGTGGCAGCACGCACAACGCGATCATAGCGCCGATTGTCTGGCCAGCCTCTAGCAGGAGTGCCATCGTGGTTGTTCCTTACGCTGATACTACGGATGATAGGTGATTGCACGCGGAATTGTCCGGTTACCTGTAGCCGGCAGTGCGGGCATAGCGCAACAGGAGCGTTACCCATGACGTACCGTTTTCCCGGTTTGCGGATCATTTAGCGCGTGCAATCACGCTATCAGGGAACTGAATTCCCATGGAAAGCGGCGTTTCGTTATCCGCTTAGGCGAATTGCAGCCAACATGCGATGACGTGGCCAATCCGCTGCAATCGGGGGCAGAAACGACGCTAACCAAAGGAATGCGCGACTTACGTGGTTATCCCTTGCGGGCACCGTGGCGCGCGGTACTGCTATTGATCGCAAGCGGGACACTGACCATTGACTAGCGTACGGTCACAATCAGGGCACATTTGCGACTCCTAACGTATTGTAGTGAAGCGCGACTTTCACGCGCTGCGCATTCAGGGCCATACAGGAATTGAGGCTGTAGGTAGCCTCACCATTGGGTTAACGGGAGTCAGTGACTCGGAACCGGTAACCGGAGAGAGCCGGGTGTATTCACCGGCTGGAACGCATGGCATGCGCAGCGCGTTATTTCACGCGGTACCACGCTGGTTGCTAGGCAGCATGGCATTGCGAAAGCTTGTTTAACGGGGGTCGCACTTAGCCGTTAGGTTGCTGGTTACCGCTCATTGCCGGCCTATATGGCCATTCAAGCAACGTCATCGCGCAGCGTGCGTTTGGTGCCCGTTTGAGCCAAGCTACGGGGCACTATCCCGCTTGCTTGCATACAGGCCCGAATTTCCGCCTTCTACCAATCGTGCGTAGCGCGCAGACTCTAGGCCGGCTCGTGGAGAGCTTCCGCTTGCTCCGTGTCCGCCGTGCTGGCCGGACAAGAGGAACACTACGGCAACGCTGTGAATAATCAAAACGGCGTCAAACGGCTTGTGTGAAGGGTATACACGCAGGCCAGGCCGGGTGATTCGAACGCGCATGCGGGTTGGCGGGGAAAATGTGACGCCGGTCACACTGATGAAAGCGCAGGTCAAGGGCTGTATCGAGCGAAAAAACTACTTTGCGTGAGTTGTCGTGACTGCGTGATGTTCGAACTACCGAACACTAGCCAGCCGAGATGCGAGCTGAGGCGGAACGGGCACGCGACACGCGCGCATGCGCGTACGGGACGGAACCTAGGCTGTAGCGCGCTACGGGGCACTGTGAAGCGCGTTAACGGGGCAGGCTCGGTTTCGGGCTGAATGCCAGCGTGAAAGCAGCTCACAGAGGCTTACAGCGCCGCGCGACGCTATTCAACGTAGCGTGACGGCTAGCTACCGTGCGTGCATGACTGCGAGGTGAGGCGCGGCCTACGGTTACAGCGGAATCGGACACCTTACGGTTACACGACATAAGCGCTGGCCAGGGCGGTAATTACTCGCGAATTTCGAACTACGCTACGGTTACACGGTTACAGCGAACACGCGTGCATGCGACGTGTATTCGAGCGCTGCGGGACTGTTCGGTTTACACGTGCGTAATACGCCTTTGACCTGCGAGAATGACGTTCTCAGTGCGTTACGGGTACGGGCATGCAAACGGGGGTCGCGCAGCGCCATGGCGCTGTGAGCGCTTGGAACGGTGTATTGCGTTAACGGAGAACGGCGTTCTCACTACCTGGCGGTAACTTAGCTGCGAGTGCGGTAACGGCATTCTGCCATGGCGGGAATGCCAGCCAGGGTTAGGCAGAACGGGGGTTGCAAGTGGCGGTAACGGTGGCCTGCCTGCGAGGTAAGGGCATGCTGCTTATGCGGTAATGGTGGCCTGCCTGCGAGGTAAGGCCATAGCCATGGTGCGGTAGGGGCATGCTGCCTATGTGGTAAGGGCACGGGTGGCTACGTGGTAGGCGCATGCTGCCTATGTGGTAAGGGCACGGGTGGCTACGTGGTAGGCGCATGCTGCCTATGTGGTAAGGGCACGGGTGGCTACGTGGTAGGCGCATGCTGCCTATGTGGTAAGGGCATGGGTGGCTACGTGGTAGGGGCATGCTGCCTATGTGGTAAGGGCATGGGTGGCTGCGTGGTAAGCGCACTCTCATGCCGAGCCAATGGCGCTAGCCGTATGCGATAGCATAGCCAAGCTAAATCGATAAGCTCGTTTCCATTAAAGAGAATGCGCCTACCAAGCGCAGTAATTACTCTAGCTAACGATATTGGTAAGCACGTTCTCGCATATGAGAAGGCGGTTTTTTTGACCATTCGAATGGCAGGAC